GAACACAACTGGTCTTGCAAACGTTGCTTCATTGAATGTTGTTGCAGCTACTAACACAGCAACCTTGAACACAACTGGTCTTGCAAACGTTGCTTCATTGAATGTTGTTGCAGCTACTAACACAGCTACTTTGGTTGCAGGAAGTTTATCTGCTACCGCTAATGCCATTTCTGCATATTCGAATACTGCTTCTGGTGTTTATGGTCAAAGTAATTCTGGATATGGTGTTATTGGCCAAAGCAATACATTTCCTGGTGTTTATGGCTCTTCGAATACTAATGCTGGTGTTTATGGCATGGCGAATACTTCTGGAACAGGAACTTTTGGTATTTCAAATACCGGAACTGGCGCTGTTGGTATTTCAAATACCGGAACTGGCGCTGGTGCATTTTCAAATACTGGGCCTGGGCTAACCGTTCAAAGTAATACAGGGGTCATAGCCCAATTTGCTAATGCTACTACAACACTTGCTTATTTGGCTGCTAATGGAAATCTTGGTATCGGAACAACAACTCCTGGATATAAACTTGATGTTAGTGGCTCCATCAATATTAACAACCAGCTAAACACATCGGGCGCTTCAGAATTAGCAATTAATTATGCTGGAACTGCTTCAGCAAATGTTAAGTTTTTTGGTGGTGGTGGGACTGGCACTGTATATGCAACTTTAGGTGCGGCTGGTTTATCTGTTGCGAATACGATTCGGGGAACTGCGACCGCGTTGCAGGGTGTTTATGGTATTTCGACTACTGACGCTGGTGTTTATGGTGTTTCGACTACTAACTCTGGTCTTGCTGGACTGTCCAACACAGGCGCTGGTCTTTATGCTATTTCAAATACTAATCTTGGTGCATATATTCAAAGTAATACAGGAAACGTAGCTACGTTTGCTAATGCAACTGCCGTGTTTGCTACTTTAGTTGCTAATGGAAATCTTGGTGTCGGAACAACAACTCCTGGATATAAAGTTGATGTTGCAGGAGCAATTCGTTCATCGTCAATTGGATTTGTATTTCCTGATGGCACTACTGGGAATACGGCAGGAACATATGCACCAGGAACAGGTAGTTCTGTGACATTCCCAAACGGAATGATTTTAAAATGGGGGTATGTTTTTGGTGCCGGTCCATCAACTCCTAACTTTGCCACCGGAACTGTAACTATTACCTATGGATCAGCTTTTCCAGGTGGTGCATTAGTTTGTTCAACTATAGTAGATAATCCAACAGCAAATGCTGCGGTGACAGGCATAGGTTACGCGGCTAGTTCAAAAACTGGCGTGACATTTAACGGAATCTATGGGGTTGGGTTTCTTTGGCAGGCATGGGGTTATTAAAGGAATAAAAAAATGGCAGTTCCAACAACAAGAGCACAATTCGCCCAATATTGTTTACGTCGTCTTGGCGCACCAGTAATTGAAATCAATGTTGACCCAGATCAAGTTGATGATCGTATCGATGAAGCATTGTTATATTATGCTGACTATCACTTTGATGGAACACAAGACACTTATTACAAATATCAAATTACTTCCCAGGATATTACAAATCAATACATTACGCTTCCAGATAATATTATTGGTGCTGTTGATATCTTTCCTATCGGTCAGGGTCTTAATACTAACAACCTATTCAATATTCGTTACCAGATCGCCTTGAATGATTTGTATACTTTGACTTCCGTATCCATGGTCCCTTATTACATGGCGCTTCAACATATCCAGTTCCTTGAAGAAATGTTAGTAGGTAAACAGCCATTCCGTTATAATCGCCATATTAATAAACTTTATATTGATATGGATTGGTCAAGAATTTCGGCATCGGAATTTCTCATCGTAAAATGTTATCAGGTTCTTGATCCTACGGTTTATCCTAAAGTATGGGGTGATCGTTGGCTTCAAAGATACGCATCCACATTGATTAAACAACAATGGGGTCAAAATCTTACCAAATTTATAGGTATGACTCTTCCTGGTGGTGTTCAATTCAATGGCGAAAAAATTTATAACGATGCTGTTGCGGAAAGACACGAACTAGAAGAAGAAATGATTTCCAGCTATAGTTTGCCAATTACGGACCTAATCGGCTAGGTTATATCTGCTATGCCAAATTATAGTAAAGGATAAGTGTCATCGCAACAAATTTCTTCTTCAATAATTTTCAGTCGTCAAAAGAGCAAGAACTATTCGAAGATTTGATCATTGAATCGATTCGAATATATGGACATGACATTTATTACATTCCTCGTGTTCTGACTAACTATGATTCGTTGCTCACTGAAGATGATCAATCACAATATAATAATGCTTATATGGTCGAAATGTATATTAAGTCAGTAGATGGTTTTACTGGCGATGGTAACTTCATGAGCAAATTTGGAGTAGAAATTCGTGATCAAGTAATATTCTCAGTATCTCAGCGAGTATTCAATCAAGAAATTGGTATTCAGACAACACAACAAAGACCAAACGAAGGCGATCTTATTTTCTTTCCATTAAATTTAAAATGTTTTCAAATCAAGTATGTAAACAAATTTGAAATGTTTTATCAGTTTGGTGCGCTACAGACTTGGGAATTGACCTGTGAATTGTTCGAATATAGCAATGAACAATTTAATACTGGCATTCCTGCTATCGATATTTTGCAAGTCAATTACTCTACGAATATTATTGACTGGGCATTGCTTGATACAGATAGTAATTGGCTTACAGATGAACATAATAACATTTTGACGGTAGAACAATATGATATTAATAATATTGATAATGCCGCAATGAATGATATTTTTGATTCAAATGCCAACACGTTCCTAGATTTTACCGAAACTAACCCATTTAGCGAGTTAACATAATGGCATTATCAGGTCCATTTTATCACGGGCTTCTTCGTAAGTATGTAACAATGTTTGGTTACATATTTGATAATATTCGTATCGAACGGACAAATTCTTCTGGTGCCGAAACGGAACTTATTAAGGTTCCTATCACATACGGACCAAAAGATAAAATGATAGCCCGTGTTATTGAAGACCCAACGGTAACAAAACAAACGGCAATTCAACTACCAGTGATGTCATTTACGATGACTGGTTTTCAGTATGATCCGATGCGTAAGACACCAACCATGAATAGACAATCTTCCGTTAATGTATCAAATTCTGGAAGCAAATTTTACCAATACACAGCCGTTCCTTATAACATCGGATTTGCTCTTTATATCTATGTGAAAAATGCCGAGGATGGTAATAAAATTATTGAACAAATTCTTCCATTTTTTACGCCTGATTGGACATTGACTGCCGATCTTATTCCTGAAATGGATACTACCGTGGATGTTCCTCTTGTGATGCTCTCGGTTAACATGGAAGATAGTTATGATGGCGATTTTAAAGAACGGCGTGCATTGATCTGGACCTTAGAATTTACCATGAAGGGTTATTTCTATGGTCCAACAGCCACCAGCAGTATCATTAAGTTTATCGATGTTAATCTTAGATCAACCAGTGTAGATAATATTGATGATGCGGTTGGTAACACTGGTGTTACTTCTGCAATTAATATTCAGCCAGGACTTCTTGCAAATGGAAAACCAACAACAAACGCAGCCGCAAGTATTCCTGTATCGCAAATTTTCTCAAATAATAACTACGGATATGTAGTTTCAATAACTGATCAGGGTTAAACATGAATGATGATGATCCACTAAACAAGGCATTGGGCGTAGGTCCAATTCCTCCAAATAAAAATGCCTTATCTGCAATTCTTGATAAAGTCAATGATGATTCTGCAATGGAAGATTTTATTTTTGCTCGTGCTAATATTCGTGAGGTTATTGAAAACGGCACTGACGCAATAGCCAAACTTGCTCAAATTGCGGATCAATCACAAAATCCAAGAGCATTTGAAGTCCTAGCAAAACTTATGGACACCGTAACAAATGCATCAGAAAAAATGTTAGATATTCAGAAAAAAGTCAAAGAAATGACCAAGGCTTCCGAAACGAATACTGGTGAAAAGAAAATAACTAATAATTTATTCGTTGGAAGCACAGCAGAACTACAAAAAATGATCGAAGACATGAAAAAATAAATACCTGATAAAACAATTACTGGAAGAATTCTATCATGATTAGATTTAAAAATTTCATCAAAGAAGAACTTAACGATGAAGAAAAAGCCCAAGTTGCTGAATGGCCTCGTGGTCCAAAAGCTCTAGAAGCCACCGATCATTTTTTCGGCAAAGGTAATGATGAAAAACATGAGGAACTTGCTGGAACCGTTGACAAGTCAGAAGTCCATAAGGCAGTAGAACGGCACCTAGGTCATGAAATTCATCCAGATGATTATAGAGCAGGTGTCACATATGATAAGTATGGACGTAAGACAAAGATCGGAGGAATGCTTACAAAATCAAAAGCCGATCCAAAACTTATTAATGGGTTTGCAAACGATAATACAAGACAAGGTAAGAAACAAACTGGGTTGAGTGTTAGAATTACTAGATCACCAGAAGGTGTTGCTGGCCAGACTTCACATAATCAATCCTGGGAAAATCAATCTTGTAAAAATTTTAATACCGGATCGAATCGTCATTATCTTGAGCATGAAGTAAAACATGGCACTGTTGTTGCATATCTCCACAACCATAAAGGTGAAGAAATTGCAAGGGCCACATTACAGCCACACACAAATGATGAAGGCCATACAGCATATGCCGTTGATTCGCATTATGGTATTGATAATGCAGGGTTTAAACAACATGTAGAAGATTTAGCTAAGAGACTTTCTGGTGAACATAAAGGTGGGAGTTTGCTTTATACTAAACACCCAGAGGTTTATAATGATAACGAAAAAGAAACTATTCTTCACCCAAATGCTACTAGCGGTAATATTCATGACGCATTAGACGATGAACAAGAAGAAGTTCGAAAAGCAGCAGCATCACATCCAAATGCCAACAAAATACATATAAATCGTGCATTGAATGACGATGATTATGAAGTTCGACAAGCAGCGGCATCAAACAAAAATGCTACATCAGAACATCTTGATAAAGCATTAAATGATAAAAGTGGAATAGTTCGTATAGCAGCGGTATCAAACAAAAATGCAACTAAAGAACATCTTGATAAAGCGTTAAATGATAAAATAGGAATAATTCGTGAAACAGCAGCATCACATCCAAACGCAACATCAGAACATCTTAATAAAGCATTAAATGACGATGATTATGAAGTTCGTAAAGCAGCAGCATCAAACCCAAATGCATCTAAAGAACATCTTGATAAAGCATTAAATGATGAACACTTTAGTGTTCGTAAAGCAGCGGCATCACATCCAAATGCTACATCAGAACATCTTGATAAAGCATTAAATGATAAAAGTGATCGGGTTCGTCGTGAAGCGGCATTGAACAAAAATGCTACATCAGAACATATAGATAAAGCCTTGAATGATGATCATTCCTATGTTCGTCAAGCAGCAGCAGGAAATGGTAATGCATCAAAGGAAAACCTTGATAAAGCAATAACAGATGGTGACAAATATGTTCGTGAGATAGCAGTAAATAATAAAAAGGCAACACCAGAACATAAAGCAAAAAGTGATCAATATGAAGAAGATGTAAAAAAACGTATAGCAGCAGCAAGTGATCCAAATGCTTCTGAAAAAGACCTCGATAATGGATTAAAGGATAAAGATATTGAAGTTCGTAAAGCAGTAGCAAATCATCCTAATGCAACTCTTGAACAATATAAAACGGCATTGAATGATAAAAATTCTCAAGTTTCTAGTGCAGCAGAAAGAAATAAACACTTCCATAAATTAATTTATAATATGACACTGCCAATAAAAGAATCTATGCACCGTGCAAAAAGAATTCAAATCATAAAAGAATGTGTAAAAATATATGTCTGAATTAATTACAAATTTTAAATCTTATCTTGGAAATCCTCTTTTAAAAAGAAGTGGTGTAGAAGTTCAATGGACACCTGAAACGATACAAGAATACATAAAATGTTCCACTGACGTTATATATTTCGTTGAGACTTACATGAAGATCATCAACGTTGATCGTGGTCTTATTCCGTTTCATCCATATGATTATCAACGTGAAATGTTACGTTCAATGGCAGAGAAACGTTACACAATTATTGGAACCGCGAGACAAGCCGGAAAATCGACAACAACCTGTGGATTTATTCTTTGGTATATTTTATTTCATTCCGAAAAGGTTGTGGCTTTACTTGCTAACAAGGGTGATACTGCCAGAGAAATTCTTGGTAAAATTCAGCTTGCATATCAGCATCTTCCTAAGTGGTTACAGCAAGGTGTTATTGAATGGAATAAAGGATCATTTGTCCTAGAGAATAATTCTCGTGTTATTGCATCAGCCACATCATCAGACAACATTCGTGGGTTTGCAATCAATCTGTTGTTTATTGATGAGGCCGCATTCATTGAAAATTGGGACACATTCTTTACCTCAGTGTATCCTACCATCACATCAGGCCAAACTACAAAGGTTGTTCTAGTATCAACGCCTAACGGACTAAACCATTTTTATAAAATTTGGCAGAACGCACATGAAGGAAAAAATAACTATAACCCAATCAAAGTAATATGGCAAAACGTTCCAGGACGCGATGAAGTTTGGAAAAAAGATACTCTTGCCGCAATGAATTTTGATACCGAAAAGTTTGCACAAGAATATGAAGTCGAATTCCTAGGATCATCGGGAACACTTATTGCTGGATGGAAACTTAAAGAACTTGTTCATCAGACACCATTAACACAAAAAGATGGGTTATATCTTTTCAAAAATCCTGTTCCTAATCATACCTATGTTTGTATTGTTGACGTTTCTAGAGGTAAGGGTCTAGATTATTCGGCATTCAGCGTCATTGATGTTACCAAAATGCCATATGAACAAGTATGTTGTTATCGTAATAATATGGTGACACCCATCGACTATGCTGATGTTATTTTTCGTGTTGTCAAGTCATATAACAACGCAGCCACACTTGTTGAAATTAATGATATTGGAGAACAAGTTTCTACTTCCCTTCATCATGATTTTGAATATGATAATATTTTGTTTACCGAATCTGCTGGTCGTCTTGGAAAAAGAATTACTACTGGGTTTGGTGGTAGCATAGACAAAGGCATCAGAACAACCAAGTCTGTTAAGTCAGTAGGCTGCTCGATTCTTAAATTGCTCATAGAACAAAACCAGTTAATTATTAATGATTTCAATACGATAAGCGAACTTTCTACCTTCTCAAGAAAAGGTGTTAGTTACGAAGCAGAATCTGGAACACATGATGATATGGTAATGGGTCTAGTTCTTTTCGCTTGGTTATCAGATCAGTCATATTTCAAGGATATTACGGACATAAATACGTTGGCCAGACTCAGAGAAAAAACCGAAGAAGATATTATGAATGACATGGTGCCTTTTGGATTTTTTGATGATGGTCGTGTGTATGACGTTGATGATAATATAAGACCATCAAGAAACTGGATGTCAGACGATGTAGAGAACAGGTTTTTATAAATACAAGAAATAAATCCGTGTATTCTATAAGAAGGAGATTAAAAAATGGCTTTTCCGCAATTAAGTCCTAGTGTCAATGTTACCGAAGTTGATCTTTCTACTATCGTTCCAAATGTTTCAGCTTCAGTTGGTGCTTTAGCAGGTGTTTTTCCTTGGGGTCCAATTAACCAGCCAATTCTTCTCTCTAATGAGAATGATTTAAAAAATACCTTTTTCCAACCGACTACGTTAAATCCAGAAACATTCTACACCGCTGCTAGTTTTCTTTCATATGGTGCTCCACTTTATGTTTGTCGTGTGGCTAATACAACAACGTCAACTGCTGGCGCGGGAACACTTTCTGCTATTGCATCAGGCATAGGTAGTGCTGCTACATTTACTGCAACTATTTCTTCAGGAACAACTTTGACTGTCGTTGCGGTTCTATCCGGCGCTTTAGTTGTTGGTCATACTGTTACAGGCCCAGGTATTCCAGCAGGAACGACACTTGCTTCCGGTTCAGGAACTTCATGGGTGTTGAATCAATCGGTCACTGTCGCAGGAACAGTTACACTAACATCAAGTGGTTCATCTGCATCATTCTTTGCGACAATTTCGGGAACTACCATGACTCTCGTTGGCGCGGTTATATCAGGGACCATCATTGCTGGCCAGACCGTCACAGGTCCAGGCATTCCATCAGGAACAACGATTGCTTCAGGCACATCATCACCATATACTTTAAGTCAAACAGCCACCGTCAGTGGAACAATTTTAGTAACATCAACCGCAACGATTTCTTCTGCAAATACGATTGCTGCCACAATTCTCAATACTGCACAATATAACACCATTGCATCATTCGATCAAGGTATCAACTATGTAGCAAAATATCCAGGTTCTTTGGGTAATTCACTACGTATTAGCGTTTGTGATAGCGCAAATGCCTATAGCTCAAATTTGATATTTGTTGAACTTTCTGGTGGCGGCACTCCAACAGGAAACACTGGACAATTCACCATCTCCGTTGGCGCAAATACAGCAACGTTGACGATGATTACGGCAACGACACAAACAAATACTTATCTTACATCAATTCTTGCTAACGTTGCAATTGGTGATTTGTTGACGGTTGGTAACTCTTCAATCGGAACTCAGACACTTCGTGTTTCTGGAATCAGTCCTGCGGTTTCTAGTGTTGCCACAATCAGTTTCTATGATACATATCGTTTGTCAACAAATTTTGTTGCAAGCACCACACAAAATGGAACTACCACAGTTGTTCCAATTCAAAGAAAATGGGAATTCTCCACAGTAATTGGAACTGCTCCTGCTACTTCTTATTGGGTTTCAAATTACGGTAATACATCAGCAGTTGACTCAATGCATGTTGTGGTCGTGGATGCTGGTGGTCAGTTCTCAGGAATTCCAAATACGGTTCTTGAAATATTCCCAAATCTTTCAAGAGCAACTGATGCTCAGACTTTCGATAATGCATCAACATATTATAAGACTGTTTTGAATAACAATTCAAAATATGTTTGGTTTGCTAATGATAGAGTTAATGCACCTTCTGCCAATTCACTTCTTGTTACAAATTCAACTAACTATGCGCCATTGAACGTCAATTTTATTGGTGGTCAAGATGGTTATTCTGAATCTACTGCGCCTCTAGGAATATTGGCAACAGGATATAACTTTTTTGCGGATAAGCAAACTTTTGACGTTTCGTTAATTCTTCAGGGTAGACCAACTGGGGGATCAACCACCGTCAATGGTCAAACCGTTACCAACTTCCAACTTGCTAATTACTTGATTCAAAATATTGCGGAAATTCGTAAGGATTGCGTAGTATTTGTAACACCAGATCAAAATATTGTCATAAACAATCCTGGTAATGAAACTACTTCTCTAGTCAATTGGGCTGGTGCTGTTACCGATTCTTCGTATGCAGTAATTGACTCTGGCTATAAGTATACATATGATCGTTATAATGATGTTTACCGTTACGTTCCGCTAAATGGTGATATTGCTGGTCTATGTGCAAGAACTGATAGCACAAATGATCCTTGGTGGTCTCCTGCTGGTTTCAATCGTGGTCGTATCAAAAACGTTGTTCAGCTACGTTGGAATCCAAACAAAGCAGCAAGAGACGTAATTTATTCAAACCGTATTAATCCAGTCATTTCACAGCAAGGTCAAGGAACAGTTTTGTTTGGTGATAAAACTGCAACATCTAAGCCTTCGGCATTTGATCGTATTAATGTTCGCAGATTGTTTATTGTTATTGAAAAGGCTATTGCTAAAGCTGCACAAAGTTCATTGTTCGAGTTCAATGATGAATTTACAAGAGCCGAATTCAAAAATATGATTATTCCTTATCTTCGTGATGTTCAGGCTCGTAGAGGAATTACTGACTTCCTAGTGGTATGTGACGGAACAAATAATTCTGCCCAAATTATCAATTCGAATCAATTTGTTGGTGACATTTATATTAAACCAAATCGTTCAATTAACTTCATCCAATTGAACTTTGTTGCTGTAAGAACTGGCGTTGATTTCACGACAGTCGTTGGTCAGTTCTAATAAATAAAGTAACATAGGAGAAAAAAAATGGCTTTTAATATCAGTGATTTTAAAAATAAAGGTCTTACGGGTGGGGGTGCAAGACCATCCCTATTCCAAGTCACTCTTGCAACACCTTTTGCTGCCACTGCTGGTGCTTTGAGTAAATTTACGTTTACATGCAGAAGTTCGCAAATTCCTGCTGCAACCGTAGACGCTATTCCAGTGCCTTTCTTTGGCAGAACAATCAAACTTCTTGGTGATAGAACCTATAACGATTGGCCAGTTACCGTCATGAATGATGAAGATTTTCTAGTTCGTGATATGTTTGAAAACTGGTCAAATCTAATGAATTCTTTTGTAGGGAATCAAAAGCTTCTTGCAGGAAATTCATATAAAAGTTCTGATGCTCTTGTCACTCAATATGGCAAAGATGGAACAATCATCAAAAACTATAGTTTTGTTGGAATATTCCCAGTTCAAATTGATCCAATGGATTTGGACTGGGATACTACAAACCAAATCCAATCTTTTGGCGTAACTTTTGCTTATGATTATTGGGTTCCTTATGCTACCAATGGACTTGTTGCACCTATAGCTACTGGTGAACCTGGAAATGGTAGCGTTTCTTCTGCTACACCTTAATATAATGTATGGAGGGTTTTAATTAACCCTCCCTTTTTTGGAATAAAAATATATGGCATCGCTGTTTGGATTTGAGTTTAAAAGAAAAATAGAACCTGATATCGCACCATCATTTGCACCTAAAGAACAAGATGATGGTGCGGTAGTCGTTGCTGCTGGTGCTTCGTATGGGACGTATATCGATCTTGATGGCACTGTCAGAACCGAAGCGGAACTAGTTACAAAATATAGAGAAATGTCATTGCAGCCAGAGATTGATGCTGCGGTAGATGAAATTGTTAACGAAACAATGTCAATCGATGAAGATAATATCGTCAGCATCATTCTAGATAATGTTGATATTACGGATCGAGTCAAAAAAGCAATTCGTGATGAATTCCAGAACGTTTTGAATTTGCTTAATTTTCAAAACAGAGCATATGAAATTTATCGCCGCTGGTATATTGATGGTAGAATTTATTATCATGTCATTATTGATGATAAAGATGTGAAGGCAGGTATCAAAGAACTTCGTTACGTTGACCCTAGAAAAATTCGTAAGGTCCGTGAAGTATCAAAAAAGAAAGCTATGGGCGGTTCTGATGCTGGTGAAGCCATTATTCTCAAAACCCAAAATGAATACTTTATGTTCAATGACCGAGGATTTAATTACGGTAATAAAACGGTAGGACCAACAACTTCTGGACTCCGTATTGCTAAAGATTCCGTTGTTCATGTAACATCTGGTTTGACTGATACTCAAGGAACGATGGTTCTTTCTTATCTCCACAAAGCAATTAAGGCTCTTAATCAATTAAGAACACTTGAAGATGCTCTGGTAATTTATCGTCTAGCAAGAGCACCAGAACGTCGTATTTGGTATATTGATGTTGGTAATTTACCTAAAATGAAAGCGGAACAATATGTCCGTGATATCATGGTCAAACATAAAAATCGTCTAATTTATGATGGTGCTACTGGTGAAGTTCGTGACGATAGAAAATTCATGACGATGCTTGAAGACTACTGGCTACCAAGAAGAGAAGGTGGTAAAGGAACTGAGGTAACAACTCTTCCGGGTGGTCAGACATTAGGAGAAATGGATGATGTTCTTTACTTCCAGAAAAAATTACTCCAAACTTTAAATGTTCCGGTCAATCGTTTAAATTCTGATGCGCTGTTCTCATTAGGTCGTGCCACAGAAGTTACTAGAGACGAATTAAAATTTGCTCGTTTTATTTCTAGGCTTCGCGGTCGTTTTTCTGTCCTATTCACTAGTCTTTTGGAAAAGCAAGTAGTTCTTAAAGGCATCATGTCCATTGAAGATTGGCAAAATATTTCTGCTGATGTTAAATATGATTTTGCAAAAGATAATTATTTCACAGAATTAAAAGATGCTGAAATTCTTGAAAATCGAACTAATTTATTTAGTCAAATGGAACAAAGTGGATTAATTGGAAAGTATTATTCACATACATGGGCGCGTAAAAATGTTCTTCACCAGTCAGAAGATGTTATTGAAGAAATGGACGAAGAATGTGATGAAGAAGCAACTGATCCAAGATATGCTCCTCCACAAGACCCAAATCAAGATGGTGGTATAGATGACGGTGCTGGTGGTGCTGGCGTTCAACCATTAGCTTCCGATGAGGATACTGATTCTACTCCCGAAACTGATGAAAAAAATAGAAAAATAAGTAATGCACAGGCAAAAGTGAGATTACTTGGCGCAAAGAAAAATAGAACGCCACAAGAAGAAAACGAATTTCGTTCTTCTGTTTTAATTGTTGCTAAAAATAAATAAGGATAAATAAACCATGACAGATATAGAATATAGAGTTTCGGACTTAATCAATTTCAGTTCAGAACAAAAGCCTATCGATTTTGAGCAAGCATTTTCGGATATTATTACAGATAAAATTCAAAATGCATTAAATGACAAAAAGCTTGAAGTTGCCCAGAGCATGTTCGGATCAGAAGAACCAGAGGAATATTACGAAGATGGCGAAGACGCTTAAAGAAATCTTAAAAGATAAAAAGCTTGAAGGTGTAAAATCTAGCACTATTACCCCTGGTTCACTTGGTATAGACCCAGGTGTTGATTATGCTCCAAAGTCTGGAGGTGGTCGTAAATTTGTTGCCAAGCACAGCATCGAAAAACATGAAGATCGTGTTGGTAATGGGCCAGACGTTTATAACGGCGCCAAAACAAAATATTCTTTAGAAACACCAAAAATGAAAAATTTCGGTCATAAAAAAGGTGAAGATAACAAAGTTTATGGTGAGTCTGTAATGTCCTGCAACGAGACACCACAGGGAACTTCTTGCCCAATGCATGGTATGCAAAAATGTGCTAGGTATTTTTCTATGGGCAAAAAAACCCTTAAGGAAGTTCTTGGTAAATCTGCACCACCTGAAGAATGGATTGACGATTTTGTCCATTCTAATAATCCAAATTTTGCAGGAAAGTCGCCAAAAAAGCGTAGAGAAATGGCTCTTGCAGCTTATTATGCCAATCAACGTAATGAACATGTTGATGATACTGCTGATGATACTCAAGAAGAAATCGAAATGGTCCGTGCAGAACTAAAAGCCATCACAAACAAAACAGCCCACATTTTGTTATCAATGCCAAATAATTTGCATGTAGAGCCTTGGGTTCAGGCAAAGATTGCTCAGGCAAAAGAAATGATTAATAGTGTCCACGACTATATGGTATACGGTGATCACAACAAACCAGAAGAAGATGAGCAAGCCCCACGAGATGGTGGTATTTCTAGCGTTTCTATGGCACCAAATTCATATGGCGCTCCAAGTAGTCAATTTGGGGATGGGAGAATTTAATCATGACAACATATCCAGTAAACATTAATAATTTCACAATGAAGTCTACTCGTCCAGAGTCGTTTACTACGCCAACAAGAACAAAAGACGTTCTTGGTAAACTTAAAGTTTCTATGTCTCAAAACATTTATGAAGCCGACTTTGAATATGGCACTCAGCCTATGCGTTGGGAGAATTTTACTGCCAATACCGCCACATCAGGAAGTTTTGCTAACGTAGCACATTTTCCTGGTATGGGTGGCGTTCGTATGCTTGTAGGTAATAATGCAGGTGACTTAACTATTCGCCAGTCACGCCCATATCATCGTTATCAGCCCGGAAAAACTATGTTCATGGCCACTGCTATTAACTTTGGAACATCGACACCAAGCAGCACAACAGGCGCTGTATTTGTTGGTAGTATTTCGGGAACAACTTTGACTGTGACTTCCGTTACTACTGGGACTATTGCTATTGGTCAAGTTATTAATGGAACTGATGCTTTTGGAAATTATGTTCCTGGTAACGTAACGATTGTTTCTGGGTCTGGGCTTTCTTGGACTCTTAGTGTTCAATCAACAACAAATATTTCTAGCACAACATTAAATGCTGTTGTTCCAGGCAATTTTCAAAGAGTTGGATTCTTTGATGATGGTAACGGTGTTTTCTTTGAACAAGGAATTGCAACTACTGCAAATCCATCAGGAATGTATGCAGTAATTCGTTCAGATGCAGGAAGTGTAAATTATACAACAGGAACAACCACTTCAAGTCTTCCTGTAGATTATAAGTTTTCACTAGAGAATTGGCGTGGTGATCCAGTAACTTCCTTGATTAATTGGAATGGCATTCAAATGTTTTGGTTAGAATATGCATGGTATGGTGCTGGGGCAATTCGTTGGGGTTGTTTACTTAATGGTGAGCCATATGTTCTTCATGAAGTTGGCACTGGTAACGGAAATTATCAGGGACCACAATCACAATCTGCATGGTCGAGAACTGGTAACTTGCCTGTAAGATATGAACAAAGAAATATGACAGCCACTACTGCAAATAGTTCTCTTGTTCACTTTGGCGTATCGGTCATGGTCGAAAATCGCCAAGACCCACAAAGAGGATTTACATATTCTTATGGTATGGCTGCGAATACCACATCCGCACCAAGAAGAAACGTTCCGTCATCAAATACTCGTTTTCCTGTTGTTTCAGTGCAAATGCGTAACATGGGCACGATCGAATATTCTGCAAACAGCACACAAGTAGGTAATCTTACATTTGCAAATACTACATGCATTAGAATGAATGACACTACCGCCACGGCTTGGATTCCAAATCAGTTTGTAGGGCGTGGCCTTACAATTAAGGATGGTTCAGTAACTACTACTGCTCGTATTGTAAATAATACGGTTAACGCAGCATTTTTTACAACGGTTACTTCCTCAAATACAACAACACCAATTGCTACTGCTCCTGCATTAACATCGTCTTATCAAATTGGACTAATCAATCGTGGTCAAATTCTTCCGCAAACATTGATTCTTTCTTCTGATGCTCTTTGCGTTGTAGAAATGATTGTTAGCACTGCGTCATCTCCTGTTACTTTTACTGGCGCTAAATTTGAGCCAATGTCTACACTTGGATCAATTAACTCACTTGCAACTCGTGATGTATCTGCAACTTCAATGACCACAGGTGCTGCTACCATTACTGCAACTATTTCAGGAACAGCTTTGACTGTCGTTGCGGTTCTAACCGGCGCTTTAGCTATTGGACAGACCGTTACAGGTCCAGGTATTCCAGCAGGAACGACACTTGCTTCCGGTTCAGGAACTTCATGGGGGTTGAATCAATCGGCCACTGTCGCAGGAACAGTTACACTAGCATCAAGTGCTGGTGAAGTTGTTTATGCCTTCACTGCACCATCTGGCGGTTCTGGTCTTCAGACATTCGATCTATCTAACTTGTTTGCTCTTTATAACAATATTCAAGGTAACACACCAGATACTCTTACCGTGGCAGTAACAACAACTGGCGCATCAGCTAACGTTGGTGCTCACATGATTGCCCAAGAAGCAATGTCATAAGGAAAGTAAAATGAAACTTATTACCGAATTATTTGAGAATATGGAGTATTTTACTCAACTTGATGAAGCTACAGGCAAAAAAACTCATCACATCACCGGGCCATTCATGGAAGCTGAAGTTGTGAATAAAAACAAACGCAGATATCCTATTCATGTAATGGAAGGTGCTGTTAATAAATACGTTGAAGAACATATTAAAAATAATCGTGGATATGGTGAACTTGGTCATCCAGCAGGGCCGCAAATTAATCTTGATCGTGTTTCTCATTTGATTGTTGATTTGAAACGTGACGGCAATACAAACACTTTTATTGGTAAAGCAAAACTTACTGATACTCCTATGGGTAATATTGCCAGAGGACTTTTGGAATCTGGCGCAAAATTAGGAGTATCTTCTCGTGGTATGGGGTCTCTAGAATCAAAAGATGGTATCATGGTGGTTCAGATAGACTTCCATCTTGCTACAGCCGCTGATATTGTTGCTGATCCTTCTGCACCAAATGCTTTCGTAAAAGGAATCATGGAAGGTGTGGATTGGGTTTATGATCCAGTAAAAAACACGTGGCTTGAGGAAAGACTTCATGAAAAAAGAAAGTCTTTGAGAAGAATGCGTATGGATCAAATCGAACAAAATCAGCTTGGCATTTTCGAAAGTTATGTTAAAGCCTTGGCGTCAAACAATAGAATTTTATAAATATTACAAATATCAGATTAAAGGGAGACCTTATACATGTCTAACGAATACGAACAAGAAGTAAGCGAAGACTCAATGGCGATGGATTCTTTGAAACCAGGATCACAGTCATCGGGACCAGACCCAAAATCAAAAATTGAACATATGAATGCTGTGCTTGCCACTATGCATGGTATGAAGAGAGACGATCTAACAAAATGGTTCCATGATGCAATGGCACTAATTGGTAAAGAAGCGCGCAATCTTCCTGGCAATGCAAACGAAAAGAGCAACGAAAACTCTATTCGTGCAAAGCCATCTTATGCAACTGGTAAGGGCGGTGTAGAACCAAACGAAAAAACTCCAAATAGATTGCATCACACAACCCCAGGTCAGTCTATGCGTGAAGACGTTGAAGAAATGTTTGAAGGCCAAGACCTATCAGAAGAATTTAAAGAAAAGGCTTCAACCCTTTTTGAAGCTGCGGTTAATCTACGTGCAATGACAGAAATTGTTCGCTTAGAAGAAGAATATGAAACAAAGATTGAAGAAGCCGTTGAAGAAATGGAAGAATCACTTCAGTCAAAAATCGATATGTATCTAGACTATGTTGTTGAAACATGGATGAAAGATAATCAAGTTGCTATCGAATCAACACTTCGTAACGAAATTACTGAAGAGTTTATCGATGGCCTCAAAAATCTTTTCGCTGAACATTATATTGATGTGCCTGCCGATAAGGTTGATGTGGTGGAGTCACTAGCTGCAAAAGTCGATCAACTCGAAGCAAAGCTAAATGAAGCCATCAATGAAAATGTTGAGCTAAGACAAGATGTAAATTCTGCTCTTAAGAACGAGCTAATTGAAGAATATGCCGATGGTCTAACTCTAACACAATCAGAAAAGTTTATCGCTTTGGCTGAAGGACTTGAATATAACGGCGATCTAGAAAAATTCGCAAGAAAACTTTCCGTTGTTAAAGAAAATTATTTTTCAAATAAACAAGTAGCGCAGTCAAACATCGAAGAAGAAACTTTCGAAGGTGAAACCTACAACAACGTAGTATCTGCTGACCCAGAAGTAAACAGATACGCAGCAGCAATTTCTCGCACTGTCAAAAGACAATAATTTATAAATAATAATATAACCCAGAAAGAAAGGGAACTAAAATGTATCTACAAGAAGAGCTTCAAAAGAAATGGGGACCAGTCCTTGAACATGCCGACCTACCACCAATTAAGGACATTACCCGTCGTTCAGTAACCGCTGTCGTTCTAGAAAACACAGCAAGAGCACTACAAGAAAGTGCAGAACAGAGCCGTTATGGTTCGTTGATGGAAACAACATCAGCAACACCAGTTAACGCTATGGGAACATCAGGATCAGGAGCAGCAGGTGCTATTGATACTTTCGATCCAGTATTGATCTCTTTAGTTCGTCGTGCAATGCCAAACCTAATTGCTTATGACATTTGTGGCACACAGCCAATGACAGGCCCAACTGGCTTGATCTTTGCTATGCGTTCACGTTACACTCAGCAAGGCAATTCTACTGGTGGATTTGCTGCTAACGGATATCAGGACAACGAAACATTCTATAATGAAGTTAACACTATGTTCTCTGCAACTGGTGCTAACTTGGCTCAGGGTGGATTTGGATCGGGCGCTGGTATTCTATCTGGCAACTCTACATTCGGACAAGGCTTCTTTGGCACAATTCCTGGTCAAACAAATACCACACCACTAGTTAACACAGCAAACTATAACACTGCACAAGGTTTGTCAACAACACAAGGTGAATCATTAGGTTCTGATTCAGCAACAGGTTATGCTTTCGACCAGATGGCATTCTCGATTGAAAAAGTCACTGTTACTGCTAAGACACGTGCTCTAAAGGCTGAATACACCATGGAACTAGCTCAAGACCTTAAGGCTATTCATGGTCTCGATGCAGAAACAGAACTAACCAACATTCTTGCTGCTGAAATCCTTGCCGAAATCAACCGCGAAGTTGTTCGCACAATCAACATTACTGCTGCCCCTGGTGCACAAGATAATACAACAACTCCTGGTGTATTCGATCTTGACACCGATTCAAACGGTCGTTGGTCAGTTGAAAAGTTCAAGGGTCTAATGTTCCAGCTTGAACGTGAATCTAATCGTATTGCTCGTGAAACACGTAGAGGCAAGGGTAACATTGTTATCTGCTCTTCTGACGTTGCTTCAGCTTTGCAGATGGCTGGCGTTCTTGACTATGCTCCTGCTCTTAACTCTAATAACCTACAAGTTGACGATACTGGTAATACTTTCGCTGGTGTTCTAAATGGTCGTCTAAAGGTTTACATCGATCCATATGCAATCGGTGGTAATTACTTGACTGTTGGTTATCGTGGTTCTTCAGCATTCGATGCTGGTTTGTTCTACTGCCCATATGTTCCACTACAGATGGTTCGTGCAGTTGATCAACAAAACTTCCAGCCAAAGATCGGCTTCAAGACTCGTTATGGTATGGTAGCCAATCCATTCGCTCAGGGTCTAACAAAAGGTCTTGGTGGGTTGAACGTATCATCAAACCTTTACTATCGTCGCGTGATTGTTAACAACCTTATGTAAAATGAACTTTTCACTATCAGCTATTCCTAATAAGAGTAGCTGATAGTGAATAATTTAATCTTCAACGAGACTGGATTCAACCAGTCCAACTAAAGAGGGAGTTTCGGCTCCCTCTTTTTTTATTATAAATAGTGTTGAGTTTATGGAGATACATGTAATGTCAACTGCACCAGTAAATTTTCTTTCACCGATTAATTTTAAGTTTTCTATTTCAAGAGCACCCAATGTAAACTTTTTTATTCAGAAAGTCAATATTCCAGGAGTATCATCACCCGGATTTGATGTAGGCACTCCATTACTTCGTATTCCGTATCCCGCCGACCATTTGTTATATGATAATCTTGAAATCACTTTTAAAATAGATGAAAACCTTCAAAATTATTTGGAAATATTTAATTGGATTAAAGCAATTGGTGGACAAGATTATACCTCTTATAAAGATATAAGTTCACAGCCAACATATACGGGCAAAGGAATTCGTTCTGATATTTCGTTACAAGTTTTGACTAGTAAAAGAAATCCAAATTACGAGATTATTTTTATGGAAGCATTTCCTATTGAAATATCTTCATTAGTTTTTGATTCTTCTTTGGAAGATATTAGTTATCTTGAAGCAACGGCAACATTTCGATATATTCAGCATAGCATAAACAAAATCACTTGACTTTACTAACAAATTTCGCTATAATTGTGATTATTTGGTATGGAGGATATGATGAAATTTGAAGATGTTTTGGTTGAATGGGATAAAGATTGCATTATCGATAAGACTGAACTTGGTGAGGAAAGTGTAAAAATTCCTAAATTACATAACAAATATTATAAAATTTTTATTGCCGAACGATCATCTCTTAGATCACTTGAATCTCAAATGAAAATTCTAAAACTTGATAAGCACGAGTTTTACACTCAGGGTCATAACCAAGAAACGAAAGAAAAAGGTTGGGAACTACCGGCTAAGGGAATGATTTTGAAATCAGACCTTTCGATGTATATGGATGCAGACAAAGATATAATTGCGTTTTCGTTAAAAATCGGTTTACAGCAAGAAAAAGTTGAGGCTCTTGAAGCTATCATCAAAACTCTCAATAACCGAGGGTATTTACTTAAAACCGCAATGGACTGGGTGAAATTTCAGAATGGTGGATAATGATTACAATTAAAAAATATGATGAAACTTATGCAAAAATAATATGTGATCCTGGTATTGCAATGGAAATTTCGGATCAATTCACATTTGAAATTCCTGGTGCAAAATTTATGCCTGCATTCAAAAATAAAATGTGGGATGGTAAGATAAGACTTTTCAATGCTATGTCTTGCCTTTTGTATGTTGGTCTTATACAGCATTTACAGGTATTTTGTTCCGCAAGAGATTATGCTATTGAATATGATGGTATTGACGGCGATACAGAATTTTCATTAGTCGAATGCAAAGAATTTATTGAGTGGCTAAAACCAAAATACAATCCAAGAGATTATCAGATCGAAGCATTTATTTATGCAGTAAGAAAACGAAGAGCGGTTCTTCTTTCACCAACATCATCTGGTAAGTCTTTGATGATTTACATGTTGGCTCGATACTATGGCAAAAAAACTTTAATCATCGTTCCTACAACATCACTAGTTCATCAGATGACTTCAGACTTTGTTGACTATGGATACTCAGAAGATAAAATCCATAAGATCATGGAAGGCGCAAATAAAGAATCTGATTGTCCTGTTATCGTTTCCACATGGCAATCTATTTACAAACTTCCAAAATCATGGTTTGCTAAATTTGAAGTTGTTGTTGGCGATGAGGCTCATTTATTCAAAGCTAAGTCGCTTACTGATATCATGACGAAATTAAACCAGTGCGTATATCGTTATGGTTTTACTGGAACGCTTGATGGCACGCAAACTAATAAGTTAGTTCTAGAAGGTCTTTTTGGTCCTGTCAAGAAGGTAACTACCACCGCAGAACTTATAGAACAAAAATATGCTGCTGATTTTAACATCAAATGTCTCGTTTTAAAACATCCTGATGAAGTAAAAAAACAAATTGCGGGCATAGATTATCAGACTGAAATTGATTACATCGTAACAAGCACAAGAAGAAATAGGTTCATTAAGAACTTGGCCTTATCGCTTGAAGGTAATACGCTGTTGCTTTTTCAATTTGTGGAGAAACAAGGTAAGGCCATATATGACATGATATCAGCAGAAGTTAAAGATAGAAAAGTTTTTTATATCTCTGGTGAAGTAAAGGGTGAGAAACGTGAAGAAATACGTAAGGCTATTGAGACAGAAAAAAATGCTATTGTGGTTGCTTCTTACGGAACTAGCTCCACAGGTATTAACATTCGTAATTTGCATAACATTATATTCGCTAGTCCTTCAAAATCACGGGTTAGAAATTTACAATCAATTGGCCGTGGGCTTCGAAGGTCTGAAACCAAAACTAATGCAACTCTCTATGATATAGCTGATGATCTTTCCTGGAAATCTATGAAAAACCATACGATGCTTCATTTCGTTGAACGTATCAAGATATACGCAGAGGAAAAGTTTGAATACAAGATATACAACATAAACTTATTATAATTCATCATCTCTTCACTAACGATTATACCAACAACTCAGAAGGCTGTCAATATGAAAAAGCGTCACTATGTGAACAATGTGGATTTCTTTAATGCTCTCGTTGAGTTTAAAAATAAAACTAAAGAAAGCAATGAATTTGTGGCTATTCCCAATTATATTGGAGCCTGCATAAACGAAATTTGTAAAAGACTATCAACTAAGGCTAATTTTGTTAATTACACCTATCGAGATGATATGGTTGGGGATGCTGTTGAAAATTGTGTTGAATCTGTTCATGGCTTTAATCCAGAAAGGTCGAATAACCCTTTTGCATATTTTACCAGAATTGCATGGAACGCAATGCTAAGACGTATCGCTAAAGAAAAGAAGCAAACCTATCTCAAATATAAGAACATGCAGCATCTTAGTTTGACTGAAGATGTTCATGGAGAACTACACCTAAGCAATGATGAAATTGCAAATGAGATTATTAAAAGTTTCGAAGACAAGTTGACTAAACCCCCGAAATAGGCTATAATGCGAACTATGAAAAACTTTCGCAAAGGAATTAAAAAGGACCAGACATATGTTACAAAAACATCTTATTCCTCCCGCAGTGATAGATTGTGTGGAGGGGATGACCAACAAAAATTTTAATGTAAATGTTCGCAATAACTATGAAGATAGGGTTCGAGCCATTAAAGAATATTGTGAACAAGAACTAAACAAGAAAAATTTTAATACTAAAAAAATAAGATAATGAAGGTGAAAGGAGAATCGGTATGGCTAAATTAGCTCTTATAGCTGATACACACTTTTGGTGTTCGTAATGATCATGTTGCATTTTTGGATAACAACAAAAAGTTTTTAGATAATATCTTTTTTCCTCTAATTGACACTATGAAAATTGATACGATTATTCATCTTGGTGATTTGGTGGATCGTAGAAAATATATTAACATTCAGACTGCAAAACGTCTGCGTGAAGATTTTATTCAGCCAATCATAGAACGTGGTATTGATTACCATCAAATTCTTGGAAATCATGATATTTACTATAAAAACACAACGTCGGTAAATTCCATCCAAGAACTTTGCTGTCCCACAATGAATTCTGAAAAGTTTCATGTGTATGATACAGCAACCGAAGTTGTATTATATGATGCTAAATTTCTTTTTGTTCCATGGATTTGTCAAGAAAATAAAGATGCCACATTCGACAAAATTAAAAATACGACTGCTCAAATTTGCCTTGGGCATCTCGAACTACGAGGCTTTCAAATGTTTAGGGGTAATGTCTCGACTCATGGCGAAGATTCGAACATTTTTAGTCAAAAGTTTGATCTTACTTGCTCTGGTCATTATCACCATCGGTCAAATAATGATGGGGTATATTATCTTGGTAGTCATGGTCAATTTACTTGGTCGGATTATGGAGATGCTAGGGGTTTCCATATTTTAGATACAGAAACCCGAGAATTGACTTTCATTGAAAATCCATATAAGATGTTTATGAAAGCATTCTATGATGATAGCACATGCACTTCCGAAGAACTTCTTAATTGTGATTTCAGTCCCTTTAATGGTGTTTTATGCAAAATCGTGGTTCGTAATAAAAATAATCCTTACTGGTTTGATATGTTTTGTGAAAAAGTCGAAAAAGCCGGGGCTTTAGATATTCAGATTGTTGAAGATCATTTGAATTTAGACCTCGAAACTGAATCTGATATTACTGAAGAAGTTGAAAACACAATCGATATTTTTCGTAATCATATCAGTGACATATCAGGATCGGTAAATAAGCAGAAACTTGAAAACGTAATAATTAACCTTTATCATGAAGCAGTGGCACTTGAAGTATGAGTATTGAATTTAAATTTATTCGATGGAAAAACTTTCTTTCAACCGGGAATGTTTTCTCAGAACTTGATCTGAGTAAAGCCGGGACGACACTTATTGTTGGTGAAAATGGTTCAGGCAAGTCAACGATGCTTGATGCATTGACCTTTGGTTTGTTTGGTAAACCATTTCGTAATATCAATAAAGGCCAGCTAGTCAATTCTATCACACGCAAAGATGCGTTGGTTGAAATTGAATTTTGGTCTAGTTCAAACATGTATCGAATTGTTCGCGGTATTAAGCCAAATCTTTTTGAGGTTTATTGCAATGAAAAATTAATAAATCAAGATGCCGAAATGAAAGATTATCAAGCAATTCTCGAAAAACAAATCCTCAAGATTAATTTTAAATCGTTCTGTCAAGTTGTGGTTCTTGGGTCTGCTTCCTTTGTTCCGTTCATGCAGCTAACTGGACCAAATCGCAGAGCTATCATCGAAGATTTATTAGACCTTGAAATTTTCACTAAGATGAATGTTCTGCTTAAAGAGCAAATCCAGCAGAACGAAAAAGACGTGCAGGAAACAGAAAATAACAAAAAAATTGTCAAGACCAAAATTGAAATAGTCCATCAGCATCTTAAAGAACTTCGTTCCAAAAATGAAGAATTTATCAAGCAAAAAGAAACAACAATCGCTGAACATGTTTTAAATATTAAAGAAAGTATGGAAGAAGTAAAAATTCTTCAAGTGAAAATTTCAGAACTAGAAGCCATCAAAGAAGACCGCACCCATGTCTACAATGATTTAAACAAGCTCCGTGACTATCGGACTAAATCTTTGAACAATAAAGATATTTTCAAAAAAGAAATATCGTTTTTTAAAAAGCATGAAAATTGCCCAACTTGTTCCCAGGGCATTGAACCTTCATTTGCTGCTGATATTGTTAAAGACCGAGAAGCCAAGGTTGCTAAAATCGATAACACAATGATTAAATGGGAAGAGGCTAATAAAAAAGCTAATGATCGAATGGTTAATATAACTAAAATTGAATCCGATATCAGTGAAGTGAGTTCTTTGCTGATGCAGTTTCAACAATCTATTAAACATAACAAATCTATTTGCATTACCATTCAAAATGAAATTGATAACGCAAAAAAATCGGTGAAACAAACAACCGAAACAAAAATTGCCGATCTTGAAAAAGACTTGACGCAAATTCAAGAAAAATTCAATTCGTTTCAGGAAGATCGTCAAGTCTTAGCTGCTGCTGCTCTTATGTTAAAAGACGGTGGTATTAAAACTAAAATTATCAACCAGTATATTCCTGTTATCAACAAATTGGTGAACAAGTATCTGGCAATGATGGATTTCTTTGTTAGCTTCGAAATGAACAGTGAATTTCAAGAAAGCATCAAGTCAAGATATAGAGATGATTTTAGTTATGCATCATTTTCCGAAGGTGAAAAACAAAAAATTGATTTATCTTTATTGTTTACATGGAGAGCAATAGCAAAACTTCGTAACTCTATCAGCACTAACCTATTGATCTTAGATGAAGTTTTTGATAGTTCTTTAGATTCTTCTGGGACAGATCAACTCATGGCTATCATTCAATCGTTAGCATCCGATAATAGCATGTTTGTTATTTCTCACAAGGAACAGATGAACGATAAATTCAACAATATTATTCGGTTCACAAAACATAAAAACTTTTCAAAAATGGAATCAGCAGCATGACACAAAATTTTACCTTTCTAAGAGAAAAAAGTTTAAACTTTGATTTTACCACACCACCATTTGAACCTATCGAATTTGCACAAGAACTTGTCAAGACAATGTATGATGGTGGTGGAATTTGTTTATCTGCTCCACAATTAAGTATACCATATAGAGTGTTTGCTATGAGAGGTGATCCACAAAACTTTGTATGTTATAATCCGCGTGTCGTCATGCCCAGCACAGAATTGGTCACACTTGAAGAAACTAGCTTGACATGGCCAGGAATGTCTGTTAAAATTAGTAGACCAAAGCATATAAAAGTTCGTTTTGCTTTACCTAATAGCGAAATCCGAACGGAAACATTTACAGGAATTACTGCACGAGTTTTCCAACAAGGTCTTGACTTTCTTGATGGATATGAGTATTATCGTCATGCAAATCCAATCCACCGTGAAAAAGCTTTGCGTCAACATAAACTTTGGATAAGAAAGAACCGAAAGTGGAAACTACTTAATTTTTGAAGGGTAATAATTTGTGTAAACTCTCTATTATTATAAATAGATTATAGAGTTTACACAAAGGGAAAAAAATGAAAAAAGCTATGCCACAAATGGCCAGAACTGGAAAAAATAAATACGGCGATCCAAAACCAAAAATAATCTGCAAAATGTGTAAATTGGAATTAAGGCAAAGTAAATTTTCAAGAATAAATAAAAATGACGAATCTAAAGGTATCAGGCCAAATTGTAAATCATGTTCAGCCAAAAAAGCTATAATTGAAAAAGAAAGACGAAAAAATAACTGGAAAACCAAGCCAGCGTATGCTATGTTGAATAACTCAAAACAAAGAGCAAAAGCCGCCGGTCTTGAACATACATTGATTATCGAAGATATCATAATTCCAGATTATTGCCCGGTTTTAGGAATAAAACTAGAAACTGGTGATAGAAAAAAACATTTCAACTCACCATCAATAGATAGAATTTATAATAATAAAGGATATACAAAAGATAATATAGTGATAGTTTCAACAAGAGCCAATCTATTAAAAAAAGATGCAACTATAGACGAATTGAATAAATTGAGTAATTTTTATAATATGTTTAATAACAAGGAATAAAATGCAAATTTTTTATGTTGATATCGACCCAAATAAAGCTGCTGTATGTTTAGTAAATAAGCATATTATAAAACAAATTTTAGAATCTGCCCAATTGCTATCAACTGCCCATCGTGTTCTTGATGGACAGGAAAAGACTGAAAAGTCAAATACAGGTCGGAACGTAAAAAGATTCGTTCTTAAAGACAGCCGTGATAGTGTTTTATATCAATCCACCCATATCAATCATCCTTCTGCTGTTTGGTGTCGGCAGTCCAAACAAAATTATAATTGGCTACTAGAACATTTCTTTGCCCTAATGGATGAGTATACATACCGTTATGGTAAAGTTCATAAATGTTTCGGTGCCGTTTCAAGTTTTTTGATTGACCTACCCGACAATCTCAAGGATAATGATTGGACCCCAATGCCTTCGTGTATGGATGAACAATATATTATTTCAACTGATTCTATGCTCAACTATCGCAACTACTACAAGGTGGGCAAAGCTTCGCTTCACTCTTGGAAATATCGTCAACCCCCAACATGGATTATATAATGAATGAAAATGAGGCTTTAGAAAAAAAACAAATGGAAGTGATGTTATCCAACATTGATAGTCTTATCATGATGTGTGATAACCCTTCTCAGTTGCTAATGTTGGCTTCCGCAATGCTATCGTCGGCAAAATTGATTTACGAAACAACAATTGGACCAGTGAATAGCAAAAAAATTATTACGGAGATGATTAATGACAAACACAAAAAAAACTGAATTTTCTCTCACCACAACAGAAATAAATTGTTTTCGTTCAATTCAAGAAAAACTACACAACCAAGCCTTAAAAATGGGATGGCATTCTAAGTCTCGTGAAGTCGGAACAATGATTGCTCTTTGTCATTCCGAACTTTCTGAGGCACTTGAAGGTGCTCGTAAAAATTTGATGGACGATCATCTTGTAAATCGTAAAATGATTGAGGTGGAACTTGCCGATTGTATTATTCGCATTCTTGATTTGGGTGCTCTACAGGGTCTTGATATTGCTGGTGCAATCGATGAGAAACATGATTACAACGCAGATCGAGCAGACCACCAACTTGCCAATCGAGAAAAAACAGGAGGAAAATCATTTTAATGGCACAGATTTATAATACTGATAATTTAATGGCTGGCGGTGTTTCTGTTGGTTATGATAATTTTTCTACTGCTATTTTGAATGGTGGCATAGCTGTTCCTATGACTGACCGAGCATATACAACGGTCGATGTAAAAAATAATGTTTTTAACGAAATTAATGCCACGGTAGAAAAAAATCATGATGGTCCGATGTATAAATACAACGAGCCAGAAATTATCACAGCATTAAAAGAATATGTTGATAAAACGTATGGACAACATTATAACACAAATAAAAAAATTACGTGTTTTGATGCTTGGATGGCTCTAGGTGATGCTGCACCAACTTTCCGTAATACCGCAATTAAGTATCTTTGGCGATATGGGAAAAAAAACGGCAATAACAAAGATGATTTAATGAAAGCATTGCATTACATCATGTTAACTCTTCACGCTGATCATTATAAAACAAAAGGTGAATAAATATGGAAATAAAAATTGAAATGGACGAACTGCGTAAGCGCAAACTTTTCTTAGCTGCCCCAATGTATGGTGGTATGTGTGCGGGTATGTTTACTAAGTCTGTGGCCGATTTAACTGCTATGTGTGCTGCAAACGGCATTCATATGCAATCTTACTTTCTCTTTAACGAATCATTAATTACTCGTGCTCGTAATTACTGTGTTGATGAGTTTATGCGTTCTGACTGCACTCATATGATGTTTATCGATTCTGATATTGGTTTCGATCCTCGTGATGTTCTTGCATTACTTGCTCTCCAATCTGATGATTCAGAATATGATGTTCTTGCTGGTCCTTATCCTAAAAAGTGCATTAGCTGGGAAAAGATCAAGCTTGCAGTAGATAAAGGTATGGCAGATGAAGACCCCAACGTTCTTGAAAAGTTTGTTGGTGATTACGTATTCAATCCAAAGAATGGTGGTGGTTCTTTCCGAATTGATGAGCCAATCGAAGTTTCTGAAATTGGAACCGGGTTTATGATGACTCGTAAGAGCACGTTTGAAAAGTTCCGTGATGCTTATCCTCAGTATTCGTATAAGCCAGATCACATTCGCACGGCCCATTTTGATGGCTCTCGTGAAATTCATATGTATTTCCAGGCCGAAATTGAACCAGAATCGAAGCGTTATCTTTCTGAGGATTATTGGTTTTGTCATTATCTAGGAAAAATTGGTGGAAAAATTTGGTATTGCCCTTGGATGCGTCTACAACACGTTGGTAGCTATATCTTTGGTGGATCATTGGCTGATCTTGCATCTATCGGCGCTGCTGCTACTGCTGATCCTACACAGCTAGGCAAGAAAGCTTAAATTGACAGGATGGAATCAACATACTAAAGTGAGTTGATTCCCTCAACTTCTTTTGGAGATTATATTATGATTTTAAGTGCTAAGACTATGGATATTCTAAAGAATTATTCGTCTATTAATTCATGTATTACGGTCAAGGCTGGGTCTGAATTGACAACAATTTCTCCAAACCGAGATATCACGTCAAGAGCAAAAGTTGTGGAAGTATTTCCTGTAGACTTTTCTATTTACAGCCTATCACAATTTATTCAGGCAATTACTTTACTTGGAGCCCCTGAACTGGAATTTAGTGATCGATATGTGAATGTTTACAACAAACAAACTTCTTTGATTTATAACTACTGCGATCCTGAACTGATTAAGAAGGCATTTAAGATTCCAACTTTTTCAAACCTAGAAGTTTCTGATTCAAATAGCGTTCAATTTAAGCTTTTATACAAAGATATTCAGGATACTCTAAAAGCAATCAGTATTATGAATCTTACTGATATGTCATTTGTTGGTGATGGAGAAACTATCAAGCTTCAAGCAGAAAAGAAAGAAGATAGCAATACTGGTGTGAAGTCTGGATTTTATAGCACTATTATTGGCCAAACCGATAAGAAGTTTTGTGCTTACTTCAATCCTGCAACTATCAAGATGATTTCTGCTGATTATGATGTTAAGATTTCTTTGGATAATTCTTTAAAGGTGATTTATATGAATAATCCAGAAATCGAATATTGGATTATCATGAAAGATACCTCCAAGCTTAACTTGACTTAATATCGTTTATCTGCTATATCTTACTAGGCGGAAAGATTTATCAAAACTATCGATTAATCTTCCCTCCTAGTAAGTTTTTTATATTATGTAATTGGAGAAAGTAATGCTTGAACAATATCTTTGGGTTGAGAAATATCGTCCTCAAAAGATCGCGGATACTATTCTTCCTGCTTCACTAAAGTCTATGTTTCAAAATTATGTGGACCAGGGTAATGTTCCTAACATGATTTTAGATGGCAGTCCTGGTGTTGGTAAAACAACCGTGGCTCGTGCTTTGCTTGAAGAAATTGGTAATGATTATATCATCATCAACGGATCGATGAACGGTAATATTGATACGCTTCGTAACGAAATTTCAGATTATGCGTCTGGTATGTCTTTCAGTGGAAAGCGTAAGTATGTTATTCTTGACGAGGCAGATTATCTTAATGCTAATTCTACCCAGCCCGCTCTTCGTAATTTCATGGAAGAGTTTTCAAGTAACTGCGGTTTCATTTTGACTTGTAACAAGAAACACCGTATTATTCCAGCCCTACATTCTCGTGCGCCTGTGATTGAATTCAAAATTGGCAAGGAAGAAATGCCAAAGCTTGCTTCACAGTTCATGAAGCGAGTTGATTTTATCCTTACCAGTGAAAACATCAAGTATGATAAGAAGGTTATTGCTGCCGTTATTAGCAGCCATTTTCCTGATTGGCGACGTGTTCTAAATGAACTACAAAAGTATTCTGCTCATGGTGTGATTGATACTGGTATTCTTTCTGAGTTTGAAGAACTTCCGGTTAAAGAAATTATTAAGCTATGCAAGAACAAGCAATTTGATTCTCTGCGTAAGTGGCTGGCAGAGAATCCAGAGACTGACCAAAATGATTTGTTTCGTTTGATTTATGAATATGCAGATTCTTCTTTTGCGAAGTCATCCATTCCTATTCTGGTCATGAAGATTGCAGAGTATCAATTCAAGGGCAGCTTTGTTGCCAATCCAGAAATTAATCTTCTATCGTTTTTTGTTGAGATCATCCGAGAGTGTGAATACCTATGATCCGTGAAACTTTGTTTGGACCAGAAGAAATTCTAGAAGAAAAGATCGAAGTTAAACCACGGGTTGATGTATGGACTATGATCAACTCAATTAAAAATCATAAGAATTATATGTATGTTGAGGATACTGCCAAAGAATATGTTCCCTGGATCGTAAACAAGGCTATCTCATCCTTCCCAGAATATTTGCATCTTGCCGAGAGTATGAATTTTTATCCAGGCATCGATCCAAAAATGCAATATGATTTTTATTTTTATAGTCTTCCACAAGATCGCCGTTATAAAAATTGGGAAAAGAAGCAAAAAACCAAAGACGATAAATACATCGAAAGTTTAGCTATGCTGGAAGATTTATCGTTATCAAAAGCAAAAATTGCCTGGAAGATTTTATCCGACAAGCAAAAGACAGAAATCATAGCTAAATTTTTATCACCAGATATCAAATCTCCAATAAAATACAAGTAGTGGAGAACATTATGAGGTATAAAAGTCATGCTACTAACAGAAACATTTTTGGAGGTAAAACTAACTAGTGAAGAAGATTTCCTTAAAGTTAAGGAAACATTGACACGAATTGGTGTAGCTTCACGCAAAGATAAAAAAATATTCCAATCTTGCCATATTCTTCATAAACAAGGAAATTATTTCATCGTTCACTTTAAAGAACTTTTTGCTCTTGATGGGAAACCTACAGATTTTTCCGAAGAAGATAAAGGCAGACGTAATGCTATTGCAGGACTGTTGGAAGATTGGAATCTAGTCCAGATCGTCAACAAACAGCAGCACCAAGAACCTAAAGCTCCCATGAATCAAATTAAAATTATTTCCCACAAAGAAAAATTTGATTGGGAACTTGTAACAAAATATACAATAGGAAAAAAGAGACATACATAATGTGGTTTTGGAAAAAAAAGAAGTCTCCTGAAGAACGTAAAAATGAGGCGGAAAAAAAGTTAGCTCAAATTGAACAACTTCTTTTTCCGCCTTTTTCTACGGAATCAACACCGGAAGGTATGATATTCCATGTAGATTATAGCGTTGATAGTAATCTAGACGGTGCATTAACTGATCTTAAAGATGGCACGAATGATGCCACGGTTCAAAATAGCATCAATGCTTCGATTAAAAAATTAATGGAAGTCCGTAAAATTCTAGAAGCATATCCTTTTATGGATACACGTGCTCAGTATGTAATAGTTGACACACCACCAAATGATGATGATGTTAAGGAAGCCAGAGATGAATACTAAAGAAGTTGAGGAACTATTCGATACCATACAAAAATTCGTCCAGACCATGATTGATCTGGACGATGATAAAAGAAGATTTGATTATAGAACTTTGCATGATCGAACGGAAACACAATACAAACCACTAGCAGAAAAACTTAAGAAACAACTCTATATGATTGATATGAATTCACCTTCTGTTTTGCCGAATAATCGTTTGAGTAATACACCGCACGAAGATCGAATGTAGCAATTGCTCTGGCGCAACCTTCACAAGGTCTAGACAATCCCCAGCACTCTTTGTTTTCTACCGTTTTTATGCGGCAGATATAAAGGGTGCTTTTTCTTAGGTCGTCTACGCTAAGATACTTAAGAGCATTTTTAATAGCATCAACTTCAGCGTGCAGAAAAATTGAATCTTTGTTGGTGCTAAATTTTGCCTGGAACGGGTGGCTTTTTAGCTGATTCATTCCAAACGATGCAATACTGTTTTTATGAACAATGCAAGCGCAAATCCTGGCATTGGCCACCTTCGTCATTGAAGACGCCAATTTTGCCAAGATATTAAAATAATGAGGTGGCTCATACATCGTGGTCATATACCTTCTTAACTCTTTTATAGATAACCTTCGATTCCACAACACGTTTGCGGAAAAGTGGTGACGATAAGACCTTAGCCACCAAGTTTTTTGGCTTTGGCGGATTTTTCTTTTTTGTCTTGATCGTAGCGCACATATAAACCCAACTCCCTTCCATAAGCCTCTATTTCCCAAGGCACATCCCAATATCCGATTTTGTTTTCGTCAACAAGGGTATTTTTCCAGCGGTTGAGATGACCCCTACCTTTGACATAAGCGATAGTCAATTCACCTTTTGACATTTGTTTGACATGGACCATCTCATGAGCCAGACATTGCAGAGTTTTAGGACGGCTGAACCCCGAATCGATGTTGATGGTAAATTCACGATGAACTTTTGCATCTTCATCTTCAAAATTACAATCAGCTTCAGTCTGGCGTCGTTTCATCAAGTTAGGAACAAAAGTCACATTCAACTTGATATTTTTTGAAAGACGTTTGCCCAACAAAATTTCTGCATAAAACTCAAGTGCGTCATGAATTTCATTTAGATCAACTTTATTAGGTGAACCGTCAAAATCGATTAGCATTTAGGCATACTCCTGTTTAACATCAGCTATTATACAGGGGTTCAAAATTCTGTCAATGAGGAAATGTCATATATCTATGCAAAAAAATCATGGCTGGGTTGATATGATATGATTTGACAATATGTGGATAATGTGTTCTTATATGGGTGTTGAGTGAATACGTAAAGGAATGTAGAGATATGGCTCAAGGTATACAATTGCAGTTTAATGTGATGCAGATTGGCAAGAGGTTCTATTGGGAAGTGCGTGACGAGATGCTTGACGTTATTGAAACAAATAAAGACAACAGCGATGGGTTTGATACAAAAGAAATCGCTTTTAATGATTTGTTTAAAGTGATCGGGCAAATTAAAGTCAACTATGAATATAATGATACAAAATAAGACTTGTGTATGCTGTGGTTCCTGATATGATGCTTCTATAAACAGGAGATTGATTCATGACGTATGATCTGATACATGATGACAACGGTATTCAGCAATCTTTTGATAGTTTCACCAAGGCACAGAAATCCTATTATTTTCAATGGCGGAACGATGACGGTTCGATACCATATAAGATATTTTGTGGTGAATATGAGATCGACCCTTCAACCGGAAATATAACATCTTAATACAAAATAAGACTTGTGTATGCTGTGAATGATGCTATGATGCTTCTACCAACAGGAGATTAAGACATGGCATTGGTCGTAGACTTCGGCAAAGATGAAATCGTCAACACCTGGGTCAATCATGAGGATGGTGAACGCCGCTATCGATATGATCCCTGCTATCGTATCACCGTGAATGATGATTACGGTATCGAATACACCCACCGCCACGCATTCCCATATACCGCTGAAGGATATGATGCTTGTCAGGTTCTTTTTAACAAAGTGCGTAATAAAATTGAAAAAGATGGCATAAAAGCACTTGACCTCAATTTCTGGAATGATCGCATTGTTTACGGTTCTAAAGCATATCAAGACGAAGAACCTTACATTGCAGAGCGTGAACGTGCAGATGCCATGATGTAATAGGATAAAATGATACAAAATAAGTGTTGACCTCGATGACGACCTAGTATATGATCCTTACATCAGCCAAGGGATACCACGACATGCGCTTCAAAAACACCATCCGCCTCGTCATCGAAGACCTCCATGAAGGCACCATCGAACACCGCGCCCAGGGAACCTTCGCCACATACAAACAAGCCGAAGAATACTGCGCGCAACTCAATGAACATTACGCCGACAAATGCATTCCTAAAATCGCCTCTGTTACCGACGCACTTATTAATAATACAAAATAAGACTTGCATATGCTGTGGTTTCTGATATGATGCTTCTACCAACAGGAGATGACGACATGAACTACGCCAACCATACCGGCTACAGCGATATCAACCCCTATGAAATCATCCGCAGGGTCAGCGACAAGACCCTCGAAATCCGTGAGATGGATGCGGTTCGTTCCAATTCCGAAAATAAACTTGGTTTTGCTCCCGGTGGTTTCTTTGGGCATTTTTTGCGCCAGAATGATCAAGAATGGACTATCACCAGCAATCAAACTTATCGCACCATCCGCATCCGCCTTAATAAAGATGGGCGCTGGCAAGACTCGAACGGCAATCGCTACAAACTTGCTGACAAACCTCGTAAATTTTACGATTATAATTTCTAATAATACAAAATAAGACTTGTGTATGCTGTGCCTTCGAGTATGATGCTTCTACCAACAGGAGATTGAGTCATGGCCATCACCAACCGCGCGCACTTCAACTTCACCATCGCCAACGGTAATGCGTTTGGCAGCCACCATTTCGAAGTGCTTACGTCTGACAAGCCTGCTTTCCGGGGCAAAATGGGCGTCACGCATTCTATGTGGCGTGGCAAAGCTGTCTGGGTTGAAGGCACTGACGCCAAAACCGTGTTGCAGAAGTGGGTTGCGAAAAATTGGGGAAAAAATATCGGAATGGTATTTTCTAAACCTCAATAGAAAGACTTGACTATCCCGGTGCCTTCGAGTATGATGCTTCTACCAACAAGGGATACCTACAGACATGAACTACGAACTCGTCAAAGAAAATGGTTCTTATTACATTAAGGGCCTTAAGACGTGGTTGGGTGAAACCAACACTCTTTTGCTCATTCGGCATCCTGAAGGAGATGTGGATACAATCGGTAGGAATGGCAAGGCTATGCATTGTGCTCTGTATGATGAATTTCAGACTTGCAATGACCTTAAGGATGGTGATACCTTTTCGATTCGCGGCGAAGTAGTTTATCGCTGCGAGGGTGTTCATGTGGTCAAAGTTTTTGATTGACATTCGCCCAAAACCTGCTAAGATGCCTTTATCAAGAACGGAGATACCTACATGCCTCGTGGTGTTGCTTCCAATGGTCAGCGTGCGCGTCGTCGGACTAAGATTGAAATGCAGGCAGCTAAGGCTCCTGTAACTTCTGCTAAGACTGCTAAGACTGCTAAGACTGCTAAGACTGCTAAGACTGCTAAGACTGCAACCAAACGTAATCGCCGCACTAAGGCGGAAATGCAGGCTTTCCGCGCATCTCTGGTGGAGACTGCTGTGATGCCTGTGGTGGCAACGGTTCCTGTTGCGCGAATTATGGAACCTATCAAGCCTGCGGCTACTCCTGCGCCCATTCCTGCACCTACTTCTTCAAAAACCATCGTGGTAATGTCTGACCGTGAAACTGCTGGTCGTGCTCTTCATGCCAAATCTTTGCTCAATTTTTTGCCCTGGTCTGAGTTGAGCCGTGGCAGTCGTGAAGAATTCTGCGTCGAGGCTGAAAAAAATTCTTGACTCTAATTTGTGAATGCGCTATATTCTTTTCATAGACAGGAGATAGCCACATGACGAACCGCCGCACAGTGATCGACGTTGACACCTATGACGAAGATGCCTGCTATGGTGACTATGACACCCACACCACCAAGATGATCTACATCGTCACCATGTTCGAAAATGATGTGCAGGTGGATGAACGCTATATGAAATCTGAAGAGGGTGCTGAGTTTGCATCTTTGGATTTTATCAAATATGGACTAAAATAAGACTGGACTATCCTGATAATTCTGCTATGATGCTTTTATCAACAGAGGGATACCACCAGATGACCACTTTCTCCCGCGAATTCCTTCTCAACGAAATCTCTGATCTGTCGAAGGAAGCGTATGGGTTTCGGTTCCGCCTCAACTATGATGCCATGACCGACGCCGAATTGCAGGCTACTTGGGATGGGTTTATTGAAACCGCCCAGCGTGCCGCTGAGGAAGAGAGGCAAGCCGAGATCGTGTTCCAGGCTAAATGGGAGGCGCATATTGCTGCCCTCATGGACGACCATGGCATCGATCACGCCACCGCCCTCGCATGGGATATGGATGCGATGGACTGCAAAGACGATGTGGGCTTTTATTGTTTCCGCTGGGGTATCAAATATAATAATGAACACCCCATAAAAAAAGTGTTGGGGGCCTAAAAAACTATTGACTATGCGGCGCCTATCGAGTATGATGTCTTTATCAACCAAGCGTTATCACTGAGGGATACCACACCATGTCAAATGTTTCTGGCACTCACCGCAACGGTCTCAAGGCAAAAAATGATCCCCGCGTTCCTTATTGCCAAGCCGGGTGGGAAGATGCCCGCAATGGCCGACCTTTTGACTATGCGCTTGTGGATGGCGCACCCACCAAAGCGCGTGCGTATGCCTATGAATTGGGACGCTGGCGCGTGATACTCCTCAAGTCTTTGGGCCTTGCCGTGCCTGCCTGGAACGTATACACTACCGTGCCTCCCAAAGTGGCATCCGCGATTAAACTGGCAACTTCACTTAATGTGGACTGCAAGCGTCAAGGTGTTCCTGTGTTTTACGATACTCCAATCAACCCATAAAACACTGGACAACCGGCTGAAATCTGCTATGATGCCTTTATCAACACCGGAGAGTTTCCATGAACTATGATAAAACCGATTTTGCTCAGGTCGCCCGCGTTCTTCTCATCGTCAACACCCACGCCAAGGAACGGTTCACAGAAGAAACTCTTGTGGATTATATGGTCAGCATGGCGTATAGCACGATTGAAAATGAGGGTGCTACTTTTTGTGGCACAATGGGGTTCTACCTCACTGGATTCAAAGATTATAACAAAGAAACCCAAGTTCGTGCTACCTTGGCTCCTTGGCTCATTGAAAATTATATTCAGGCAGAACGCAAGAAATTGCTTGACATTCTCGCTTAAACCGTCTAAGTTTCTTTCATAGACAAAAAACATATACAAGGAAGTTTAAAATGACCAACCAAATCGAATCTCGCCGTGAAAACATCAAGGCTCTTATCGAGTCTGCTGGTTCTACCTTCATTGGGGTGGACTTTATTAAGGCTGATGGCACTCTTCGGACTATGAATGTGCAAACCCATGCTGGTCACTCTCTTCTGAAGGGTGATGATGCCTCTGAGTCTTCTAAGGCTGCTTTGGTCACACGTAAGGCCAATAATCCCCATCTTATGCCTGTCTTTGATGTGGCGAACAATGCGTGGCGTTCGATCAATCTTGATACCGTTCAGCGTATCACCATTCGAGGCACCACCTTTGTCATCAAGGAGAATGTGTGATTCTTAATATCTTAATGCCTTGGATCAATCTAGTTGTTGTGATTGGATTTGGATACCTTGGGTGTAAGATTGGAATACGCATTAATGACTGGATAGAAAATAAATCTTGACTACCCTGCCGATTCTGTTAAGATGCTTTTATCAGAGAGGGAGATAACCTAATGCATAAGCAATTCGTAGTTTGGCTTCCGACGCGCAACACCGAACGCACCGCTATTTCTAAGTTTGGGAATGAATGGGTAGTTGCTGGTGTCGGAAGTCTGCATTCTAATAAAATTTGCATCAAAACAGTTCAGGAAGGTAAAAATGGACCTTCTGATTGCCGGTGGATTACAGAGACCCAAATTGTATCACGCCGATGGGAACTCAAGCCTCTTTAATCATAAATACTCAAAACCTATGGAGTATTTTTATGATTTCATTTTCCAAATTCATATCAGAGCGTTTTGTAAATTTAATAGGCGATGATCCTAGAAAATCAGAACACGCCCAGCATGTTAAAGATATGTTGGATAAGTCATATAAAGAAATCGGTGGGATTCATGGTTCTGGGTTTCATGACACAGAAGATATGAAGAAAAATATTCCTATGTGGAAACTTAAAAAAGAAGGCGGAAAAATTACTGCCGCCGTCTTATATAAAGATAAGAATGGTCGTAAACTGGTTGCGGTTGCTTCTGATGGTTCAAAAGAAGGCAAAAGAGCAGCAGGTAAAATGGTTGTTGCTGATCTTACAACCGGCAGAGCATATGGTGAACAATCTTCTAATTTATTGGCTAGTATGAAAAAACATGTTGGTAGCGAAAAGCTATCCAAGCATATTGTTCCATATCATCATGTGCATCATCATTTAGATTCAGATGATGAAATTAGAAGGCCACCAGACGATGATCCCGAAATTATGGCACATCCAGAATATAAACATCATTCTTATCAGCGTAAGATTGGTGGGGCATGGCATACTAAAATCATGTTAGGAACCCCAGGCAAAAAAATTGTCAATCATAATAAAAAGTAGTTGACACCAAGGTTTCTGAGTAGTATATTATGCATGTGATCAAGGAGATATACCATGGCTGATAAACGTAACGCTGATGTTTTTGAAACCGCTAGTGGTTTGTTCTTTGTTTGTATGACTCAAATTGAAAATGATCAGATAGTATTTTCTAAGGTAGTAGAATTTGAAACCAAAGAAAAAGCAGAAATTGCCAAAAAACATTTTCTAGGTGAGTATTCTGGTTTTGATCCTATCGGTAACTGGAAAGATTAACTTTTATTATGGAGATTTTAATATGCACGTAAAAAAATCAATAATTTGTGATTTAGATGGAACTATTGCCAACCTAGAACATCGCCGTTCATGGATTCAATCTAACCCAAAAAATTGGAAAGCATTTTATGCAAATGTAGAGAATGATTTACCAATTCAGCCGGTTATCGATGTTGTGGTTTCTCTTTGGCACTCTGGTTGGGATATCGTGTTCTGCTCAGGGCGTGAAGAAATTTACCGCGAAAAAACTGAGCAATGGCTACGGCATCATGTTCTTCCACCTAAGAACCTTTATATGCGTAAGAAGGGCGACTATCGTGATGATGCAGTTGTTAAAATTGAACTTCTTGAACAAATTCGGGCAGACGGTTTCAATCCTCTTATTGCATTTGACGACAGAAATAGAGTTGTAGATGCTTGGCGTGCAAATGGTATTATATGTGCTCAAGTAGCACCAGGAGATTTTTGATATGAGTTCTCTACCCTATATTTTATATTTGAATAATGTTTTGAATAATATTCATGGTCTCTGTGTTATCGTGGGGATTTTTGGAGCAATTTTATCTTCATTTGCAATCGTTTTTGGTTTACTTGAAAATGAAACAGATATTATTAATATCGGCAAACGTATTTTTATCGTAGTGTGTGTTTGTTCAGGATTATCAATTTTAATTCCTGATCAAAAGACGATGATGGTGATGGTGGCTACTAGTTATACAAATTCTTTTTTGAATGATGAAAAAGTCCAAGGAGTTGTTGATCCTGGTATTAATCTGCTTAAAGCGTGGATTGAGGATGAAACTAAGAAACTTAAAAAGTAATCCTGCACTTGGTATTTGGACGGATAGCATAAATGGAAAATGCGGGTCGCTCATAACGGTCATTATGTCGGATCATACCCGGCTCCGTCTACCATAAATTATTATAAATTGGGTCAGGTGAATTTATGAATAAACTTATAGATAAAATAAAAAAAGATGTATGGCGGGATTGTCGTTATCGATGTCAAGAAAAATATTATAGTGATGTTTATCCTTATGAAATTACTATGTTATTGCCAGCAGATGGTTCTGTGGGTGATATGTGGTGGTTTACCTGGAATCAAATTGGTGAAGATTTAAATGACCGTTAAAAATAAAATTATGGCTTCATACACAGATAGGGAAAGTTTTCGAAAAATTTGGGACTTAAATTATGCCGAACACATTTCTTTTGTTATATGGGGAGAAGTTGAAGATATAGTATTTAATCAATATAAGGTGCATCTAAGATTTCAATTGGATGAAGATTTAAAGTTTCTATGACTATTGTAGATAAAATTAAAATCACAAAACAAGTCAACATTCAATTCTATGATCATATTTGTAATCAAGCCAAATATGAAATCTGGGGCCAAGCCAATGATCCGGTCAGTTATAAAGTCAACCGTGAAATTATTGATAAAGCCTCAAGTCAAGTCTGGGAAGATTTAAATGACCGTTAAAAAACAAGTCAAGTATCAAGTCAGGGATCAGGTCGGGGGTCAAGCCGGGGATCAAGTCTATGAACAAGTCTATGAACAAGTCAGGGATCAAGTCTGGGATCAAGTTTATGGTCAAATCGGGGTTCAAGTCATAAATCAAGTAAAAGAGGATTTAAATTATGCGTGATATTTTCACTTTCGGTTCCAACACAGCCGGAAGGCACGGTAAAGGTGCCGCACTTTTTGCTAAGAAGTATCATGGCGCTATCTATGGTCAGGGTGTTGGTCTACAGGGTAACAGCTATGCAATCCCGACAAAAGATAATAAAATCAATACTTTACCATTAACAGAGATCAAAAAATATGTTGACATCTTTATCCAATTTTCGTATGATAATCCTGATCTACGGTTCATTCTTACTGCTGTCGGGACTGGCCTCTCTGGTTATAAGCCTCACGAAATCGCATGGATGTTTAAGAATGTGCCAAACAATGTAATTTTACCAGAAGAATTTAAAGAATGTTTAGGGAGATTGTGAAATGAAAATTGAAGTTGTTGACTGCCAGGATCATGATGATGGTGGTGCTACTCTAACACTTGATCTTGATGATGAGGCTATGCGCCATTTTGCTTCTATAGGTCTTTTGAAAGTTATTAAAGATACAGTCAAAAATGTTCTATCCGCCGACGAAGATGTATAATAAATTTAATTATGATATTCATGATCAAGTCAGGGAACAAGTCAGCGATCAAGTTAATGTTCAAGTCAGAAATCGAACCCAGTATCAAGTCCTACATCAAGTCTGGAATCAAGTCAGGGAACAAGTCAGCGATCAAGTCAGGGATCAAATCCGGGATCAAGTCCAGGAAGATTTAGATGACTGTTAAAAAACAAATTAGTTATCAAGCTAAAATTCAAGCCTGGGATCAAGTTGACAATCAACAAGTCAGCAGGCAAGTCCTACATCAAGCCTGGAAACAAGTCTGGAATCAAGTTGGTATTCAAGTCAGGGATCAAGTCAACGATCAAGTCTGGGAAGATTTAAATGACTGATAACATTCAAGTCTGTGATAAAGTTTATGATAAAGTCGGGGTTCAAGTTTGTGATAAAGTCAGAGATCAAGTCATGCAACAAGTCTGGAAACAAGTCTGGAATCAAGTTGGTATTCAAGTCAGAGATCAAGTCTGGGATCAAGTCAGGGAAGATTTAGATGACTGTTAAAAATCAAATTAGTAATCAAATTAGTTATCAAGCTAAAATTCAAGTCTGGAATCAAGTCTGGGATAAAGTCAGCGATCAAGTTAATGTTCAAGTCAGAAATCGAACCCAGTATCAAGTCCTACATCAAGTCAGGGATCAAGTCTGGGATCAAGTCAAAAAACAAGTCATGGATCAAGTTTGGGATCAAGTCAGGAGTCAAGTCTGGGATCAAGTCTGGGATCAAGTCGATAATCAAGTCTGGGATCAAGCCTGGGATCAAGTCGATAATCAAGTCCAGGAAGATTTAGCTTGACATGGACTAATAAACCTGATAATATGTTTTAATCAGGTAAAGAGAGGATAAAAAGTTATGACCCTACATTATGAGTTTCCGATTAACATCACGTTGGCAGAAGTCCGTGAAGTGATTAAAGATGACCATAATTTTATCATTGTGGAAAAAGATAGTTACACAGTCGTAAATTATGTTCGTATGGGGTCTGATACATTTCCTCCCGTGATTGATCGTGCTTCTGCTATTCGCCGTGAACTTCGTGGGCTTATTTTTGATACAGAAACCGGAGAAGTTATTTCACGCCCATATCACAAATTTTTTAATTATGGCGAACGAGCCGATGTAACTGATCTTAATATTACAGAGTCGCACCGTTTTTTAGAAAAACTTGATGGTTCTATGATCCGTCCTATTCCTATTCGTGGTCATATCCGCTGGGGAACAAAGATGGGCGTGACCGAAGTTTCTATGCAAGCAGAAGTATTTGTTGCTAATAACCCTCAGTATCAAAAAGCCGCTGAATATATGATTAATATTGGTATGACGCCTATTTTTGAATGGTGCAGCCGCCAGCAACGTATTGTGGTTGACTACCCAAAAGACCAACTTATTTTGACTGCCGTTCGTAGTAATTTCACTGGACGATATCTTAACCATACTGCATTATCGTCTTTTGCTTCGTTTTTTGATATTCCAGTAGTATCTTGTGTTGAGTCTCATGATGCATCTAAAACATTCGAAGAAAATACCGAAAGCGTCCGCAAATGGGAAGACAGAGAAGGTATTGTAATCCGTTTTGATGATGGTCATATGGTGAAGGTCAAGGCCGATACCTATATCTCTTTACACCGTGCCAAAAGTATGCTAGAGAATGAACGTGATGTTGTTGGTCTTATCATTGACGAAAAGACTGATGATCTGATGCCACTTCTTTCCGATAACGATAAGAAGAAATTGGTTGACTTTCAGGATGCAGTGTGGAAGGATATCTATGATTTCTGGGGCAACATCAACAGCGAACTTATGTTGATTGCCGCTTCTGGTATTTCCCGCAAGAATTTTGCTATTAAAACACAGGATTCAGAGCCTACGATGCGTGGTCTTATTTTTAAAGTATGGGATAAAAAAGAGGAAGGAATTTCTCTTGACATGGTGAAGCAAAACGTGTATATCCATCTCAGTTCAAATACTCAGTTTGAAAAGACCCGAGGCATTCTAAAGACTGCTCGATGGAACTCTGTTGTTATCGATTAATGGAGATTAAAAATGTATAAGACCCGTCCGTTTCTTTATATGATGGTTGGTGTTCCATGTTCTGGTAAGTCTACATGGATCGAAAAGAATAAACATATCTTCCGTCCTAATTATGCATTGATTGGAACAGATCACACAATCGACGCCTGGGCTAAGATGCAGGAAAAAACATATGACGAATGTTTTCATATGATGATAGATGCTGCAACAAAACTCATGAACGAAACTTTACGGGAAGCGATTCATTATAAAAAAGATATCGTTTGGGATCAGACTAACACATCGACCAAAACCCGTAAGAATAAAATTAAGTCTATTCCAGAAGAATATTATAAGATCGCTGTGTTTTTTAATACGCCCAAAAATGATATTCTTTCGGATCGTCTTAATAGTCGCCCCGGTAAAACTATCCCCGGACATGTTATGAAGAATATGATGGAAAATCTTGAGATGCCTACCCTCGATGAAGGTTTTGATACCATTGTCAACACCAATCCGATTTTTTATTGAAACTTCGCCTAAAATATCGATTGACAAACACCCGACACTTGGGCTATAATTGCTTTTAGAAACAACGCGAAAGGTTTGATTATGCTTCTTAAGGATTTCATTGAGGACTTACAACTCATTCTAGACAAGGCTGACCCTGAATTCGGTGAACCTGAAATTTGCATCGACACCTTTCAAGACGTGAAAAGCGAAACAGGTAAATTCTTTTACACGGGAGTTGATTATAATATTGAGATTGACAACTCTGAGGCTAACATGTATATTTTGCGTGCATTAAAAATTGATATTGGTTGAAAGGGTTTATTATGAAAAATATCGAGTGGTCAACAGTTTTTTTGGCAATGATTGTATCTTCGGTGGTGGCAACGGTTATCAATGTCTGCTTCACAACGTATCTATATTGGATGTTCGATTAATATAAAAGGAATAAAAATTAATATGGCAAACTATACACTAAAAGTTAATGTAGATATCGATCATGATGATTTGGTTAATGCTTTTAAAAAAACTCTTTATGAGGATTATCATGATATTAAAAGTGAAGTTGATCGCCTAGCACTCACAAAAGATCAATATTCACACCATATGGAAGATTACACATATTATTGCAATCTTTTAGAGGCAATGAAGACAGTTAGTTCATATTATTACGGGGTTGACTACTTGACAGACTGATGTGATCCTGGTATGATGTTTTTATCAAAAGATGAAAGATAGACAAGATGAGTGAATCAAAATATTCTATCGAGACACATCTTCTCGGTCTTGATCACGTTCCTCTGATTGATGCCAAGACAATTAATGACGGCGAAACCGTAGATAGCCTATTGACTTTGGCTGATGGTCAGAGTATTATTGGGAATAAGAGCGGGCGTGAAGGTTTAGTATATAAAAATCTTCATGACGGTAGTATGTCTTTTAAGACGATTTCGAATAAGTGGCTACTCAAAAACGAGGAATGATAATATGAAAAATTTAAAACAAATGGTGGATGATATTCGTAATGAACTTGACCGCTCAAAAATGTTTATCAATGAAAATGGGTATCATAACGGAACTGCTCTCAACGGAATTGTTCGGCGTTATCGAAAAGAATTAAAAGAACTTATGAATATTATCCACGAAGATGACTGTGTGGATAATATTGTAAATTATGAAAAATAGTATAAAATATTTGTTCTTACATGTATGGTTTTCACATCCCCAAATGAGATTGCAGAATTTTATCATGGGTTTTATCTGTCTCTTAGATGCCATGATTATGATTTGCAGTCTTGGGTTTGTGGGAACCAGATTTCAATTTATGTTTGCTTGCCACATGGAATTAAAAAAACTCAATAGAATTAAAGAAGGAAGATGAAAATATGGGTATTCTGGAAATTATACTTTGTGTCTGGATTGCTTTGGGTCTGTTAACATCATGTGGTATTATGTATGATGAATGGGAATCTGGATATGATGTGACTATTGGATCAATTTTGTGGAACGTATTCTTTTATGTTATTTTTTCACCAGTCCTAACACCTCTTTATTTGATTTTTCTTGTCGAACGCATAGTGGATATCCCTAATATTTTTAACATTGTTATCTTCAAAGCCAAGCAAAAAACTGTTGACAAGGAAGCCAAGAACGACTAAAATGTCTTATGAACTGGTATAAATAAGATACCCGATCAAAGAGACAAATGATACCAGTGCGAAGAATATCAGTGTGGTGTAACGGCTAACATTGCGATCTCCAAAATCGTCAGATCAAGGTTCGAATCCTTGCACTGGTGCCATTTATTCTTTGACATCATATCGTGTTTACTTTATAATGGAAAATACAACATGAACTATTCTAGTGATATGATTAAACGGTCTGCATTTGTTGATGAATTATCTAATAATATTAATATTCTTCCTCCATATCTTCAGACCCAAGAAATTGGAATTGTAAAAGAATATCTTGAACGCAGAATTAAAGAACTCGAAAAGAAATATAAGTAAACGACTCTATATGCAGGATTGGTATAATGGTATTATTACAGCCTTCCAAGCTGAAGACACGAGTTCGATTCTCGTATCCTGCTCCAATTTTTAATTATAATGAAAAGGAAATGAAATGAAGAATATTATGTTGGCTGCTGCTATGCTTGTTGGTTTTGGTAGTGCTGCTATGGCTGCTGATCCTGTCAAGGCTGATCGTTCTGGTCTTTATGCTGGTGGTTCACTTGGATCGTCAACGGATGAACGAAATCGTATCAATGTTGGTGCTGTTGTAGGATATCAAATCGGTAATTTTGTTCGTGTTGAAAGCGAATTTGAACGTGCTTGGCGCTCAACTGGTGCTGGTGAAATGGCAACCGTAAACGTTATCGGTCAGTATCGAATTCCTAATTCTACAATCACTCCATACGTTCTTGTTGGTGGCGGATATGCTTTCGATAAGCTAGGGTCTATCAAGTCTGGTTCTGCTGTTCCAGTTTATGATGCCGGTGCTGGTATTCGTGTTGCAGTATCTGAATCGGTTGAATTCGATTTTCGATATCGTAATGTCCGCCCTGTGCATGATTTAAAGTCTGCTGCTAAGGACGAACATCTATTTTCTGCTGGCGCACAATATCGTTTTTAATGTGTTGTGCCTGAACAAGATGTTCTAGAGACTGAAGAATTCCGAGAGGCTTTTTGGTCGTGGTTTGATCACCAGCCTCTCGGGTTCAAACAAAAATACTGGTATTATCCTATTGACATGGCTAAAGTATTCTTCTATAATTCTATATGGAAAAAAAAGATTGATGCGAAAACAAAAATCGCATCCACCATTTGAAGATAAGTGGGAGTGATGGGTTCTTCCACCTAATGACAAGACTGTGGGAATTTCTAAAAATTCTAAACCATCAAATAACGTTATAGTTCAGTCGGTCTATCTTCAAGCCACTTCGGGACCAGATGACATGAAATGGGTTCAGTCATTTAAAAGTATTAAGAACTGCTGGTAAAACCGTTAAATGTCATCCCAAGACATGCAGGACACTTGGTATCCCGAAACTTTATATTATCCTATAAGACTAGGAAAGAACTAGTAAATGATCCCAACACTAAATTTAAGAAAAGTTAAACCCGAAGATATTAATTCGATAGTTGATATCGATAAAGTATTCGGCCCTGACGCTTTTTCAAAATATGTTTTTGAAGACTATATTGAAGATTGCATCGATTATGATGGATTTTTTTATGTCCTAGAAGTTGAAGGCGTTTTAGTAGGATATATTATTGTAATTCATGATTTAGATTCATCATATAATATTGAGTCTATTGCGATACGCCCAGAATTTCAAAAAACTAATTATGGGAAATTCGTGCTGGAAACTATCGAAAATTTTATTGTTCGTGATGGAGGCACTCGAATTTCCTTGCAAGTGTCTGACAAAAATCTACGCGCTAGAAAATTTTATGAAAAATTTGGATACCAATATACCGGAATCGAACACGAACATTTTTATATTGATGGCACAACCGCTCTCGGTATGGAAAAAATCTTGATGCCCGTTGACCCATTAGATTAACTGTGGTATCATACTTAAGTAGTGAACATTTTTCGCTATGGGCTACAACCCTTTACAAACTCAAATAGGAGACTTATATTATGAATAATAATCGTGATCGTCTAGTTGCTTTCACTGCCGCACTTCGTAATGGTGCTACTCTTACTGCAAAACAAATTTCTCATCGCTTTGGTGTTGCTAATCCTCATGATCTAGTTTATCGTGCGCGTCATGATCACGGGATTGATGTTGTTCTAGATGAGAGTGTTAATAACAGGGGGCAACTTCGCCGCCGTTATCGTCTGGCAGCATAACGCCTAAATAAAAGAGGACTGATAGTTAATTCTCTCAGTCCTCCATTTTTGATTCCTAGTAGCTCAGTTGGTAGTAGCATCTGACTGTTAATCAGAATGTCCCTGGTTCGAGTCCAGGCTAGGAAGCATAAGCACTCGTTTTGTATAATAGCAAAAAAGATAAGACTATTATACAAAACGAGGTTAGCAATTGGAAAGGTGGTAGAGCGGCCTATTACCTCGGTTTTGAAAACCGATACACCTTCATCGGTGTCGTGGGTTCGAATCCCACCCTTTCCTCCATTTTATAATGATTTATGGCACTTACATTACCTTTTGACCGCGCATCAAATAGAATGTAGGAAGACAAAAACCAGTGTGATATCCTAGAAAAGTTTTTGTTGAACTGGGTAAAATCCAGAGTGGGTAAATCCAATATCAATGCTCTCCCGTAAGAGAGTTGATGGTGCCGTAAATTTTTCGCTTGACACACCCAAATCTCCCATGCTATATTGGTTTCATCAGACGGGAATGACCCTCTGGTGTATTTTTGAAACTTTTTAGGAAAAGTAAAACTATGGAATGCGCCTGCCAAAATCGATCCGCTATTCGGTCTAATATTACACGTAATGACGACAATGATAATTTTTGTAGTTATAATTGTGAAGGTTGGTCTAATGAGCGTGATTTTTCTAAGAACGACAAAAAAAAGAATGTTCGACGTGTTAAGCCAGCCCACCGTGATTGGGAGGACTGAGATAGTGCCTACATTGGGAACACCAAAATTAGAACCAAAAATTGAATCATCTATTATTATTTGCGATAGATGTAATGGTGTTGGATATATCAGCTATGAAAATCTAGTTGATTATCGGAATCGTTATTATGAAACCGAATGGCACGATTGTTATGCCTGTAAAACTGCTGGTCGTCTCAAGAAAATTGTGACAACAACATGGGAAACCATTGACACCGATAAACCTAAAGATGACAGCTAATAAATTTTAGATTGTATAAATAGCCTAGAACACTTTTTATAAAATCCTATTTTTTAAAGGAATATATCAATTATGATTTCATTCAGAAATTATCTTGTTGAATCTACATCACACAGAACTGGAGAATACCATACAATTTCTACGTGTGAAAATAATCCAAAATTCACTCAAGAGCATCATGTGCAAAACATGCTTTTTGGCGTTAATGATTATATTCCTTATGGAGGACAAGCATCTCGTTCTATCTATGAATCTGTTGAAAAAGACCCCACAAACCAAAATCGTTTGCTCATTACACGAGATGGCGGTGCTGGTAGAGCTTCTAGTATTTCAGTCCCAAGACATATGTGGGTTGGTGGTAAATCATCATCAGGCGAACATTATAAAGGTATGAATGAGCGTAATGAAATGCGCGCATCAGTTTATGGTGGCGAACATCGTGCTCCACTGACGATCAATCAAATTGAAGAACAACATAAAAAAACTCTTGATGATCATTTTACCAAACCAAAAAAAGAACAATTAAGACTAGAAAAAGAAGCAATCGCGCGTCTTCATGCTGCTGGGCATCTAGATAGTAAAGATACCACGGACGAAGGCGAAAAAACTGATACTGTCCAAAATGAACATGATGAACAAGGACGTTCTTTTGAAGCAGCATCATCTAAAGGCGTTGCTGGTCATGCTGTATATACTTCTGGTCATGGTGCAGACCAAAAACAACATATTCTAAACACATGCCCTGCACAAACTGAAGGTTGCGGCGGCGGAATTAATCATGCTGGTGTTGCTGATACTAGCAAAGGCACATGTTTTGCACCAAAAGCGGAATCCCAATATACTGGTGCAGCAGTTCGTAGAGCAGCACATGAGCAAGCAAAACACGATCCTGCAATGACTAATGATTGGATTTTAGCTCACACGCATTCTCTTCGCAAACGTGCTGAACATGCTGATAAGAAAAACAAGCGTTTCTTGTTCCGACCAAATGTTGTAGATGAAACTGATAGAAGTTCAAGACATGCGATTAAACATCTTAATTCTCAACGTGCAGAAGAAGGTAAGCCACCAATCATAGGTAATTCGTATGGTAAGACCAATGAAATGCATGATCCTGAAAATAATTGGCATGTAACATATTCAAATACTGGTCCAAAAGTAAAACCACAAAGAAATGAACATAACGCTACTTCTGGTAAAAATTCGATTGACCAAGGCGAAGTTCCAGAAAATGCTCGCAGAAATAAAGATATGCAAAGAATTCGCCAGACCATTTCTGCAACAGATACGAGTGGTAAAGATTTGGTAAATGACGAAGGTAAGAAAGTTCCACCTAAGAATTCTTATATGGTAACAAACCTAAAACGTGGAAGTGATGAAGCAAAAGCATTCGAAAAAAATGTAACTCATGCAAAATATTGGTCACACGGCAGAGAAGACCGCGATCTTTCACAAGCAGAAAAAGCAGAAGGTCCAGAAGGACATTTTGATGGAAACGGGAAACCAACAACACCGGACAAGGCTCATTATGGACATAAAACCATTACTGGTGATGATGGTGTGTCCAGACGTTATGATTATCAAAAACAACACATTCTTCATCCTAGATTGGTTCAGGTAGGTAAGAATGATGATGGTTCGCCACATATGATTCCAACTGATTCTAGATTTAAAGATAATGAATTCTTGCCCCCTGATAGTAAGAGATTCAAAACTAAAAATAAAAAAATAGCTGGGGGCATTATTGCCACAACGCCAACCGAATCCACAAGTGATGTTCAACATCATTCCAATTTCACTCATCATGTTGGTGGCGAACATATAGAACATGCGGTTCATCATAATGGCGAATATGAAATTGATAAGCCAGAAGATCAAGAAGAAGCTCGCGGTAAAAAATATGTTGCTCCACAACCTAATCAAGTTGTCAATAAAGCAAAAAAAGCAAAAGCAAAAGCAAAAGTTCCAGTTTCTGGTAAAAAAAATCCCAATGTTAAAATTACAAGAAGTTAAATAAAGTGTCGCCGGTTTAGCTCATCTGGTAGAGCAGGAGTTTTGTGAACTTCAGGCGGTGGGTTCAAGTCCTGCAACCGGCACCATTTATCATTTAAAGTTTGGAAAAACTATGAAAAGAATTATTGATTTTTTACTACATGGATGTTTTCATAAATGGATTGTCCATGAAGAACGCACAGTTTTAAACGACGATGATGTAGTTATAGGTAAAAAATTTATTCTTCGATGTGAAAAATGTGGCAACATGAAATTTTTTAAAGGTTATGAATAATGCAAAACATCGAAGATAACCCATCACTAGGATTCCATCTTATGATTGATATCTGGGGTGAAATAAATAATACCTCGTTTTTCGATATGGATAAAGCAGGAATTATTTTTGAATCCGCAGCCAAAGAAGCTGGTGCCACTGTCATAACTGCAAACTGGCATCATTTTGGTGAAGGAATGGGTTATACTGGTGTTGTTGTTCTTGCAGAATCACATATGTCAGTTCATACATGGCCAGAAAAAGGTTTCGCTGCCGTTGATGTGTTTATGTGTGGTAATGCTGATCCAACCCTTACAATGAAAACACTGCTTGACTTTTTTGAAGCAATCAGTTATAAATCTGCCGTATTACACCGAGGATTGAAGTAACGGCCACATAACCCAATTGGCAGAGGTAGCAGACTCAAAATCTGCAAAGTGTTGGTTCAAATCCAACTGTGGCTACCAATTCTGTTATTTATAAATATAGCTATAATAACTCGTTTTTCAATGGAGGTTTAGCTATGGACTTGACAGAACAACAAATTACACTAAGAGAAGACGTGTTCATTAATTTTTTGGAAACTATTGCAGAAGAACTCTATGATTTTTCCGAAGATTATGAGATGACCGAAGAAGACGCATATGTTGCTTCGATCATGATGGAACACTTCATTCAAAATTATAAGCAACCAACACTTAATGATGCTGTTATGGAAAGCGTAACAGGTTATGATATCAACGAAGACTTATTCATGGAAATAATCGAAGCCATGATGGATGAATCGATTGGTGGTTTTGTTGCTGGTGCTGCTCATGGTATTCGTAACATGGTATCCAAATTCCGTGCCAAAAGCCAACAAAATACTGCTGCAAAAGCTCTTAAGACTCGTGCCGCAACAAATCAAAAATATCAGGGAGCAGTAAAAGCAATGAAAACTTCTGCTACGAATTCTTCTGGTATTTCTGGCGCGATTAAAGCCGGATTCCATAAGGCAAAAGTTACTGGATTACAACAAAGACACCGTGATGCTTCAATTACAGCAAGTAAAACTGCTGCGAACAGAGATTTGGCTAAAAGCATTCACAGATCAAACGTTTATGGAACTAACAAATTAGCTAATAAGATTGATACTGGTATTACGAATATTAAAAATCGTGTTACTGGTGCAATTAGGACTGGCGCAAATCGTTTCGGTTCCGCTGTCGGTAAAGTTGCTGGGGCTCTAGCTTAAAAAAACTTCTCCGCTAAGTCATTTTTCTCTTGACTCAACACATATATAGTATATAATGCTTGTATTGAAAGAGAGTCAGGAGAAAAATGAGATGAAGAACACATACAAAGTTACCTATGAAATTTGCAACAAAGATATCGGTTCAAAAGATTATGGATATGCTGTTGTTAAATCAAAGAAGTTTCCTACCTTAAATAAGGCAGTGGAATATTCTCGTTATGTTTCTAACACTGAATTTGTGATTTCCAAACCTATTATTGAAGGAGTTTGAAGATGGTAAGTCGTTATGATATTCTCACAAACACTTGGCTCATTGGTTTGTATAATGGCGCAAGATTTTATGTTTTTGGCCGTGTAACAAACGTTTAATAATTTTCTGCCTAAAAAGAGGATTTATATTATGAACACTGAAATTGAAGAAAACGTTATTCAGGCTGCAATTAAGTGGCAATATTCGTATCATAATGGAGGAAAATCAATTGATGGAATTGATATTCGTCTAAACCTTGCTAATGCGGTTGCTGATTTATTGCAAGAACGTGCTGTTACGCTTCAGGAGGAAAAAGAAAAAGCTATTAATGAATTGCTAGGTATGGTAACTGAAATCGTCAACTCACGTATTGTCACAAACCATATGCTCCGTGATTTACAAAACATCAAAGAAGAAATTGCACAACTATTACGATAAATAGATTGACTTATATCGGCGCAAGTGATAAACTGTAAGTCGTCAATAAAGTTTTGTGGTAAGGAAAGTCTACCAAACTCGACTTGCAAGCGATATAGGTAGAACCGAAATGATCATTCGGTAAAAGGAGAATGGGCAATCTGGCACTTAGTCCTTGTTAGGAACCACCAGATGGATACCTCACCTGCCATAAAAACTATTAAAGGATATTACATTGTCAAATACATCAGAATCGCCGTGTATAAAAATATGTAGAATAGACGAACAGACTAAGAAATGTGTCGGCTGCAATAGGACGATTCATGAAATTATTGCAGCCGGTCTTAAAAAAAGTATGCCGCCTCGTTAATATGATTTTGGTGTGGGTTCAAAAATAGTAGTATCTTTGTCACCCCATCCCACAATGCAAGTTTTACCTTCGCCTTTTAATGTTCTTGTAACAGAAATTTCATTGTTATTTGGTGTTCTCCACACGATAATAACCAACTCGTTATGATCTTTCTCCATCTTTGTGTAAATCCATGGAGAAAATCCATCCCTCTTCATGTTAGAAAACACTTCCGTATCAATATCACAGACGGCAGGAACTTGCGCTCTTTGATAATCTACGTTATGTAAGAGCAAATTTGAAGCTAATAAAATATTAAAAAACATTGTGTATCCTTTATTGCCAAAGCATTGATGAACCAACTCGTATTACAGTCCGCATAGCGTCGTCGTCTTCTGGTTTGACTTTCCAACCCACAGATATCTGTCCAATGAATTTGCTAGGATCGGGTGGAACGCTGACTCTGCACATATGAGTTATTCCTGCTCTGACATAAACAAAACCCATATAACTTTGTGGTTTTTTATAATCACTACATGGCATTTGGCCACTCATCAAAGCAATAACATCTCTATTATTATCTAAGTCTTTTGTGAATAGACCTACCTCAGTGCCATCGTAAGATTTGACTCTGCCTGTATCTTTCATTACAAGATACACCAATTTTCTTGTATTAAGAAGCGGATTTACTTCAAATATGGCAACCATGTCGGCATTGCCTTCTTTTAAAACAAATCCTACAGCTTCTTCATATTTGCCATTCATACGTGGTAAGGCTTGCTGTGCTCTATAAGAAGCCATAAATGCATCTTTTTCAGTGTAGACGAACCATGCACCCATTCCGAATACACCTATGACTAATAATATAACTAGACGGAGTGGATTATGTCCGACCCATTCTAAAGTTTTGAAGAATGTGTCTTTAAAATCCATAGTTGATTACTCCTTGATAATTAATTCCTTTGAACAAACAAAACTTGATACTGCAACGTTTCCATATACGTGACTGGCTGTGCGAATCATATCCATTATCGGATCGACTGCGATAAGAAGAACGATAGCGGCTTCATGTGGTAGTTTTAATAGGTCACAAACAATCGCCACCGTTGCTACCGTCAATACACCTGTAGTTCCCGCTGATGCAAGACCCGCTAACATACTTCCAAATAAAACTATAATCAAACCCGATACACCGAGATCAACTCCATATATGTTCGCAATGAAAATCGTGGCAATGGCATAATAACAAATGCTGCCTATTCGATTGACAGTGAAGCCAAGAGGAACCAATAATTCTACATTATTTGTTTCAAATTTTAATTTGGTAAGTGCATCCTGGGCATATGGGATACAGGCAAGCGCACTTCTTGAACTAACCGCAATAATTAAAGTTTGTTTGACTTCTGATATTACTTTTAAAATACTAACTTTACTACGCATCCAGATAACTAATGTTCCGACAATAATTATCAACAATCCGCCTAGTGCTTGTTGGTATATGAATTCGAACATCATTTCAAAAATTGATATTCCTACTTTGCCCACTTGACTTGAAATCATTGCAAGTAGAGCGAATGGCAACAAATAATTGAGAAATTTGAAAATTGAAATTGATGCCTGCTGAATTGTTTTTAAAATATCAAGAATTGCTTGCTGACCGGCACTCTTGATATTACCAAGACTTATACCAAAGATAAGACAAAATACGACAACCTTTAGACTTTCTCCTAGGTTAAGTGCCTGGAAGATATTTTCTGGAATGAATTTATTAAAGATTTCGAATGGATTTGTTTTTTCTTCGGGGGTGTTTGTTACCTGTAAAGTCATTTCAAAACTATTGGTGCCATTATCTTTGCTATTGACTAAATTGCCCAGCATGATTTTCTTTTCGTTAGTCATTTCACCTGATGTTAATTTTACTGCCGCAATACCAATAGCACCAGATAAGACCATACTAAGCATAAACCCAATCATTATTTTTTTGATCATGTTGCTGGCACCTTCTCGTTGAAGAAGGCTTACGATACCAACTAATATCGTGGCTAACAAGAATGGTAGCACAACGACTTTTAACAGACTAAGATATATACCACCAACACCTTCAAATAATTGGCTTTCGGCAGGATACCAGACACCAGCCAATACCCCTATGGTAATACTTAATAATATGGTGAATGGACTTGTCAGTGTTTTTTTGATCATTTGCTTAACTTTTTCTGCATGGCCTGATACATCGTAATCAATTTACGCACATCGATATCATTAAAATCGTTTTTGATCACAAAATTAACAATTTCTAGTAATTGCGTGTGGCGAAAATCAACAACTGCTGCAATATAATCTGTGCTATCGGTTAATGTAATGGCCTTTGTTGTTATATTACTTTCTGGACGTTCAATCGAAATTCTTTTGATTTCGAATTCATCACGATAAGCTAATGCTGCATTTCCATTGATAACCGCCTCCAAAACTTGTTCCCAATTTTCTTTTGGCATAAAGGTTGCTTTGGGAAAATTGCTTCTTGCAAATGTGTCATATGCAGTGTTTTGAATAAATGCAATCCCACCATCAAAATTTCTCATTACTTTTGGTAACGACCTTCCATTTTCAGCCCCGCTCAACCATAATCGATTGACCAACAACCCCTGGTGAAGTTTAACATATGGGTCTGAAAATCTTACGGCTATCAATCTTGGTGGAGTTATGCTAAGTTTTGAAATGGCTATATTTGATTCGCCGCGTTTTACTTGCTCAACAACATCTTGAAACGTTGATGCATCTCTACGAAAAACAACTTTAACGTTAAGTATTTGTGCAACTTTTCGAGCAATATCAGCATCTAGTCCAATAACATCATCGCCGTATTTTGCATAAAACGGAAGATTATCGAAACTAGTCATACCTACCACAAGCTGACCTGATTTTTTAATTTCTGCTATTTCTGGTGGGGTTACTTGACCTAAAGCAGAACAATTAAATAATAAAACAACAACCAAACCTAAAGCAACTAAGATATTTTTCATCTCGCTGGCACCTTTTAGTGATATTTCTATAAGTGGTATATTTATAAAAATTCTTTGTCTGTAAAGATAATTAAATTTAATTCTGTTGTCACACTAATTCAATATACTTGATGATAAATAAGAATGTTCCTCTGTTCACATCCTATCATCTCATGAGTATATTATGAAAAAAGTCTTGTTTATTTTAAAACGCCGCGAAGACTATAATGCTGTTGTCCACTCTCATATTGGTCTCAGCACGGGTCTTTATAATTCTGCGTCATTCGTCCACAGAAACCTTATAGAAAATGGCGTATTAAGTAAATTGGTTGTGGTGGTTGATAATAACGATATCGATAGAGAAGTCACAAAATTTAACCCCACTCATGTTATTATTGAAGCTTTGTGGGTAGTTCCTTCAAAATTTGCAGTCCTAGAAAAACTTCATCCTAAAGTCACATGGATTATTCGACTCCATAGCGAAATGCCTTTTATGGCGGGTGAAGGTATGGCAATGGATTGGATTGGAGATTATTCTGGTTTCAAAAATATTGTTATTGCATGTAATTCTCCAAGGTTCTATGAAGAAATTGCTTCTTTTTTGAAACGAAAGAATTACTGGACAGATGCAAAAACTTCTGAGCGGGTAATTTATCTTCCGAATTATTATCCACAATATTTTAAAAGTAAATCATTCAATCGAGATAAAGAATATATTGACATTGGATGTTTTGGTGCAGTAAGACCTTTAAAAAATCATTTGATTCAGGCTCATGCAGCTATTCAATTCGCAGAAAATATTGATAAGAAACTACATTTTTATGTCAATACAGGCCGAATTGAAATGAAAGGTGAACCTATATTACATAATCTTCGTGGATTATTCCAACATCTATACAATCGAGGACATAGAATGTTTGATTATGGGTGGTTGCCTCATGAAGAGTTTCTTAAATGTTGTGGTCAAATGGATATGGGCCTGCAAGTTAGTTTTAGCGAAACTTTTAATATCGTTTCGGCAGATATGATTAGCCAAGGGGTTCCTGTTGTTTCATCTAACGAATTACCTTGGGCAGCCTGGGGAACAACTGCTGTTCCAACTAGCACTAAGGATATCGTAAAGAAACTTGAATATTCTTATAAATATCCTCAGTTGAATGTTTTGGCGAATCAATTTTCTTTAACACGATACACGAACAAAACCGGAAAGATTTGGCTTAAATATTGTAAGGAATCGTAAATTGAATTTATTTCAAAAAATATATAGAGTTATCACACACCGTTGGTTTGGTGGTGGCTTAGATGTAGAAGAAAAACGATTCGGAACATTTGAAGAAGCCTTAAAAGAAGCAGAAACAAATGATGGTCATGCTAAAGTTTTTAATGATGATGGGCAGCTAGTAGTTTCTGTTGCCCCTAGTATTAAAACAGACTTTTACGCATAAAAAAATTAATGGCGATTTCGTTCAACGGTAGGACGGCGGCCTTTGACTCCGCTAATGTGGGTTCGATTCCTTCAATCGCTACCAAATATTATAATATAGGGATGTAGTTCAGCGGTAGAACGCAAGTCTCTGACACTTGATGCCGGTGGTTCAAATCCATCCGTCCCTACCAAATATGTTCCGTTGGCAGATTGGTTATGTGAAGGACTGCAAATCCTTCTAGGCTGGTTCGATTCCGGCACGGAACTTTTTATAAAGCACGTCTGATATCTGCCAACCACTTCTCCTTCAATATCAGCAAACCCCGGAAAGTGCGAAAACGGGTTCCGTGCTATTATTACTTAGTTATTTCTTCCTTAGTATCAGCGGTTTTCTTGGCATGTTCTAAGAATTCTTTAACAGCATTAATATTAGTGTAACATTGTTTGTTATTTCGATATAATTCTTTAACTAGACTAGCAACCTGAATGTCTGTAAGAGTTTTAGTATTAGGAAAAGTAGAAATCAACGGACACTCAAACATTGATGAATCTGGCATGACAACAAGATGTTTTGTGCTTGTTATGATTTCTGGTGTAGGGTCAGAACATGCAACCAGAGCACACAATCCGGTTAATAACAAATATTTCATTTTACGTTTCCTTGTTGGATCATATCGATAGTTTTTTTGATAACATCTGAGCTTGGTCTATCGCCTTTCTTGGCTGCATCAGAACTTAAATACCCGTCAATCGATTTAATTTTTGATGTTAGCTGGGCATTTTGTTGGATAAGCATTGCTGAAGCTTCTTGTTGCTGCTGGGCAATTTCTTGTTGCTTTTTGGAAAACTCTTGTTGGTCTTTTATATTCTTTTCCATTTGCTTTTGATTAAATTCTAACAAGGCTTCGTGCTCAATGTTTTTTTTCCATTGGTAATATGCGGTGCCAATAGTTCCGAACACAAACATTCCAATAAATAAATATATCGCTATTCGATTCATAAGATACTCCTGGGGTTATAACAATATGCTATATGAAATTCCTGAACATGTTATAAAAAATTCTGCCACAGATTTAGATAGCGAAGATTTGGATAATGCATTTAATACATTATTACATGCATCAATAGAATTCAAAATGGCAAATCTCACTCCCGTATTTATATACGACGAAGACACAAGTGAGCTTTATATAACTACCAAAGAAAAAATGGAAAATAATTATCACTGAAGGCTTGAAAATTCGTTTCCCAGCACTAAATAAGTTTATGTGATGCTTTCGAGGTCACATGGAATACTACAACAACCCTCGCTTAATAGGAGGTCTTAAATGACAACAGACTTTTGGAAAATTTATAATATTAATACGTCCAATATTGATCGTTACTTCGTAGGAGCCGATCATATGGCAAAAAGATTAGCCGAACTTGCAAATACCGCAATGACTGGCACATTCCCCCCATATAATATCAAAAAAGTTGAAGATAACAAATATGTTATCGAAATGGCAGTTGCTGGTTTTTCAAAGCAAGACATTGAACTTACTCTTGAGGAAAATACTTTACTAATCAAAGGAAATCTAGCTGTAAATACAGCAGCAGAAGACAGCACGGCTTATGTATATAAAGGCATTGCAGATCGTGCTTTTACCCGCAAATTCACCCTAGCCGACAATGTAGAAATTCAGAATGCCGAATTACTTAACGGTATGCTTAAGGTCTGGCTAGAACACATCATCCCCGAATCAAAGAAGCCAAAGAAAATTAATATCAATGATGCTAGTGAAGATTCTAAGGCTGGTAAAAACAAAAAATTCCTTCAGGAGTAATAAAAAAATGTTTAAAAACGCAATCGCCCAATTCACTAGTTGGGTGAAAAACCATTTCAAGCATCAAAGTATGTTAATTAGTTTATCAAACTTAGATGAGCGCGAACTAAAAGACATGGGCATCACCAAATATGATATCCATGCAATCGGAAAAGGCTATTACGATAGATAAATAAAGGGGAGCTTTTTATGGCTCCCTTTTTTTATGGAGAATAAACATGGTAGTAACACTCAATCAACTTCAATCACTTTTTGAATCAACAAAAGCGGTTGTTCTAAAAAAATATATTGATGCACTTAATGAAACGCTTGAAAAATATGAAATCAATACCCCAGAACGTATTGCTATGTTCTTGGCTCAAGTTGGTCATGAATCTGGTGGTCTTACAATTACCGAAGAAAGTTTGAATTATCGTGGAGAACGTCTAGCAGTAGTTTTTCCAAAGTATTTTCATAACGTAAATACTTCAGAATATGCACATCAACCAGAAAAAATTGCTAACCGCGTCTATAGCAATCGTATGGGAAATGGTAGCGAAGCATCTGGTGATGGCTATAAGTTTCGGGGCCGTGGATTTATTCAAATCACAGGACATGATAATTATCACGGATTTGCAACAGATAATGGAATGAGCATTGATGAGGCTGTTGACTATATGCAAACACCAGAAGGTGCATGTATGTCTGCTGGCTGGTTTTGGAACAAACATGGTCTGAATGGGTTTGCTGATCGTCAAGATTGTTTGGGCGCAACAAAACGTATTAATGGTGGAACAATCGGACTTCAAGAACGTGAAGAAATCTACAAGGAAGCACTAGAACTTTTCTCTTGACATCCACAGCCGTCTCATAGTATACTGCTGAACATTGAATGAGATAGGAGAATAATGTGGATTTTTATACTAATGTTTTTGCTAGAGGTGACAAGGTTTATGTTCGTGGTTATAAGAATGGCGAACGTGTAGCTGAAAAAATCCCATATTCTCCCTATCTTTTCGAATTAGCACCAAAGAATGCTCAGACAGAATTTCGTCTTTTGGATGGAACTCCGCTGATCAAGATGCCATTCAATACTATTAAAGAAGCCAAAGATCATCTTAAGATTTTTGATAATGTTTCAGGCAAGCCTATCTATGGTCTTGAAAACTTTGCGTATCTTTATATCTATGATAATTTTCATGGTGATATTCATTATGATGTTGGTAAGATCAATATTATCAGCATCGATATCGAAACAGATTCCTCTGGTGGGTTTCCTAATATCGAAACGGCAGATAAAGAAATCACGGCAATCACGGTTAGTCGTCGTGGTGAAAAGGTAGTATTGGGTCTTAAACCATACAAGTCTAAGTCAGATAAAGTAACATATCTTCATTGCAAAGACGAACATGATTTATTAACCAAATTTCTCCGTGTATGGCAGTCAGGTCGATTTCTTCCTGATATTATCACTGGTTGGAACATAGAATTTTTTGATATTCCGTATATAGTAAATCGTATCAAACGTATACTTGGTAACAAAGAAGCAAATCTTCTTTCGCCTTGGGGATTTTTGAACGAGCGTAAAATTGAAATCCACGGCAAGGAAATGACTGTGTATGTTCCTGCCGGTATCAATGTGCTTGATTATTATGCATTATATAAGAAGTTTTCTTTTGGTAACGAAGAAAGCTATAAGCTAGATCATATTGCCGAGAAGGTCTTAGGTCAGAAAAAGCTTGATTACAAAACCGAAGGATATGTTTCACTTGATGATATGTATCAGCGCAACTTCGAAATGTTCATTGACTACAACGTGCATGACGTTACGCTCATTGATCTACTTGAAGAAAAGTTAAAGTTTATCGAACAGGTCATCGCCTTCGCATATGACGCCAAGGTAAACTATGCTGACACTTTTACTACGGTTCGACCTTGGGATATTATCATTCACAATTACCTGATGGATCGATGCATTGTTGTTCCAAGAATGAAGATCAATACTTTCGACCAAGAACTTATTGGTGGTTATGTCAAGGAGCCCAGGTTGGGCCTTAGCAAGTGGGTTGTCTCGTTTGACTTGAACAGCCTATACCCACATTTGATTATGCAATATAATATTTCACCCGAAACATTTATTGAGAAAGCCGAAGATGGTTGGCCTAGTCTTGATGAATTGCTAGAAGGTAGTCTTGGTAATCTTCAAGACGAATATGCTTATGCTGCCAACGGCACAATGTATCGTAAGGATAAGCAAGGGTTCTTGCCTGCTCTTATGGAAAAGATGTATAACGACCGTGTAGAATATAAGGAGAAGATGACAGAGGCCAAGAAAAAACTTCAAAAGATTGATGATGAACTAAACAAAAGAGGTATTTCTAAAAGCTAAAAAAATATGGAATTTTATTTATAGATGAAAACATCAAACCTTTGTTATTTGGAGAATAAGTTTTGTTAGACGATTACAGCAAATTAAGTGACAGCGAATTGATTGAACTCAAGAAAAAGGTAGAAAGGGATGTTTCAAAGTATCATAATTTGCAACTAGCCAAAAAGGTGCAACTTTAACTCAGCATATGGTGCTCTTGGTAACGTCTGGTTCCGCTGGTTTGACTTCAATCTTGCTGAAGCCATTACAATGTCAGGACAACTTTCCGTTCGTTGGATCGGAAATAAAATGAATGAATATCTTAACCGAATTCTCAAGACCAAAAATTTCGATTACCTTATTGCATCTGATACGGACTCGATCTATGTTGATATGGAAGGTCTAGTGAACAAGGTTGGCATCACTGACGAACTACAAATTGTCAAGATGCTTGATGAATTCTGTGAACAAAAAATTCAACCTATGATTAACAAGTCATATGAAGAACTTGCGTCTTACATGAATGCATATAAGCAAAAGATGTTTATGAAACGCGAAACGATTGCCAGTAAAGGTATTTGGCGAGGAAAGAAGATGTATATTTTGAATGCCTGGAATATTGAAGGCGTGCAGTTTTCTGAACCACAAGTAAAAGTTTCTGGTATCGAATCGGTTCGTTCTTCAACTCCAAAGGCTTCCCGTGTCAATATCAAGAAGGCACTCGAAATTATTATGAATAAGGATGAAAAAACTACCCAAGCATTTATTGCTGAATTCAAAGATAATTTCAGAAATCTTCCTTTCGAGGATATTGCTTTTCCTCGTGGGGTGAAGGGACTTGATAAGTATGCCTCCAAAGTAGACGGAGAAGTATACATCAAAGGGACTCCAATCCATGTGAAGGGCGCTCTGTTATATAACAATCTTATTAAAAATAACGAAGAACTGAGCAACAAATATCCGTTGATTGGTGAAAATGATAAGATTAAGTTTGCTTATCTCAGAATGCCTAATATCATTGAGGATACGGTTATTTCGGTCCCTGAAAGTCTACCAGATGAATTTGACTTGCAGAAGTATGTGGATTATGATATGCAGTTCCAGAAGACTTTCCTTGATCCAATTACTTCAATTCTTGATGTTATTGGTTGGCAAGCAGAAAGACAACTTACATTGGAGGACTATATGTAATGGCAAAATATGATCATGGTGGCGGCTGTGGATGTGGACTAGAAAAAGAATGCCCGCCAGATTGTGAGTGGTATAGATCAAGTGGTCATGAAAAGGGATATGATGCAGTTAAAGAAGCATTCAGAGAAGCCCGTAAAATACTTTCAAAACGAAATATAAGCATACAAAAGGAAAATAAAATGTCTCTACGTGATAAGCTAATCAAGAACTCTACACTCGAACATACTTCTATGCTTAGTGAGAGTAAAATTTATTCTAAAAAAGATATGATTCCTACACCAATTCCAATGATCAATGTGGCACTTTCTGGTTCACTTGATGGTGGAATTACCCCAGGTGTAACAATGCTTGCAGGACCATCAAAACATTTTAAGACCGGGTTTGCTTTACTTTTGGCTTCTGCTTTCCTTCGTAAGTATAAGGATGGTCTTATTTTGTTTTATGATTCAGAATTTGGAACGCCTCAAGGATATTTTGATACTTTCAATATTCCGCACGATTCGGTCATTCACTCACCCGTTACCGATGTGGAAGAACTAAAGCATGATCTTTCGGTTCAATTGAAAGAACTAAGTCGAGAGGATAAAATTTTTATTGTTATTGATTCGATTGGAAATCTTGCATCCAAGAAAGAAACCGAAGACGCAATCGAAGGTAAGACTGTTGCTGATATGACACGAGCAAAAGCTCTCAAGTCTTTCTTCCGCATTGTGACAGCCAAGTTAACACTTAAGGATATTCCTATGGTTGTGATTAATCATACTTACAAAGAAATCGGTCTATATCCGAAAGATATTGTAGGTGGTGGCACTGGTTCATATTATGGTGCTGATAATATTTGGATTCTTGGTCGCCAGCAAGATAAGGATGATAAAGAAATCAAAGGTTATCACTTTATCATTAATGTCGAAAAGTCTCGTTACGTCAAAGAAAAGTCAAAAATTCCTATTACGGTTTCTTATGACGGTGGCATCAATAAATGGTCAGGACTACTTGACTTGGCAGTTGAAGCAGGCTATATTGTAAAGCCAAAGAACGGATGGTATGCCAAGGTTGATAAGGAAACTGGTGAACTCAGCAAGAATTATCGTGCATCTGAGATCGATAATAATTCCGAGTTTTGGAAAGATGTTCTTAAGACAACAGACTTCGCATCATGGATTAAGAACAAGTATACTATGGCACAAGGGGAGATGATGGAGAATGAGTCTACCGAGTCATAATGAAGTATATTATAGCAAGGATGGCAGACTAAAATCTGCCATCTCTGTTATTGGCATGACCATCTTTATAGAATTCTATAAAGATGATATCATGTTAGATTTACAAGAATGTAAAGATCATAACATGCACTATGCACATGATATGGCAGAGAATTATTGTGCAGGAATATTTAAAGTCGAAAATAAGTTTTTATAGGAGTTTTTTATGAGTTTTGAACAAGTTATTTTCGGAAATCTGATTCTACGCGAAGAGTATGGCAGGAAGGTTATTCCATTCCTAAAACAAGAATATTTCGAAAATGGCGGTGATAGAATTATATTTGAATTAATTAATAACTATGTTCAAAAATATAATAATTTTCCTACACAAGAGGCGCTTAATATTGAACTTTCCAACAAAGAACATGTTGACCAAAATGTTTTTACTAGTGCATCGCAGTCGATTAGCCAATTAGACTTTGAACCTGATACGAGTATTGAATGGCTTGTAGATCAGACTGAAAAGTTTTGTCAAGAAAAAGCAATCTATAATGGTATTCGGCAGTCTATTCAAATCATAGATGGAAGCTCAGAAAAAACATTATCTAAGGGTTCTATTCCACAGATTTTGTCTGATGCGCTTGCGGTTAGTTTTGATAGTAATATTGGGCATAACTGGATAGATGATAGTGATTCTCGCTATGATTTTTATCACCGTAAAGAAGTTCGTGTTGCTTTCGATCTATCTTATCTAAACAAAATCACTGATGATGGATTACCAAACAAGACACTCAATGTTATTCTTGCAGGCTGTGTTCATCCTGATACGTTAATTAAAATTAGATATCGGTAAAAAGAACAAACCCTTTGATATAACCATTTGACAAGAATTCCTCTAATCTTTCAGGATGAATTCTTGTCCTGTGTTTTCCATTTGTTACACAAACCATATTCTTAAGTGCTTTACCCCCAAGAGAGGAATTCTTTTTGAAATTATCTGGATTATGTATTCCGATCTTTTTATCCATTTGAATTTTTGCTCCTGCTTTACCTCCAAAAGAAGCATTTTTTTTGAAATTATCTGGATTATGTATTCCGATCTTTTTATCCATTTGAGTTTTAGCCCCACGCTTTGACCATTCTGATTTAAAATTTTTAGTTGGGTCAAATATTCCTATATTATTATCTTTACACCAAATACCAATCGTTTTTCTTTGTTCACTAGTTAAATTACAACCTAACATATGCATAGCGCGTAAATCGTTTGGTTTCTTATGAATTTTCCATAATAGATAATGGGCTATAATGTGTTCTCTCACCGAAAGATAAGTGTAATTTGTTTCTTCGTCTAATCCACCTTGATGTTTTGGTATAATGTGATGACGATGAATATTTGATCCTTTAACCCATAAATTTTTTAGTTGACTTCTGCTACGACATAAATTATTGTATATCATGTTAAACATCAATAATACCTCCCGTTCCTGTTAACTTTATTTATATAAAATGAAAGAAAAACTTATGACCGAATGGCAAGAAAAAGAAATAAAAATTGGCGAAATTGCAAAATATATTTCTGATGGTTATGAAATAGAAGTTACTTCACCTGATGGATTTGTTCCGGTATCTACGTTTGTTGATAAGGGAGAATGGGACGAATATCGTTTAGAGACTGATGATAACCGAATTGTCCGAGTAAATGAGAATCATTTATTTGAAACTAAAAATGGGTGGGAATATGCAAAAGATTTAACTAACGATTATCAGATGTTTTTTACTGATTGTGGTTACGTTCGTGGAATTGTTAAAAAAATAAATAATAAAATACCAATCGTTGATATTCAAGTTGATCACGAAAACCACAGATATTATACAAATGGTGTATCATCACACAATACTGGTGTTGGTAAATCTCTTTTCATGTGTCATTGTGCTGCTGCTAATCTTATGGCTGGTAAGAATGTTCTTTACATCACAATGGAAATGGCAGAAGAACGAATCGCAGAACGTATCGATGCCAACTTACTTGATACTCCAATCAAAGAACTATCTATGATGCCAAAGGAAACCTATCAGCGCAAGATTGACCGTATCAAAAGTAAAACTATGGGCAAGATAATCATCAAAGAATACCCAACTTCCTCTGCTGGTTCATCAAACTTTCGTTATCTTCTTAATGAGTTGAAGTTAAAAAAGAATTTCAAGCCTGATATTATTTATATTGACTATCTAAACATTTGTTCTAGTTCTCGAATAAAATATACAGCTAATATTAACAGCTATACATATGTCAAGGCTATCGCAGAGGAACTTCGTGGTTTGGCCGTGGAATTTAATGTTCCAATTGTTACAGCCACACAAACAACTCGTGGTGGTTTTAATAATTCTGATGTTGGTCTTGAAGATACATCAGAAAGCTTTGGACTTCCTGCTACTGCTGATTTGATGATTGCCCTTATCAGCACCGAAGAACTTGCAGCGATGAATCAAATTATGGTGAAGCAATTGAAGAACAGATATAATGATATTTCTCTGCACAAACGTTTTGTGATTGGAGTTGACAAGAGCAAGATGAAATTGTATGATGTTGAAGATATTGCACAGAGTGATATTGTTGATGATCGACCTTTGATGGACAAAACTTCATTTGGAACTCGTGATAATGATGAATTTTACAGTAGCAAACCTAAATTTAACAAGAATAATTTTAAGGATTTTAAATAATGATTAAGAAATATCGAGTTGAAAAAAGTGGAATTAATATTTGGTCAATATACGAAATCACAACAGAACAATATGTGATGCATTTCGATCAGGCAGTAAAAGCCCAGACATATTGTAACAATTTAAATAAAAATAAGGTTGGGTTTAACGGATGGACCCCTGCTTTCATTGCAGAAGGAGTATGCAAAAGTATGCATTAAGTTTTATATAAATAAACTTACGACAGACAACTTGCAATACGTTTTGATTACGTATAAGTGGCATAGTGAATATAAGCACAGGAATAACTGAGATCAAGGTGGGGTTCCTCTCAGTCATGTTGTTTGGGAGAAGGGTAGATCGAAAGGTCTACCCTTTTTTTATATAAATATATTAGTCTTTAATAAAAAGGTTATATATACCCATGATACGTTTCAAAGAATTTTTATCTTTATATCTCTATGAAGATGATAACAAAAAAACAGATGTCCAAACAAATGGAGATATGCACGAATTATTGACTGGTTATCATTTGCTTGGGGGAAAACATATGGAAAATCCTCCAAATTCAAAAAAAGAAACGCCAGAAGAAGCACACGATAGAATCAAAAAAACAATGACTCCTCAAGATTATGATGATCATTTTCAAAGAGCAAAACTTGCTGCTGATGCCATATTTAAACATGTTGGTGGCAGAGAAAATATTGGTCATGTTCAACGGTCTGCAAAATCTGGTGACGTTAAAAAAATTACTGGTGTTGAAAAAACACAAAATGAAGATTCGTCTGATATTTACATTACCAAAAAAAATGGTAAACATTTAGGAATCAGTTTAAAAGCACATAAGGAAAAAGGCAAACCAGCACATATTAAGGCACCTGGGTTAGGTGCTATTGAAAATAGTTTGGGGTTTAAACAGTCATCTCAGAATATGATAGATACATCAAGAAAAAAACTTGAAGACAAATACGGAGATGAAATTAAAGGAAAATCACGAGCAGAATTAAAGAAAATCGTTCCTAAAAACCCACAACTAAAAGCCGATGAAGCAGCAGAACGAAAAAAATTATTACCTGCAATTGCAAGCAGATGGCATAAAGCTTATTCACAATTACCCAAACCAGAATTGGCACGTCATTTAAGAAATTTATTGCACGCAAATAATACCGGACAAGATCATATTAGGGTTGTATCAAGTGGCATTAACGGAAACTATCATACTAGTTTAATTAATCCACATATTGATTATGATCATTATTTGAACGATCATAATAATCTTGATGTAACCCATGAAGATAATTCAGTAAATTTTAGACATAAAGGAAAAATCATCCTTTCTCTTAGAGCAAAAACTGAAGGTGCTGCTGGCATTCTTAAAACAATTAAAAGTGACACACAACTCACCGGGAATTCAAAATAAAATTTATTATAAATACAGGTAAACCTCTAACGGATGGACACCAAACTTTATTGCGTCTGTTTATGAAAAAAGATAAATAAAATAAACATTTTACTATTTTAGAAGGATCAATAAATGAATACCGTAGAACTTGCGACACTGTTTATTTCTAACCAACAAAAACAATTGGCAAGTTCTACGGTAAATACTGTGCCTCTTCTTGAGAAACTTACACCAGCCGAAGAAAAAGAAGCTTCTACATGGGAACGTGACCCAAAAGCAGTAGCAGCCACGGATCATTTTTTCGGCAAAGGTAATGATGAAATATCAGAACCTCTTTCTGGGACTGTCGATAAGTCTGAAATACATAAAGCAGTAGAGCGTCACATCGGCCAAAATATTGAATCCGACGATTATAGGGCAGGTCAAACAACAGACAAATATGGAAGAAAAGTAAAAATTGGCGGAATTCTTACAAAATCAAAAGCGCCAAGTCAACTTATTAATGGATTTGCAAATGACAGCACCAGACAAGGCAAGAAACAAACAGGTTTAAGTGTTAGAATTACAAGATCGGGGGCGGGTATTCGTAATCAGACTGCCCCCGAACAGTCGTGGGAAAATAGTTCTTGTAAAAATGTCCATACGGGTATCAATAGGCATTATCTACAACAAGAAACAAAACATGGCACTGTTGTTGCATATCTTCATAATCACAAAGGCGAAGAAATTGCAAGAGCAACATTACAACCTCATATAAACAACGAAGGCCATACAGCATATGCCGTTGATTCATACTATGGTCTTGACCACGAAGGATTTAAAAAACATGCAGAAGATTTAGCTAAGAGACTTTCTGGTGAACATAAAGGTGGGAGTTTGCTTTATACTAAACACCCAGGAGTATATAATGATAATGGCAAATCCATTATGCTTCATCCAAATGCAACTAAAGACGATTTAAATAAAGCGTTAGACGATAAAAATCCAGAAGTTCGTGAAGCAACGGCAGGACATCCAAATGCAACAAGTGAAAATATCAATAAAGCACTTGATGATAAAGATCATTATGTTCGTGAAGCAGCAGCAAAAAATCCTAATGCTAATGAAAATCATATCAATAAAGCACTTGATGATAAAGATGATAATGTTAGATTGGCCGCTACCAAACACCCAAACGCATCTGAAAAAAATATCAATAAAGCACTTGATGATAAAGATGATTTTGTTCGTGGAGCAGCAGCAGAACATCCAAAAGCAACGAATGAACATATCGATAAAGCATTAAATGACGGCGAATCTGATGTCCGTATAGCAGCAGCAAAAAATCCTAATGCTAATGAAAATAATATCAATAAAGCACTTGATGATAGTGATCGTCATGTTCGTGCGGCAGCAATAAGAAATCAAAATGTCACAAATGAACATATTAATAAAGCATTAGATGATAAAAACTGGAATGTTCGTATGGCAGCAACAAAACATGAAAAGGCAACAAAAGAAAACTTAAATAAAGCATTAGATGATAAAAACTGGAATGTTCGTATGGCAGCAGCATCACATCCAAATGCAACTAAAGAACATCTTGATAAAGCATTAAATGATGAAGATGAATATGTTCGTATAGCAGCAGAAAAAATGCTTGATAAATTAGGAGAAAAAAAGACAATGAACGAATCGTTTAATTTTACACAATCACTATACGAAAAGATTAATCCTTTTGATATTGGTAGATCACACCGAGACGTAACCAACCACATGAAACAAATAGGTTACGTTCTTCATCGTGACCGTGGTGATCATGAAGTATATAAACATCCAAATTCCCCGCATACAATCGCAGTTCCCCGCCATAAAGATATTTCTCCTGGGGTAATCCGACAGATTATGGCGCATATTAAAACTGTTCAAGAATCTGTTGATGAATCTAACAGAGGTCTTTGGTATAATATTCGTAAAAGAAGAGAGGCTGGTAAACGTATGCGTAATCCAGGAGAACCGGGCGCTCCAACAGCCGAGGCAATCAGAAATTCACAAAAAAAAGAAGAACATACCACGCTAGATACTATTAAAAGAGTTATTTCTGAATCAGCGGCATGGCAAAGAAAAGAAGGTAAAAATCCTAAAGGTGGTTTAAATCAAAAAGGTGTTAATAGTTATAAAAAAGAACATCCAGGTTCGCATCTTCAGACCGCTGTTACAACAGAACCAAGTGAAATAAAACAGGGTAGTAAGGAATATAACCGTAGAAAATCTTTTTGTGCAAGAATGAGTGGGGTGCCTGGACCCATGAAAGATAAGCATAATCGTCCAACACGCAAGGCACTTTCGTTAAAAAAATGGCATTGCCAAATGGGAACACATTAAATACAAAAAATAATATAGTTTAATGGGTGGATGAGAATGAAATCAATTGTTCAGCGAATTAAAAAATTATTTTGTTTTGACGTAATTGAAAACATAGAAAAATCATCCGATGACGTAATTAAAACATTTTCTAATACTGCGATTGAAGTCCACCATACTATGTCTAAAGAAGAGTTAAGAACCGAAGTGCATAAATACATAGCCGAACATAAAAAAAGAACAAATCATGATAAGATTTTCTAAATTTATAAACGAAACATTAGAGCATCAACCTGGGTCAGCAACGACTCAGGTTGCTACTACAACTGGAACATACAAAAAAAGTGCAGAATTACTTAAACATCATCTTAAACCCCATTCAAAAGTTCTTGATTATGGTGCTGGTCTTGGTGGAGGCACCCATGCTATGCGTCAATCGTTTCATAATGATGGTGGGCATGTTGAAGTGCATGGGTATGAGCCTGCACCAGAAAGAAGCACACACAAGCCAAACTTCACAAAACCAGAAGAAATTAAAGATCAGTATGATGGTGTTGTCTCACATAACGTCTTAAATGTTTTGCATCCAGAACTTCGTCATCATGTAACAAAACATATTCTCAGTCTTCTTAAACCTGGGGGTCATGCCATTATCGTAACAAGAGGATGGGCTGGTGACGTGAATGCAGCTAAAAATTCTGAACCAGGAGGTGAACCAAACTCTATATTGGTGCATCGTAAGACTAAAAATGGTGTGCAAAAAGTATACCAAAAAGGTTTTGATGGTAATGAACTTCATGATTACGTTAAGGGAATTGCGGGCGATAATTACGAAGTCAAAAAAATAAAAAAAATTGGTGGTAGTGCAGTCCATATAAGAAGAATAAAATAGGAAACGAATATGAAAGAATTAATTGAACAAATGAAAAAGGTGCTTGCCACCAATTTTGCATTTTATTTGAAATCTCATAATTTTCACTGGAATATCGAGGGACCAAATTTTCCTCAATATCATTCATTTCTTGATGGTCTATACAATGAAGTTTGGGAAGCAGTCGATTCTATTGCTGAACATATTCGCACACTAGAAGCTTATGCACCAGGAAGTTTTACAAGATTTCAAACTCTTAGTTCAATTCAAGATCAACTAAATATTCCATCAGCAATAAAAATGATCAAAGAATTAGAATCGGATAATACAACCTTGATAAGCGAACTAACTAAAGCTCAAAAGATGGCAGAAAAAGAAAGTTGTGTTGGTCTTTCAAATTTCTTACAAGACCGTATTGATATACATTTCAAACATGGGTGGATGCTAAAATCCATTTTAAAAGGTCAATAAAATGGACGATAAGAGCAAATACAAGTCACTGGCACGAGTTATTGCCGAAATGAACGGTGCTAATGCTGGTGGTAGAATAACTGGTCATGATGCTGGTAAATCAAGTAGGGCGGCCTATTCTTCATTTGGGGGCGGGCATTCAACTGCTATGAGTCGAGTTGCAGGACAAGAAAGAAATGCCGAACAAGATTCAGAAAAAGCAAAAGAAACCGCAGAAAAAGAAACTATCAAACGTCAACATGATGCCAAAAAACGTTCACACAGCGGAATGGTTCATGCCGAAGCTGCTGATCCAGATCATAACACCAAAGAACGCGAAAAAGTTATAAATGTTTCACGTCCAGACAACGAAAAACCAACAAATTCAAAATCTAAACTTGCAAGAACATCAGAAATCAACACAAAAATTATAGAGGAGCCAACAATGTTTTCAAAAAATTTCGGTCTATCGGCGGCATTGATTAGTGCTGCTCGTAGTGTAATGGAAAAGAAAAATCAACCCACAGAAGATACTAAATTATCTGATGTTAAAAAAATGGTTGGAGGAAAAACTAAAGTTGATGTTCATCCACAAATTAATACAGATATTAAAGAAGAAGATTTGGATGAAGCACCAAGAAGTGTTATTGGTGCTCATGCTGTTGCTGCCCGCCAATATCATCAGCAAATTGAAGCAGCCAGAAAAAAAGGCAAAACTCCTGATCCTAATTTAATTAATCGTATGAAATTCCATCAGAGACAAATTGTTCGTTTAAAGTCTGGTAATATGGAAGAAGGTATTAATTTTTCAGAATCAGATAAGAACAAAGATGTTGATGGCGAAGAAGACAACGAAAAAGAAGAAAAAGCCGAAACCAAAAAAGTCCGCAAGTTAGAAGTTGATGCTCGTCATGCACCAAAATCACACGGCAAAGACAAAAACAAAGATGTTGATGGTGAAGATGAAGATGACGATGAAAAAGCCGAAACCAAAAAAGTTAAAAAACTAGAACGTATGCAAGAAGGTCTGATTGGTAAACAAAAAAACCTAGATAAAGCACCACCTTATGGTGAACTAACAAAAGCAGATTTCACTGCTCTTCGTAATAGTAATGGTAAATGTAATCGTTGCGGAAAAAACGGCAAATGTAATTGTAGCTCTATGAAAGAAGATACTCTTTCGTCAGCAGAACTAGATCGCCTTGAAAGAATCTCTGCGTCTTTTAATTCAGAGAGTAAAGTTCCTATGGCTCCTTTAATTGGTAATCAAAATAATACTGACGGTGAAGGAGTCAAAAATAATAATGCTTCTTATAATATTTCTGATGAAAAACAAGATTTTATAACAGGAAAGCGTATTAAAATTAACAAACAAGAAACTGATAGATTTCCTACTATTGTCAATAAAAAAAGCGAAAATCAAATTTATGCAAAAGGCGGAAAGTCATAAAAATATATCCTGAACAGCAAATAATATAAATAAGAGAAACAAGTTTAAGGAGTAAAAAACTATGGCACTATGGGGCAGAAATGATAAGGCTGTTACGGCTACAGGATCAACAACCACTGAAACTTCCAATGGAGCACCAATCGGAACTTACGCTCTAGTAAAAGGCGGGCGAGGCGGGTCTATAACTCCTGTATCGTCACCAAATGCTGATTTTGGCAATACATCAGCAGGGTCTAAGGCATCAATCGATGTTGCAATGTTTAATAACACAACAATCGGAGTCTTCACTTCAGGAAGAGCCGTGGGTGTATTTGGTGTATCAGCAACCGAAGCACAAAATACTACAAACTCTCTAGCAACAAGTCAAGTAACATTTGGTGGTTCTGGTTATCAGGCCAATGCTACCGTTTCATTAACTCTTATTAACGGTGGAACATCTGGCGTTGCTAATGCTTTTGCTAACACAACGGCAGGTTCTTCAAGCGCAGGTCGTATTACTGCACTTAATATCCAGACCATCGGTTCTGGGTATCAAGCACCACCATTGCCAGTAATTGCTGCTCCTGCCGCAATCACAATTCAGGCCAACACAAATGGTGTTGTTGCTGCAACAGATTTTATAAAAGTTACGACAGCCAATTCGTTTTGGCAAGCAGGAGATCGCTTGTATTATTTGGTTACAACAGCTAATACACCACTAACCCCATTAACAGGAAATGCTTATTATTATGTTTCTTTTGCTAATACAACAGGCATTGTGTTATCAGCAACTCCTGGTGGATCAAATATTGACATTACCGATGTAAGAACGACTGCAACAGCAGAAACTGGTCATACAATTCGTGGTGATACTGCAACAGGTGTATTGACTTCTTCTGCATCAGAATATACTGGTCTTGCACATGCTGGCTGGGTTCTTCGCACCGAAGGAACTGGTGGTCGTGCTGGTCGTGTTCAATACGAAACATTGGTAGCTATGGGAACTCTCGGTTCTACCCTTGCCGCTCATGGAACAGCCGCTACAACTACTGATGCTTCTGATGCAACAATTCTTCCTGGCGCTTAATAGGTAATTTATAATCATGGCAAATGACGCTAAAAAAATTAGTGATTTAACCGTAGCTACTACCCTGGCTTCAACGGACAGGGTAGTAGTCCTTTACAATGCCACTACAACTGCGAATGTTCAAACTATTACCGTTTCAAATCTTTTTCAGAACATGCCTGCCGTAACTACAACTTCGGTTGCTATAGGAACGATTGGGTCTGCTAACGGATTTTTAGCAAATGCCACATCTATTATGGTAGGCAACTCATCATCAAATGCTCAAATTCAATGGAATCCTGTTGATCTTTCGATAGCAGAATTAAGTTCAAGTCAAAACAATTTCGTTGAGGCTGTTTTATGGAACGCTAATACAGGCAATAATGCATCAGCCGACTTTATCGTAAATGATACCACTGGTCCAGTATCAAGCAATCCAAATTATATCGATGTTGGTATAAATGGAAGTGGATTCTTACAATCTTCCTGGACAATTAATGGCCCATCTGATGCTTATATTTATTCTGGTGGAACAAATCTTTCTATAGGGACTGCTGGGGCTTCTCCCTACATGAATTTCTTCACTGGTGGAACTCTTTCTACTAACGAAAGAATGCGTATCACAAGCACAGGAAATGTTGGTATCGGAACAACAACTCCTACATATAAACTTGATGTAAACGGGGATACTCGTGCTTCCAACGTTACGGTTACTACCAATACAGGGTTGATTCTTGGAACTGGTTCATCGACAACATCTGCTAATGGATTTACATATCTTCCAAACGGTCTGTTAATGAACTGGGGCTGGTTTTCTGCAAATACTGCAACATCGGGAAATGCTAGTTTTGCTAAAGCATTCCCAATAGCGGTATTATCATTTACGGCCACAAGCGTTGTAGGTGCTTTTTATGCTTATTTAAGCGCAGCACCAACAACAGGAAGTCCCATATCTAATGTTGCGCTTAAATCATCATCTACGGGAACTGGAAGTAACGTTTATTTTATTGCGATAGGATATTAAACATAAAATAATGGATGAGTTATTGACGGACGACAACTTTTTATTATTTTGTGCAAAATATTATGATAATACCTACATGCATTCTACGGAAGAGTTTCTTGAAGATTTAGAAAGAATTAAATATATCAAGAAACTCTTAACGAGGTATATGGAAACTGGTGAGTTAAAAGATAGGCTTATTTTAAATCATATAATTACGTTGCATAATGTGTTTGGTGAAAAACTTGCAAAAATATTATATTTGAAGTTGAAACCACAATTTTCGTTAGTCAAACCGTTTTTAATATTGTTAAACGCATTTCCTACCGTCATAAAAAATGTCAAGGACGAAAATGTCGTATACACAGATGCGATTGTTATGGATTCTGGTATCATAAAAGCACTAAGGTTGATTGTCAATGCATAAAAACATAAACGAAACAGAATCCGCAGGTCCAGTAAATGCTATGGGCGCATCTAGTTCTGGTAACGCAAGTAGTCCTATTGCTACATTTGATCCTATGTTACAAAATCATAGTGTTTCTGGAAAGAAAAAACTTCGCACCATGTTTACTCGGACCCCACTAAAAAATATAGAAGGACAGTAAGACATGGCATTATCACCAGACAACGAAAATCGTTTTAATAAAATAGATGATGCAATTCAAAGACTTGCTGTTGTTGCTGCTGATCTTTCAAAAATGCTTGCAGTCCACGAACAAAGATTAACCCAGCAAGAAAAAATTTCTGATAACGTTTTGGATATGGTAGAGAAACGAAGAGTTGAATACGAAGATAAAATTGATAGCGTATACACAACGATGCGAAACGAAGATAATCTCGTTTTAGCAGAAATCAAAAAATCCCGCGAAGATTCTACCACCCAACATAAAAATTTAAATGAAAAAATTGCTAGTATCGAAAAAATGATATGGATGGCGTGTGGTGGTGGTGCTATGATCGGATATATCATATCTTTGGCCATTACCTATGTTAAGGCATCCCACTAAAATTTCTCTTGACAACCTATGATGATCCTCGTATAATCATTCCTGTGATTATGATGTATAGGAAATTGTTATGGATTATCTTGAGTCTAAGTATCTTAATATCCTTTCCATTAGGTTAAGGAATTATAAACGTAAGTCTGGTAATACTTTAAACTTCTCATGTCCTCTTTGTGGAGACTCTGAGACTGATAAGAAGAAATCCAGAGGTTATATATACAGCAAATCGGGAAAGACATTGTATCACTGCCATAATTGTTCAGTGACGATGGGGTTTGATAATTTCCTGAAGACTGTAGATTTTCAATTACATGCAGATTATCTTTTAGAAAAACTTAAGGATCGTAAGACCCCTGAGCAAGAAGAATTACATGCTTTTGTTGATAAAATGAAGAAGCCTGTATTCATGTCTGCTGGGCCATTAAAAGGTCTTAAGAAGATCAGTCAATTATCACCAGATCATCCAGCAAAAGTTTTCATATCGGAACGTTTAATCCCCAATCCATTTCATTCCAAGATTTTCTGGTGTCCTAAGTTTTTTTCCTGGACAAATGATATAATTCCTGATAAGTTTAGTGAAAGTGCTTTGAAATATGATGAAGGACGAGTTCTTATTCCGTTTATCAATAAGGATAAGAACATGCACGCTTTTCAGGGCAGAGCATTGAGCGGTGATGCTAAGACTCGTTATATTACGTTAGTTAATGATGAAACCACACCAAAAATATATGGTTTGGATGTGGTGGATTTTAATAAAAAAACTTATGTGTTTGAAGGTGTATTGGATGCAATTTTTGTTCCCAATAGCATCGCAACAGCCGGTGGTGATCTGGTTTCAACTATTAAAGATTTGCCGAAGAAAAATATGGTGGTCGTTTATGATTGCGAACCAAGGTCAAAAGAAACTGTAGCAAAAATGTCTAAGGCAATTATGAATGGGTATAAGATTTGTATTTTTCCTGAAAACTTTACATTTAAAGATATCAATGATGCTATTTTAGGAGGTTTGAGTCCAGAATTTATACAATATATTATTGATCAACATACTTACAGCGATCTTAATGCTATGATTGCATTAAACCAGTGGAAGAGAGTTTAAATATTGATACAAAATATCACTTGACTTCCAAAATAACCCATGCTAAGTTATGATATATTAATATGTGGAGTAAAGTATGACAGAATTGACAGGTTATTATGATCCTCCGAAAGATGGATACTACTCAGTGGAATATTGTATCCTAGAATTTTGGAGCGGTTCAAAAAATCCAGACTGTTTTAAGTGTGTGGTGGCCACGACTTTTTCTTATGAAATTGCTGAGAAAATTGTAATGGAAGATGAACTTCATAGGACTTGGGTTAAGGCTTATCGATTATACCAATATCCAGAGAAGGAAAACAAAAGTGACTAAAATTAACAGCGAATGCACAATTTTCAGTGCAGAAAATCTCAAGATCATAGAAGAACATTATAAAGCCAAGTATGTCTACCAAACTCATCTAATGGGTAAAAGTTGTTGGACTAATATTGTCGGTGCTGTTTTTTGGCAAGACAATCCTCCGAATGATTATGATAACTGGTTTGCTTTGTATTACTCTGATGATAGTAAACTTATGGTTACATCGGCCACCGATACCGCTAAACATAATGTTACAGCGTTAAATGTTGGTGAAGATGAATGGATTTATTCTCACAATCTTCATCATTTTTGTGAGAAGAATGGGCTTGCAATTGACGGTGGTAGGGAGTATACTAGGCTTATTGGTAATAAGCCCTTTGTTACCGCAGAATTCAAACCAACCCCTGATGGCCTTGTTAATGTAGGAGAACTAGAGCGATGAAACTAGCATGGCTTTGTTATAGCAGCGATGATGGATATAATGAATATCATATTCGTTTTGTTGAACCTGACCCTATGTCATGGGATAAGGTAGTTCCAATCGTGTATGCAGTTTTGGTTGATCAAGGTGAAGAATGAGAGACCCAAAATTTGGCTATCACTGGATTTGGATGGTTCCTCTACTGTGGAGCACGTGGGCTTTCTATGAAATGGTCGAGAGATATAGTGCTTGGCGACATCGCCGCAAGATTCGCAAGATTTTGAAAAACAACCCCGAGGTTCGCAGGATGAGCGAATTGGCAGGAATCAAACAGTGACAGCATTGATTGTAACCCTATCTCTCATCGGCACTGTTTGCTACTTTCTCGGAGCGTGCACCTCGCCCTGGGTGGGTTGGGGCCTGTTGGTGTGGATTGGGATTGACATAGCTTGGTTCATACGGAATATTGGAAACAAAACCGGTCCTGCCGAACCTTGGTATGTGTGGGCATTGTTGGCTCCGACCATGGCAATCGCATTTTTGTTTGGACACTTGAACCACCTGTTCCAAGATTTGATGAAACTACCATAAGAGGATTTGCATGATAAAAACAACCAAGCTAATCACACCTGTTATTGATAGAATCACTGACTATCTGGGTAGTGGTGCAAACTTTCACCAAGAAGCCCGCATCAGGGGACGATGAATGATGACGCTGCAACTTAATCCACCATTGCCTGTTATAACACCCCACGGTTCCGCATTGGCTCATATTATCATTGACTATGGACCAGAACACAATTTATTTTGGGTGTGTTTTCAAGACAATAACTCTGAGTGTTGGACATGGCCGAATAACGAAATCAAAGCACAAACCAACATTACAATGGGTAGACAAAAACCTATTATCTACAGATAAAGAAATTTTAAAGTGGGATAAGTAATATCAGGCCAAAAACTTTCTAAATATTTGAAAAAACTTATTGACAGCCACCTCACTGTGATGTATAAATGAGGAACAACAAAAGGAGATTGAAATGAAGATTCTTAAAAATATGGCAGCGCAAGGTGATTTTATCATTGTGCGTATCAACGAGTTCCCAGAAAATATCGTTCCTGTAAATGCAGAGAATGGTCATATCGTGGTTGCTCATTCTGAAACTATGCATAATCACGTAATGGAAGCTGAATATGTTGAGGCTTTCGAACCTGTGACTAACAAAAGCAATACACAGAACATTGATTTGTATAAAATGTTTCTTCTAGTAAAAGAAGATACTAAAATCGATCATCTACGATCACATGATACACACGAAAGCATTCTAGTTCCTCCTGGAAAGTATATGATTCGTCGCCAGCGAGAGTATACACCAGAAGGTTTTCGTAAGGCTGCTGACTAATATCTGAAACATAAAGGAAATTATATTATGGCCGCTACAAATAAGATCGATAAGCTAACCCCAGAACAAGAAGCAATGATTCCTATGCATCTTGCCAAGTGGTTGAAGATTGGTCTTAATACCGATGTTATTGATTTTGCTAAGGCTAAGAAGGCCCTTGCACTTTGTTATACTACGCAAAATCTTAAGGCACCTAGCAAAATGTATTACGCTAAGGGTCCACACGATGCCTATAAGATTTACAAGTCAATTCGTCCCGAAGGTGATGTAAATTCCTTTATGAATGGAAACATTTTCGGTTCTCAGGACAGTTCTTGGATTAGCTTTTATTCTTATTTTAATGATGTTTGTGGTATCGATCTCAGCATCATTAACGGTCTAGTTGAATATGCCAAGGAAGGTGGTTGGGCCTGGGTTGATGAGGATGAGGCTATTATTCAGGAACGCCCAATGCTTATCAAGTTCGATGATCAGAATCGTCTACATTGCGAAGATGGACCTGCTATCGAATATATGGATGACACTAAAGTATATGCTTGGCATGGTGTTCGTCTTGATCGTAAGCGTTGGCACTGGATTGCTGATAAGAAGTCTCTAACAGCTAAAGAGGCATTGAAGCAAGATAATCTAGAACTTCGCCGCGTTGCTTGTGAAATTCTTGGTTGGGTTCATATTCTTAAGGAATTGAATTCTAAGGTTATCGATGTTGACGAAGACCCAATGATCGGAACACTTCTAGAGGTTGATATCCCCGACATTGGCACCGAAAAGTTCTTGCAAGTTCTTTGTGGGACTGGAAGGTCATTCGCAATTCCTGTGCCACCTGAAATGAAAACTGCCCTGCAAGCCAACGCATGGACATATGGGTTTGAGGAAAACGAACTACGGGATTTGGAGTTCCGAACCTAAAATAACTGGTTGTATCAATGGGGAGCAAAAAATAAACTGCTCCCCATTTTTATTCCTGTCGTATAAAGGTCTTTCATATATCATGGTATTATCTAAAATCAAAAAAATAATTTATAATGATGTTCTTAAGCATATGCAAGAACCAATATGTGTAAATCGACAAATACAGACTATTGTTTATACTAGGCATATGGTTCTTTCTTCGATGGTAGTTATTAATAAAATATATGCTAAAAATCAATTATTGGAAAATTTGGAAGATTTAGATGACCGTTAAAAAACAAGTCAGGTATCAAATCTGGGATCAAGCCTGGGAACAAGTCAGGTATCAAGTCGGTAATCAAGTCAGGCATCAAGTCTGTGGTCAAGTCAGGGATCAAGTCGGGGATCAAGTCAGGGTTCAAATCACAAATCAAGTCTGGGATCAAGTCTGGGATCAAGTCAGGGAAGATTTAGATGACCGTTAAAAAACAAATTAGTAAACAAGTCTGTGAACAAGCCGGGGATCAAGTCTTGCATCAAGTCTTGCATCAAGTCTGGTATCAAGTCTGTGAACAAGTCTGGGATCATGTCGGGGATCAAGCCGGGGATCAAGTCAATAGTCAAGTCAGGGAAGATTTAGATGACCGTTAAAAAACAAATCTGGGATCAAGTCAGCTATCAAGTCAGGGATCAAGTCTGGGATCAAGTCAGCTATCAAGTCTGGGATCAAATCCAGGATCAAGTCTGGAATCAAGTTGGTATTCAAGTCAGGAGTCAAGTCAGTAGTCAAGTCAGGAGTCAAGTCAGTAGTCAAGTCAGGGAAGATTTAGATGACTGTTAAAAAACAAATTAATAAACAAGTCAGCGGGCAAGTCTGGTATCAAGTCTGTGAACAAGCCGAGGATCAAGTCAGCTATCAAGTCGGTATTCAAGTCAGGTGTCAAGTCCACGATCAAGTCGGAGATCAAGTCGGAGATCAAGTCAGCTATCAAATCTGGGATCAAGTCAGGGAAGATTTAAATGATGCGTAAGAAAAGTATTTTTGCATATAAAATACATGATGATATAAAAGATACGTTATGGAAAATGACAAGAAACACACAGAATGAAAAAATAAGGGAACGAATTTGGATTCCTTATAATAAAGAATATTCTATAACTGAACAAGCTAACCACTTTTCATTTTGGCAAGTTAATGAGAATTTAAGAGAGTATGAAGGTAGATACGAAAAAAGCATATCATATTTCTGAGAGAGAAGGAAAAATACCAAATCTTTCAAAGGCATCACTAGGTCATTTCACGTATCATGCTCTTAAGTGTGGTGTAGAAATATATCAACTATGGGCTTTCAATCCTAGTTATGAACGATCCAGTGTTTATCCTGCCATCAAAGCAACTGAAAAACAACTTGACTATCTGAGAGAACAGGGCTATTATTTTGTTGAGCCTGCAAAGCTTAATGTGAATTGATACCCGCATAAAACAAAAGGAAAATATAAAATGAAATTAAAAATTATTAAAAAAGATAACTTTTTAGTCCGCGATGTCCGTAAACCAGAAAGGCCATTTGAATGTTTATATTTTGAAAATGGTGGTAAAAAGTGCCCAGCCCCCGAAAATGTGAATGGGGTATGGGAAGATGAACTTTATAAATGCTCCGTTTGTGGTTGAATATGTTATGAGTATATGAAATGATCACTGAAACAAACACAGCTAAAATCATCGCTATGACACAATCTATAGTGATCGACCCAAATACTAACAATCGCCTAACACCCCAGGAATTTCTTGCATATACTGCACGGGTATCAAATCCTGGGAACCAAATGAATAATGCAACGTCCGAGAAACTTCTACAATACTGCATGAAAAATCAGCACTGGTCTGTGTTTGAGCAAGTCAATGTTGTAATGGCAGTAGAAACAACACGCGATATTGGTCGTCAACTTCTTCGCCATCGTTCTTATTCCTTCCAAGAATTTTCACAGCGTTATGCCGACCCAACAAAAGACCTTGGGTTTGTTACCAGAGAGGCTCGGCTACAGGATAAAAAGAACCGCCAAAATAGTATTGAGACAGATGACGTAAATTTAATTAAAGAATGGGAAGATCGTCAGCAAGCAATTATTCAAATGGCCAATGAAACATATCGCTGGGCTATTGAAAATGGTGTTGCAAAAGAACAGGCTAGAGCAATTTTACCCGAAGGTCTCACGCTTTCACGCCTTTATGTCTCAGGATCGGTGCGTTCTTGGATTACATATATAATGGTCCGAACAAAACATGGGACACAAAAAGAACATATGGAAATTGCCGAATGCGCCTATAATGAACTCCTACCATATTTTCCCTTTATGTCCGTTTTGCGGAATTCAATTAACAATTAATCAGGAACTGAAATAAATGAGTATTAAAAATCAAAGACTTAATCCGTATCAACGCTATATTTCACTTTCGAGATATGCCCGTTTCCTTCCTGAAAAGACTCGCCGCGAATCATGGGAAGAAACTGTTCAGAGATATTGCGATTATTTCTATGAACGAGACAATTCCTTTCCAAAGAATGAAATTTATAATTCTATCGTAAACCTAGAAGTTATGCCTTCCATGCGTGCTCTTATGACTGCTGGTAAGGCTCTAGATCGTGATAATGTTGCGGGTTATAATTGCTCATATATCGCCGTAGATGACCCTCGTTGTTTCGATGAGGCTTTGTATATTTTAATGTGTGGCACGGGCCTAGGCTTCTCTGTTGAGCGCCAATTCGTCAGCAAGCTACCAGTAGTCTCAGAAGAATTTCATCCAACAGAAACCACAATTAAAGTTCGTGATTCAAAGATCGGCTGGGCTTCTTCTTATCGTGAATTGATCAATCTTCTTTATGCTGGACAGGTGCCTCAATGGGATTTGACTGCCCTACGTCCTGCTGGCGCTCCACTTAAGACATTTGGTGGTCGCTCTTCTGGACCTGCTCCACTCAATGATCTTTTCAAATTTACTATTAATATTTTCCGTAAGGCTGCTGGTAGAAAACTAACAAGTATCGAATGCCATGATATTGTGTGCAAAATTGCCGACGTTGTTGTAGTTGGTGGTGTTCGTCGTAGTGCATTGATTTCATTGTCAAATCTTTCTGATGATCGTATGCGTGGTGCAAAGAATGGTCAGTGGTGGGTTGATGATGCTCACCGTGCGCTTGCTAACAATTCTGCTGCTTATACCGAAAAACCTGATATTGGTGCGTTCATGAAAGAATGGCTATCTCTTTATGATTCTAAGTCAGGTGAACGTGGTATTGTTAATCGTGTGGCTGCTATCAAGAAAGTTAAGAGTCTTGGTGATCGCCGTAAGTCGAATTATGATTTCGGAACAAACCCTTGCGGTGAAATTATTCTACGTCCAAACGAATTTTGTAACTTGACTGAGGTTGTTGTCCGTGAGCAAGATACCTTAGAGACTCTACTTGCAAAAATTAAATTTGCAACAATTATGGGAACATTCCAATCCACACTAACTGACTTCCGTTATCTTCGTTCTGTTTGGAAAAAGAATGTTGAAGAAGAACGTTTACTTGGTGTTTCATTAACTGGTATTATGGATCATCCTGTTATTGGTTATCCCACAGAAGAAGCAAAGAACTGGTTTATTACTCTTCGTGAACATGCCGTAAAAGTCAACAAGGAATGGGCAGAAAAACTTGGTATTCCTGCATCTGCATCAATTACCACCGTGAAACCCTCTGGGACAGTTTCACAATTAGTTGATTCGTCATCTGGTATTCATCCACGTATGTCTCGATACTACATCAGAACAGTTCGTAATGATAAGAAAGACCCACTATCTGATTTCTTGATTTCTCAGGGCGTTCCTCATGAAACTGACGTAATGAAAGATAGTAATTGGGTATTTTCTTTCCCAATGAAGTCACCAGAACATTGCCGTATTGCTTCTGAAATGACCGCTATCGATCAGCTAGAGCATTACTTGATTGTTGGTGAGCATTACGTAGAACACAATCCTTCAATCACTGTCTATGTGCGTGAACATGAATGGCTTGAAGTTGGTGCCTGGGTCTATAAACACTTTGATCAAATCAATGGCGTTTCGTTCTTACCTTACAACGACACCATTTATCAACAAGCACCATATCAGCCAATGACTAAAGAAGCATATGATGAAATGATCAAGACATTCCCAGAAGTTGATTTCGACTTGTATAATGTAAATGAACATGAGGATAAGACAACAGGAACACAAGAACTAGCATGTGTTGCAGGAGGATGTGAAATTTAAAATAAATGTATTCCGTTAGTCCATAAAAAGACTACCGGAATCTGGCACGCTCATATCCATCAGCAACTCTAAAAGGAATACATAATATGGCTACCTGGAAATCTGGTTTAAAAGTTTTTATTGATATGGCCAATGCAGTATATGAAACTGTGTCAGATGATAGCGTTCGTGAAAGACTTTACGAACAATTTATTGAAATTTTTGAAGAATACAATATCGATTCGCCTGATCGTGAATGTTTTGGTATTGATCCAGTTTTGGATAAAATTTTAAAGGAATCTGGTTGGGTCTTAGAAAACGAAGACGAAGACGATGACGATGCGTTAGATTTTGGTGATCGGGAGGATCATTAATATTTTAGATGCCTAAGTAGTGAGGATATTGAAGGAGATTCCTCACTATGACATGGTTATATAATGAAACTCCTCTTGACGAGGATGGTATTTCGGAGTATATTGGCTTTGTATACTTGATAACGAATTTAACCAATGATAAAAAATACATTGGTAAGAAGCTACTCAAAAAATCAAAGACCAAACAAATCAAAGGCAAGAAAAAGAAATTTCTTGTTGAATCGGACTGGAAAACTTATTTCGGTTCTAATAAAATTCTCAACGAAGATGTGTTGTCTTTAGGAGAACATAATTTTCGTAGAGAAATAATCGTCCTTTGCAAATCGAAGGGCTTGTGTAATTATCACGAAGCTAGATTACAATTTACAGAAAAAGTGCTAGAACGTGATGATTTTTATAATGAATGGATCATGGTAAAAGTCCATAGATCACATTGCAACATAAAGGAGAAATCTAATGCCCTGGCCAGCAAAAAATCGTCCACGAAAAGGGCGGCGTAAGATCGGTAGCGCAAAACGCAAAGCGAAAAATAATAGGAAAAAATAACATGAATATGGACCTCAACGATCTTACAACATATATAAATACTACATCAGAAGATTCTAAAATTTATATCGGTTCAGATTCAGAACGATTAAAGAAAAACGGTCTTTGGTATGCAGATTATGCTGTTGTTGTTGTGGTCCATATTAACGGCAACAATGGCTGTAAAATCTTTGGTGAAATTACCAGAGAAAGAGATTATGACCAAAAAGTTGGAAAACCAGCAATTCGTCTTATGAATGAAGTTTATAAGGCGCAAGGGCTATATAGTAAAATTGCTGATATAATTGGGAACCGGCATTGCGAAATTCATCTTGACATTAATCCTCAAGAGAAGTATGGTTCTTCCTGCATCATACAACAAGCAATAGGATATATAAGAGGAACTTGTGATAAAGACCCGATTGTTAAACCTTATGCTTTTGCCGCCTCAGTATGTGCTGATCGGCTTAAGGAATTGATGGCAGCGTAAAAATTATATCCACAAAACAGGAGTATCAAATTTGAGAAAGCGTATATTCGCCCTTCTCAGTTTGAGTATTTTGATTTTTTTCATGGCTAACAATGCTCATTCTACGGAGGTTCACGAATACCACACTGTTATCAAAACATACAACACGATAGCATCATGGTATAAGCACGGTAAGGTAACGGCCAATGGCGAACGTTTTAATCCTTGGGGATTAACGGTTGCCCATAGAACACTTCCTTTTGGCACTAAACTGCGTCTTACCAATTTAGAAACAAAAAAATCGATCATTGTGACTGTCAATGATAGAGGGCCATTTATACGTGGTAGAGGATTAGATGTAACTTTGGGTTGCGCTCATCGTCTAGGCATGTATACTACGGGCGTAACAAAACTGAAAGTTGAAATTTTAAAATAGGAGAGGCATATGGGTTGGCTAGGACAACCGGACGAACCTAAACCAGAGCCGATTCCACCGCCACCATTAGCAGAAAAGTGGTGGAAGAAGCCTGCAAAATTATACACAAAATGGAGAAATAAAATGAGTGAAACAAAAAATGGTCCCGTTTATGAGGGCTTTGACCTTACTGCGCTTGCAGAACAATCTGATGCACTGATTCGCCACGAACTAAACGCACCCCTAAGAAATATTGGTGCATCAACCCAACCACAACAACCACAACAGGAACAGCAAGAACTTAAACGCAAGGGTCCAAAGCCTGGGTATATTCAAGCAAAAATTGCTGCCGAAGCACAACGTTTGCTTGCAGAACATCAGGCAAATGGATTCGGTGCAGTTGTTTCTGGAAATATGCAGCAACCCCAACAACGTCCAGAGCAAAATATTTTTCTAATTGATGGGACAGTAAATTTTGTTCCTTTGCGCCCAAATATTCAACCAGTAACTGCACAACAAACTCGTATTGTCTGGGCAAATAATACTGATGAGGCGATGAATAAATATCGTAGTTATTTTTCGAGCCTTAATACTGCCGAATCCATGTATGTAGTTGTTGGTATGGTCGTTTCCGAGGCAATCGTTTAATGCATATCGAAATTTATACCAAAACCAATTGCGATTTTTGCACGAATCTAAAAGAATTTTTAGAACGCAAGAAACTTTCTTATACCGAAAATCGTTTAAACGAGGATTTCACTCGGGAAGGTCTCAAAGAAAAATTTCCAACTGCTTTGACTTATCCTGTAGTAGTAGTTGACGGATTCATGATTGGCGGATATACTGAATTTGCGAATGCTGTTGCACTTAATGAGCAACTACAAACGTCTCAAAAACTTCTTGTCGAAGGAAATTAATTGATGCTTTATAAAAGAGATCAAATTCTTGAAGACTTGCGAAAATATGTTATGTCGATGACTCTTCGAGATGATAATAATCAACCACAAACATTTCGCCTAACTATGAAACCAAATCTTCTTCCTGTAAAATACATGGAAGAACGTGCAGGAGAAATGGCGTTTCACCAACAAAATCCAGACACGGTTCGTTGTTGGGATATCACTAATAACAAATGGTTGTCATTTGATATTAAGTTAGTTGAATATTGCGAAGATGTGACGGATAGATACTGATGAATATCAATAATTTATCCAATCAATGTGTAATATTAAATGCACCAATTCATAATATTACACATTGGGTGTGGCCAAAGGATGATACTGATACATTTGGTATCATTGCTTCAGATTGGTTACATCAAATCGAACCATTTTTACGTGAAGAATTTCCTATTAAAGATGGAGTAGTAATTCAGGCTGGTGGTAATTGTGGTATGTATCCACTTTTATATACTAGTTTTTTTAAAAATGTATATACTTTTGAACCAGACCCTCTTAGTTTTTTTTGTTTGGTAAATAATTGTCAAATTCCAGGAATCATCAAATTTAATTGTGGTCTTGGAGAAACCCATAATATAGGAACAATCAATGCAATAGTTCCTGGAAATTGTGGCATGAATCAAATTGAAATTTTTGAGGGTGATGTTTTTGAACAGACTATCCCGGTTGTTCCTTTGGATAGTTTTTCATTCCAAAATGTCAAACTTATTCAATTTGATCTTGAGGGATATGAACCAAAAGCAATTAAAGGAGCAGTAAAAACCATCGAAAAACATAAGCCAATGATTATATTAGAATGTGACTACAAAAAAGTTAAAGAAGTTAAAGAACTAATGAAATCAATTGGTTATAAAAGTTACAAACAAATAACTCGACTTGACACAGTTTTTATTCCAGAATAAAAAGGAGAATATGATATGAATGATGAACAAACTGAATATTGGGGATACCATAGCATCATGGATTGTGCTGGATGTAATCATAATTCAATCACAGATTATGATAATATCTACAACTTTGCTAAGCAACTAGTTAAAGACATTGACATGGTTGCGTATGGTGAGCCACAGATTGTTAATTTTGGTGATGGTAATAAGGCAGGTTATACGCTTGTTCAACTTATCGAGACTAGCAATATTTGCTGCCATTTCGTAAACGAATTGGATCAAATGTATCTTGACGTATTTTCATGCAAGCCATTTAATCCTGCTGTTGTTGAACATCTGGTGGCACAATATTTTGGTCCTAAGACAATTCGGCAAGCGTTCATTCCGCGTCAGGCAACTTTAGAGGTTCCAGAAACATGAACGTATTGAGATAATAAATGATTATTGGATTTACATGCGGGGCTTTTGATTTATTTCATCCTGGGCATGTTATTTTGTTGCAAAGGTGCAAACAGACCTGTGATTATTTGATTACAGGTCTTCACACTGATCCAACGATTGACCGCCCCGAAACAAAAAACAAACCAATGCAAACTACATTCGAACGTTATGTTCAGTTGAATGCATGTCATTACATTGACCGAATCATTCCATATGACACTGAACGTGATTTGGAAAATATTTTAGCTACAACAAAAATTGATACTCGTTACTTGGGCAGTGAATATAAAGGAACGCAAGTAACTGGTGAAGATATTTGCCAAGAACTTGGTATCAAAATCATTTATATTGACCGTCTGCATTCATATAGCAGCACTGAATTAAGGAATAGATTATGCAACACATCTCAACATACTTAGAAGAAGTAATTGAAATCGCTAAACAAATTAACAAAAATGATATCCAAGAATTTGTTAATTATCTTCGCGTGGCTCAAAAAAATGGCAACCGAGTTTTCGTTCTTGGTATTGGTGGCTCTGCTGCAAATGCTAGTCATATGGTCAATGATCTTCGTAAGTTATGCGGTATAGAAACTTATGCTCCAACGGATAATGTTTCGGAACTTACGGCTAGAGCGAACGATGATGGTTTTGAATCTATATTTGTTGAATGGCTTAAAGTATCAAAACTAGAAGTTGAAGATACCATCATTATTCTTTCGGTTGGTGGTGGGAACAAAGAAAAAAATGTTTCTGTAAATTTGATTAAGGCCATAGAACATGCTAAAGAAATGGGTTCTGCTATTCTATCCATCGTAGGAAAATTTGATGGTTATGCGGCACAAAACAGTGATGTTGCTATTGTCGTCCCTATGCCAAATTCTTCCCGAGTTACACCACATAGTGAAGCATTCCAAGCAGTAGTTTGGCATTGTGTGGTTTCTCATCCTGATCTTCAAATTATGAAGACAAAATGGTAAAAGCAGTTTTTCTTGATCGTGACGGTGTTATAAATAAGTTAGTCCCAAGAAAAACCGGAATTTCTACAGCACCCTGGTCTCTTGAAGAATTTGAAATTCTTCCTTACGCTGAAGAATCGATTGACACCCTAAAGAAAATGGGGTATATGGTATTTGTAGTTACCAATCAACCAGATCATCTTGATGGAAAAATGAATTATGAAACGCTCGAAATTATGACTAAGATAATTTTAGATATGGGCGTAGATGATATCATTTGTGCATTAGATCGAAAATCTTTTAACTACAAACCAAATAACGGAATGGTATTGACTTTAATTGAAGATTATGATATACATCCAAGTGTAAGTTATATGATTGGCGATAGATGGAAAGATATAGTTTGTGGTGCCAAAAGTAATCTTTCCACTATTTTCATTGGCAAAGAATATTATTCTCCAGATGAATATAAACACGTTCAACCAACATTTTTCGCGCAAGATATTTTAACTGCCGTGAATCTAATAAAGGAATTAAATAATGACTAAAATTTTTGCTGATGGTGCAGATTATGATGGAATTTTAAATGCAGCAGCCAATCCGATAGTGAAAGGATTTACCACCAATCCTTCTCTTATGAGATCGGCTGGTATTACAAATTACATGGATTTTTGCGAAAGAATTATTCCAAAGCTAAAAGAAATTCGGCCTGATACAAACATCAGTCTTGAAGTATTCGCTGATGAAGATGATGAAATCATTCGACAGGCTGAAATTCTTGCTGGTTTGGAAACAAGATTTGGTTATCCAATTTATGTTAAAATTCCTGTGATGAATACTAAGCGAGTTCCTACATATGATTTGATTAATAAAATCAGCAAAAAAGGAATTCGTTGCAATGTTACTGCTGTTTTTACTGCACTTCAAACTTCTTCGATTCTAGATCATCTTGATACAAATACACCTTCTATTATCTCAATTTTTGCTGGTCGAATTGCTGATGCTGGTGTTGATCCAGAATATTCAGTTAAATATTGTATTAATACGAAAACTCCCGCTGATAAAAATGTAGAATTTCTTTGGGCTTCAACCAGAGAAGTATATAATTTTGTTCAGGCTCAAAATGTGGGATGTGATATTATTACGATGACCCCAGATATCATCAAGAAACTTTCTATAATCGGAAAGCCTCTTTATGATTATTCTTATGAAACTGTGTGCATGTTCTTTAATGATGCACAAAAATCAAATTATACTCTATAAGGATTGTTTTGATTATGGCAGGTTTTGAAGAGAACGAAATTTCTCAAAATGCATTCGGTGGGACTGAAATTGCAAAACGCAAACTAACAACAATGCTGGACCCAGAACTACTTGATAACTTTCAAATTATTTGTTCTAGACCAAGAACATTAGAACAAGACAAGATTAGAATTTTTTGGGCACATGATTTGGCCGAAGACCCAGAATCCAATAAATTCAAAGACCCATCATTTCTTAAAGATATTCATAAATTTGTATTTGTTTCTAATTGGCAATATGGTCGATATCAACTCATTCACGGGCTTCCTTATGATGAAAAATCAATCATTTTAGAATCTGGTATCGAACCCGCTGATCCATTTTTGCGGTATACTGAAGGAGATGGTAAAATTCGTTTAGTTTACACATCAACCCCTCAACGTGGTTTGGAAATTCTTGTTCCTGCTTTTGAAGCATTAGCAAAGAAGCATCCAGAAATTCATCTTGATGTGTTTTCAAGTTTCAAAATTTATGGATGGAATACTGCTGATGCTCCATTCGAAAAACTTTTTGATCGTTGTAAAAACCATCCACAAATTACATATTACGGATTTGTTCCAAATATCGATTTAAAAACACATTTAAATAAATCTCATATTTTTGCATATCCTTCGATTTGGCTAGAAACTTCCTGTCGCGCTATGCTTGAAGCTATGTCTGCTGGTTTGATTTGTGTGCATCCAAACTTTGGTGCGTTGCCAGAAACATCAGGTGGTCTTAATATGATGTATAATGGTAGCCAAAATAATAATGTTCATGTAAATATTTTTACAAACCACTTGGATGCAGCAATTCAAATGTATAAAAATAATCTTCACAAAAATATGATTGATTTCAATAAAATTTTTGTCGATTCTCGTTATAATATAAATCGTATTAAAAATCAATGGGAAATGATGCTTAAACAACTTTTGGCACAATATCCAACACTAGAAAGTCGTAAAAAACAAACCGAAACTTTTATATACAGGACTTTGTAATGATTATTTCTAAGACCCCTTTGAGGATAAGTTTTTTTAGTGGTGGTAGTGATATGTCTTCTTTTTATCAGAAGTCTTCTGGCGCCGCTTTTTCTGCCACGATTGATAAATACATTTATGTAATGACTCATAATGTTCCGCATTCTGGTTTCAGGAACATTTATGACAGCATAGAAATTGTTGACGAAATTGATAAAATGCGTCATGATATTACTCGTGAAACATTTAAAGAATATGTTACAAGTGAAAAATACACTACGGCTTCAATTTCAGATGTTCTTGCTAGAGGAACTGGTTTAGGATCATCTTCTGCATTCACCGTTGGTCTTATTAATACGATGATTTATGAAAATGAAAATCGTAAAAAAACTCCAATAAAATATTCTGAAATTTTAGCTTCTGCTGCATGTAAAATTGAAATTGACCGTTGCCAATATCCTATCGGTAAACAAGACCAATATGCTGCTGCTTATGGGGGTTTCAATTATTTAAAATTTCATTCCGATGAATCTGTGACTGTTATCAAACCAAAAATAACTTCCGAGACAATTCAAAAGCTTAACGAAAATCTTTTACTTGTTTATAGTGGTGTTGGCCGATCTGCTAATGAAATTCTCAAAAATCAAAAGGCAGCCATGTTACAAGAAGATAAGTTTAATTTAGTTGCTAATGGTAGAGACAAAGCAATAAAGGCTGTTGACTTTATCGAACGTGGTGATGTGGATAGTTTTGGAAATTTACTAGATATGGCATGGCACGATAAAAAACGTGTTACCAAAGAAATTAGTAATGATTATTTTGATGGCATTTACGAAACGGCAATAATGTCTGGTGCTATTGGTGGTAAACTTTTGGGCGCAGGTGGTGGTGGGTTTTTTATCTTTTATGTTCCAGTTTCAGACAGAGAAAAACTTGCTCAAAACATCCTTAAAAAATCTCCAAGTTGTAAAATTTATGATTTTAATTTTGTGGGAACTGGCAGTGAAATTATCTATTTTGACAAATAACTCTATTGACAGGAACACCCAAATATGGCATACTCTAATAATGTAGTTAGTTTTCCTAAAAAACACCCAAAGCCACAAAGTCCTCAAACGATAGAAGAAATTGAAGATAATATGGAACTAGTCAAACAGTTCCATATTCAAGAAACTATCGAAACGATTATGCCTAAGTTTTTTGATCAACTTTCCATAGCAGGATTTGAGCCTGCCGAAGATGATGGAGATATTAAAGATGGTGCATTTGTAATCGAAGCTTTGAGGTCTTTATTATTAAAAAGTTATGGAATACACCATCCATTTCAAGAAATGTGTAAAAATATATTTGAAGAAGATGATGAAGGTATATTAACTTTATCAGATTTAGTAAAAATTGTCGTAACATCAGAAAACGGAGGATGAGCTTAGGCTCTTTTAAAATATGATCATTGTGGACTTATCACAAGTTATGTTATCAAATCTTATGGTTCAACTTGGCAATCATAAAAACGCCAAGGTTGAAGAAAATATGATTCGCCATATGGTTTTGAATTCGATTCGTTCATATCGTTCAAAATTTAAAAAAGAATATGGTGAGCTTGTTATTGCATGTGATGGCAAACGATACTGGCGTAAAGAAGTTTTTCCGTATTATAAGGCAAATCGTAAAAAGAACCGAGAAGCCTCTGAACTAGATTGGAAAATGATTTTCGAATGTTTCAATAAACTTCGTAATGAACTCATGGTCAATTTTCCATATCCAGTTATTGATATTGAACATGCAGAGGCAGATGATGTTATTGCGTCATTGGTAATGGAGTATTCTTCCAAGGAAAAAATTCTTATACTTTCTGGGGATCACGATTTTATACAATTACTGGCCTATGATAATGTTGCAATATATCAACCAGTAAAGGATGTTTTAATCCAAAGGAAAGATTGACCATAAATATATGCCATAACTAAAATACTTTCTTTTGACGTTACTTCTTTTATTTATATAAAGCGACAAGGATTTTTAACAAATTATGATAAAAAAATATATGACACGAGAAGAAATTGAAAAATATCGGATTGAGCATATCATATCTGGTGATACTAGCGATGGCATTCCTAATATTTTATCAAACGATAATTGTTTAGTTATTGGAGAAAGACAAAAACCACTTTTCAAGAAAAAACTAGAGGAGTGGCTCAAACATTCTGAACCTAAATTGTTTTGTAATGAAACCATGTTGCGAAATTACAAAAGAAATGAACAGCTAATTGATCTTGCTAACATTCCTGAAAACATATATAATGAAGTAGTAAATAGTTATACGGAACAAGAAGGCAAAAAAGCCAAGAATTTGTTGACGTATTTTATGGATCATAAACTTAAGAATTTAACCGAAAGTATTGGAGACTTCGTATAATGAAATTAGGGTTGGCGGAAATCTTTGAAAAAGCTTCGAAGATGCAGACAGATGATGAACGTATTATGGTTTTGAAACAAAATTTTAGCGCGCCACTAGAATCAATGATCCGTGGTGCATTTGATCCAAATATAGTTTGGCTCTTACCAGAAGGTTCGCCACCATATAAACCAAATACTCTTGTGGATCAGGAAGGATCATTATACACTCAAACTCGTAAATTATATCTTTTTGTGCAAAACGGTCATCAAACATTAAAACAACTTCGCCGTGAAGCACTTTTCGTGGAATTACTTGAAACTGTTTCTGAAGCCGATGCAAAACTTCTTTTGGCTGTTAAAGATAAAAAATTACCTTATCCGAATATTACACGCGAACTTATCAACAAGGGGTTTCCAGGATTACTACCAGCATGAGCAAGTCTAAAATTAATGTCCGCAAAATCGAACGTGATTATGTAGATGAAGAAACTAACTATCATAATAAACTACAAGACAAAGAAAAGCGCAAAAATAAGCGTCTTGTTAATGTTCTTAGATCAAAGAATATTGCAGGGTTACTAGAAATGGAAGAAGATGAGGAATACGATTGATGCCCACATACCAATTTTTGAATAATGAAACTCAGGAAACATTTGAGGATATGTTATCAATTAAAGAGCTAGATATATTTCTCAAGAAAAATCCTCATATTACACAAACTCTTTCAGCGCCTGCTATCGGTGATTCGATTCGGTTAGGATTGAAAAAGCCAGATTCAGCATTCAGAGACAGATTAAAGGAGATAAAGAAAACACACTCGAAGGGATTTACTAGATCGACAATAAACACTTTTTAAAGAGATAAAAAATGGAATCTTCACCAGCAAGAACACGGCGAACTTCAAGAAAAGAAAAAAGAAAACAAAAAACCAATGAAGGGAAACCGCCCACACAGACGTTGAATTTTACATTAGATGAAATTCGACCATTGACACAAAACCAGAAGATCACATTTAAAGCCTATAATGAAGGCAAACATCTGATGCTTCATGGTATTGCAGGAACAGGTAAAACATTCATTTCTCTTTATTTGGCTCTTGAAGAACTATTGCAAACAGACTCACAATATAAAAAAATCTATATCGTAAGATCAGTAGTTCCAACAAGAGATATGGGTTTCTTGCCAGGAACAAATAAAGAAAAAACTAAGGTTTATGAAGCACCATACTATGCAATTTGCACAGAACTTTTTCATAGATCAGACGCATACGAATATTTAAAAACACGCGGTTTAGTTGAGTTTATTTCAACTTCATTCATTCGTGGCATTACTTTGAATGATTGTATTGTCATTACAGACGAATGCCAGAATGCCACATCACACGAACTTGATTCTGTTATCACCCGAGTTGGTAAGAACTGCAAGATCATTTTTGCGGGAGATTTTAGCCAATCAGATTTCATTTATGATCGTGATAAAAATGGCATCAAAGACTTCATGCGGATCATCAAAAATATTAAATCTTTTCAGTTTGTAGAGTTTACCAAAGATGATATTCTTAGGTCGGACTTAGTAAAAGAATATATTATTGAAAAAGATCGTCTTGGTGTTTTGACTTAAAAAAAGGGGAGCTTTTTATGGCTCCCCTTTTTCGTTTCATGAATTTTTGCAGCAAGTAACTAGGGCAGTTTTTTCCCAATCATGGCCTGTTGTCTTGCGGATGGTTCCAAGCTTAATAGCCATTCGCAGAGACAATTCACGAAGCCTTTCAATATTTTGGTTGATAAAATTTAACACATCATATTCTGCTTGTTGATCAAGACCCTGATTACGCAGAAGACCAAGACGCATAACTTGTTTAATACGAACAAGATAATCACGCTTAGTCTTCATGGCCAGATCAATATAATGACTACGGGAAACAAGAGCCTGAAAATGTGGTGTAAGCTTATGTCCACGATCAATCATAACATCAAAATCGTAGTTGGTAATGAAAATGATCGTGCCTTCAAATTCGAATTTTTTAGGAATCGCTGTTGCACTATCTTCATCGATAAGAACACCTTCAGTCAAATAGCTAACAACCCGTTTCTTTGTGCTATCACAAACCGCCTTAAGCAGACCAATCGATTTATCATCTGTAAAAACATCATCAGCGTCATCGAACACCAAAACCTGACCACGATGACGATTTTGATAAAGAAGACGGTAAAGACCAGTAGTGCGGACATAGCCTTTGATAATCGTATGGTTAAGCCCACGATGATCCCACTTAGTAAGGGCCTGTTCTACCGTAAAGCTTTTTCCCAACCCCGCAGGACCGGAAACAATCAGAGAACGCACATCACCACGAATGGCTGCGTTGGTCATCGAAGTGAGAATGTCAAAACGGTCATTCAGTTTAGCTTCAATTTGCGCGTCGGTCTCATGCACAACAGGCATTTGAACCACATGCATGATCTTATTCATGACAGGCTTGTTGGTAGGCTTTGCGACAAAATTGCCTTCAGCACGCCTCTTAGTAAGACGGAAACCAGCAGACGGAACACCACGAGGCATATCAAAACTCCATATAAACTGTCGTTGGAGGCTCTTATAGCTATATTCTTATAGGTGGTCAAGAACTTTTTATCGAAAAAGTTTTAAAAAAAGTGTTGACGAGGATCAAGATGCCCTGTATATTCTTTTCATAGACAGGAGATAGCCATATGACCAAGACCGTGACCTTCCAAACCATCCTTGTGCCTTCACGTGAGACTGCAAAAGCTTTTTGCATTTTGGGTGGTGAGTTTCGTCCCAAAAGCCTCTGCACTGTGGAATATCTCGATGATGAATATGAGATCGTTAATGAAGGGACGAAACGCCTTATCACTGTTCAGGACGCCAATATCACGATGCCCGAATGGTTGGCGCGAAAATAATAAAATAAGGGATTGACTCCATTCTCGACCTCATATATGATACCTTCATCAACCAAGGGATACCACACCATGACCAGCAACATCCGCGTTATCGAAAACACCTTTGTCAAAGACTTGCAGGTGTTCGCTAATGTAACTGAACACCGCGAACATGCTCGGTTCTATCCCGAGGCGCTCAACGAAGGCTACACCAAGGCGACCTATTTGACCCCCAACTACATTTCAAAATATGACGGTGCGCTTACGATTGCCTTCAAAAACGGAAACGAACAGAGTGTCGTGGTTGAAATCTCTCCCGAAATGCTCGACATTATTACGAAATTTATGGCAAAATAAGACTTGACTATCCTGTTGATTCTGATAATATGCTTTTACCGACAAGGGAGACTACCTGATGTTTCTGGTGCAATTTACGAACTTTGCCTACACCAAATCCTTTATCACGATGGAAAAGGCGGTTGCCCACATGATCCGCGCAGGGTTTGATTCTGTTCTCATGACGGAAAAGGGAACTATTCTTGGAGAATTCAGTGCAATCTCTGGACTTAAAAGTGCAAAATAAATGCTTGACATGATCGGCATAACCCTATAAGATGCTTCTATCAACAAGGGATACAGAGACATGGAACACTTCTTCGGATTCTATCTCGGAAATTGTCTGACTCTGGCGGATGAAGCCGACTGCAAATTGATCGAAACCCGTGGTTGGATCGGCAATCGGTCTGAGGCTTTCGATGCGGCTTGGAAATTCTGTGAGACGGCTGGCTATGATTTTTTCGATGACATGGATTAACAAATAAAAACCAAAAACCAATTGACTTTTGGCTGAAACCTGATAAGATGCTGTTATCAACAGAGGATACAGAGACAATGAGCAGCTTTAAAATTCGGGACATGGGCGTGGCAAACTACTGCATGGGTTTCACGACATGGTATTATAACGCCAAGGGTGCAACGTATGATGAGGTTACATCTGCCGGGTTTTTTAATGGCATGAAAGATATGGTCAAGGTTGGCGATGTGATCATGATCAGCCATCTCGAAACTGGACACACCACGATGATTAGTGTGTTCAATAATGATAGTATCAATGTAATTACCGCGAAGCTTCTTTAATTTTAAGAGGAAGTAAATATGATGACGATTTCGCAGGACGGCTTGACAGATCAGGACATGGAAACCGGCGCGCAAGAATGGTTCTCACTTATGGCCACGGTTGCGACGGCTGGTATTTTTGCGCTTCTTCTTCCAATTTTTTTTATGATTTGACAAAATAACTGCTTGACTATCTGAAAAAATCCGCTATACTGCCCTCATCAACACAGGAGCCTACAGCATGACAAACGATCTTCCCTACGTGTTTGATCTTTTCTTTGACATCAAGACACGTAGTCAGTTGGTGACTGAACTGGCCTACCTCCAAGACCGCTTGGCCAAGATCACCAATCTGATGTCTGAGAACGATATTGAGATTGGCCCGGAGGAAATTGACCCGGCACGTTACATTTCCGGTTGACATCTGGCGTAGATATGCTATTATGTGGCTATAGAGAGCAAGGAGACTACAATGACCACTTATGATTTCAATGACGGCAATGGCCCTGTTCCCGCCCATCAGCACTCAAATGGCGGTGGATGGGTTGCTGACACGACAGATGTTTCTGCCTCTGCGTTTGTCGATACGGATGCCCGTGTGTATGGCTATGCCCGTGTCTATGACGATGCCCGTGTGTCTGGCAATGCCTGTGTGTCTGGTAGTGCCATGGTGTATGGCAATGCCCGTGTCTATGACGATGCCCGTGTGTCTGGCAATGCCTGTGTGTCTGATAATGCCCGTGTGTATGGCAATGCCCGTGTGTATGGCTATGCCCGTGTCTATGACGATGCCCGTGTGTTTGGTGATGCCATTGTGTCTGATAATGCGTGGGTGTATGGTAATGCCTGTGTGTCTGGCTATGCCTGTGTGTATTGTGATGCCTGTGTATCTGATACTGCCTGGGTGTCTGGTGATGCCTGTGTGTATGGTGATGCCTGGGTGTCTGGTGATGCCATTGTGTCTGGTGACGCCTGTGTGTTTGGTGATGCCCGTGTGTGTGGTAATTCCCGTGTGTCTGATAATGCCTGGGTGTCTGGTGATGCCCTTGTGTCTGGCAATGAAGCATCACAAAAAATGATTGAAGACTACGATATTTCCGGTTGACTTTGGTTGGCGGATGGGCTATATTCTTTTCATAGACAGGAGATAGCACATGACGATCATCACCAAACACACACTTGAGCGCATGATCCTTGAAGCCAATGAAGAAAAGAAAATGCAGATCGTGGGGCGTGCCTGCCTTGCCCTTTTCCGCCGCCAGACTGAGGCTGAGAAGGCCGAGAATGATGCGAAGATGGTGAACAACCGTGGGTTCACTAAAGGGGATGCCCGCGAGGGATGTTTGACTGCTAAGACGTTCATTAAACACGGCACACTGCAAGACTGGCAGGTTGAACAGTGGTTGACTCGGAACGTCAACGGTGTTATGCGTATCGTGAAATATTGGGCGCAACTCAACGAAGAAGCCCAAGCTAAGATGGCTGCTAAAGCGTCTTAATTTTAACATATATCACAAAAGAGATTGGACAGGAGATAGAGACCATGGACCAGAAATCCCGCCTCGCCTTCATCGGTGCGCGTTCCTACCATTTCCAAAACATGATCCACGGTAACGGCGATGATGTGATCCCCTTCTCGATCCTTCGCAAGTATTGGAGCATCGCCGCCGACCGTGCTACTGCCTACGTCAACCGTGGTGCCTGGAAGAAACCCACCACCATGCAGGTCTGGTATGATCCTCGCCGTGAAGCATAATAAGGAATTTTAAAATGGTGACTGAAACACACATCTCACCCAAGATTAGCCATGAAACGCCTTCTCTTTACTGGGCATATCATCAAAACAATTCGGGTGGGCGTTTTGATGTAGACGAATATGTCTGTCATTATGTGATAATCGAAGCGCGTGATAAGATTGATGCAGACCGTCGTGCTCAAAGTGTCGGCATCTATTTTGATGGGGTTCAAGCCGGATGGGATTGTGATTGCTGTGGTAATAGGTGGCTCAGGGCTTGGGAAGATGGGTCAGATCAGCCCGACATCTATGGCTACCATCCAAGAGAATACGGCGGTCGCTTTACAAAAAAAGACGGTGTGTTCTGCCGTGTCTTTCGCCTCGATGGCTCCATAACAGAATATAAGAAGTGAGTGAGTTTTAAAAAAATATCTCGAAGACTAAAAAAACCTGTTGACTTCCTGCTCCAACCAGTCTATAACATGTTTATCGAAACACAGTGAAGGATACTAAAACAATGGCTCACGAAATCGAAATGATCAACGGTAAGGCTCAGATGGCTTATGTTGGGGAAACCCCTTGGCACGGTCTTGGTGTCCGAGTTCCTGCTGATCTTACTCCCGATCAAATGCTTGAGGCTGCTGGCTTGGATTGGAGTGTCGAGAAGGTTCCTGCTTTTGCTAAGGTTGGCGGTAAGAATGTCAGCATCGGCCAATCTGCTCTGGTTCGTCAAAGCGATAACCGCATTCTTGATGTGGTTTCTGATGATTGGAATCCGGTTCAGAATAGCGAGGCTTTCGAGTTCTTTAACGATTTTATTGCCGAAGGTGACATGGAAATGCATACCGCCGGTAGTCTGAAGGATGGTCAGATCGTATGGGCCTTGGCGAAGATTAAAGATGGCTTTACGATCAACGGCAGTGATGAGATCGAATCCTATCTTCACTTCACCAACTTTCATAAGTATGGCTTCTCAACCGACGTTCGCTTCACTCCTATCCGCGTGGTTTGTAACAACACTCTGACTCTCAGTCTTAACTCTAAGGTCGAACGGTTTGTCAAGATCAGCCATCGCCGTGAATTCAATGGTGACAACGTAAAATCGATGCTTGGCGTTGCTGCTGACAAACTCGCACAGTATAAGGAAATGGCTTCTTTTCTCAGCACAAAGCAATACACTGGCGAGAATGTGGTTGATTTCATGAAGCGCATCTTTCCGGTTGCTGGCGGTGATAAGGCGAAGAAGGAACTATCCAAGACCGCCAACATCGCCCTTGGAGTGCTTGACACTCAGCCCGGTGCGGATATGGCCCCTGGTAGCTGGTGGAATGCGGTCAACGCAGTGACGTTTACCACCGACCATCTTATGGGTCGCAGCGCAGACAACCGCCTCACCTCTGCGTGGTATGGCACCAATCGGAATGTGAAAATTGAAGCCCTTGATCTAGCACTTAAAATGGCTAACGTTTCTTAAGTTTACCTCTTACAAACCCTGGTGGACAAATTTTGCTTTTTACTTGTATTAATCCATTTGTCCACCAGAAACAACCAATGTTTGCCACGCTACGTTTTATTTTTTCTTCCTCGGAAAATTTTACACCCTTGGCGCGTTGGTTATTTTTTAATGATTTTGAAATGTTGGCTCTTAAGGCTAATCTTTCATCAGTTTCCAAGATATTATAAGGCCCACGTTTTTTTCCTGTTATAGTGATTTTTTGTTTTTCTATAGATTCTTTAGTTCTTGCGGTTGATTTTCCTTTATTCCATGGTGCCCCATACACTCTAGGTTCAGTAGACCGTATTGCAATGTTATCTGTTTTATTCAACCACTTATCTTTGTGTATAACATCTAATCTTTTAAGAACTTTATTTTCCCACAAAATTGCTTTATCTTGACAAGAGAATATTTTTCTTATCTCAATAACATCAGGCTCTCCATAAGACTTACGAAAAGCTTTAACATGTTTAGATGATGTGAAATATGTTTGCCATAATTCTTTCGGATCGCATTTTTTTGCAAACCTAACCCCATAATACCATTTATCATATAATGACCAGCCTATTAGATATGTGTATGTCATGTTTTTCTCCTTTTATGTATTTATATAATTGACGCTTTCAATATGGACACATACACTTTACTAACAAAATATTACAATAGCAGGGATTGACTTTACGGTTGGTCCCTGCTACCCACCACAACCATATAGGAGTTTAAAATGAGCGGCATTGAAATTCTACTGAACGATTCCCGTGGTGTTTATATCCCGAGAGATTTTGTTGACATGTTTGATTGGGCGAACATTGACACGGAAGATGCTAAGGTTTGTGGTAATGGTCCTGATGAAGAGTGGTATTGGGAAGCCTGGGATAATATTCTGAACAACGCCCGTCATGTTGATGCCAATAATAATGTATGGACTTTGTATCAGGATGGTGATCTTTTTGCGGTATGTGAATCTCTTATGACAGACGAAGAATATCAGAATTTTTATGGCGAATCCCGAGTATGACAGAGGACAAAGAACATTCAAATTCAATCAGATGTCAATTGGCTATCATAAATCTTGCTCGTCAAGTCTGTGAAAATTACACCAATAAAGAATATGATGTTATGGAAAAACTGGCCAAAGATAGGTTTAGAATGGAACCTCTTTGGGAAATTATCATTGAAGAACTTGCTAATACAAAATGTCTTAAAGCACACGCAACTGGTGCTGATTTTGAAGATGGGAGTGATGCTAAAATTATCACTTTACGTTTTAATAGTAAACAAAAATCTTTTAAGGGGACTTTTAAAGGTCTTCAATTAAAAACCGGGCATCTTCGAATTGCCATGTTTAATCCCTGCCACGATAGACTTGATTTCTTTTTAATTCCGCCTGATCACCATATGCAATTATCAAACTCCTGTTCTAGGATTGCTGACCAACTCGATTTTAATTATAGTATAAAACCTGATACATACACCAAAGGTTTAGAAGCTTATAGGGTCTCGGATGTTTATGAGGTATGCAAACCCATAAATCTTATAACTAAAAAAACAATAACTTTAGATGACTATATGGACATGGAAGCAGCATAATATGAAAACAAAAGTTAAATTAGAATTTGAACGATTTGGATACACTGAAATGGATTTCCAGGAAAGCACATGTATCACATTCATTTATGATGAAGATGAAGCAGGTCTTACCACGGTCCTAGAAAAAATTGAAATTTTTCTGACCAACATGGGGTTTGTGCTTGACGGACAATGCCTTGATGTGGTAGATTCTAAATCGAGGATGGATACCGACGAAGAAGAAGCCATCCGAGATTTCACCCTGCTAGATTTTCGACCACACAATAAGGACTGATTAAAATGGCCAATCGTCTCTTAATTGCTACTGCTAAAAAAGTTAAGAAGGTTCGTCCCACAAAGACTGAACAACAACTGATCAACCAGAAGTATATGGGAGATGAACCGACTTTCACCTACGATCCTATTGACAATCTAACTCGTATGAAAAATATGACTTGGTATAGCTATATGTGCAATACCGAAAATGCTCGTGATTATCTAGAAACATATCTGACAAATACAGGCCGAACCACAGAGGCGAAACAGATGAAGAGTGTTCCAGATAATCGAGTTCCTGATCAGGCTGCTTGGATATTTCGTATGATTTCCCGTGGTGCTAATCTTGGTCCTAGCAGCATGGTTTTCGCAAACGAAAAAGTTACAGAGGCTTTGACTTTTCGGAAAGATGTGGCTGCCCTAGAAGACAAGGCGGTTAATATCCAAGATCGTATTCGTGATAAGGCTTCTGATTTCATTGGTGAATTTGAAGAAGCCATCGATGCGAATGGTTATACCTTGTCTATGTATGAATGGCTTCAGACTAAGGAAATTCCGCCTCTTCTGGTTTCTAAGATTGCTGCATTTTATCAGCCCATTGCAAACGAAGCTGCCGAAGTTCTTTCACGGTCTTGTGATGCTCAACTCGTAGAAGGTTATGCAAATCTTTCTAATGATAACAAAAAGGCCCGCGCTAAATTCTATGTGAGTATTTTGACTGATTGTGAACGGTTTGCGTCTAATACGAAGAAGATGCGCGAACCTAGGAAGCCTAAGACGGTTAGTGTTGACAAGAAGCTAAAATTTCTTATCCCTGCTACTGAAAGCAAGGAATTCAAGGTAGCCTCGATCAAACCCGAGAAGATTATTGGAGCACAAGAGCTTTGGGTCTTAAATACTAAATATAAGACACTGACAGTCTTTTATGCTCTGGATCGTGGTGGCTTGGATGTTTATCGCACTGCCATCACTAAATATGACGAAGATAAGAGCATGACAGTTCGTGGTGGCCGTAAGGTAGCTGATCACATTGCTACCGTCCTAAATGGCGGAAAAAGAGCAGCAACAAAACTCTTGACAGAGTTAAAAAAGACAGATAATATTCAACAGCGTATTAATGAAGATACAATTCTTCTGAAGGTAGTGTGATATGGATTATAAGTATTTTGGATATGTTGATGAAGAATCAGGTGCTCCAATTGGTGTTCGTGAACAAATCATGACACCTTGGAAATTAGAAGAAAGTTGTATGGTAGTTGGAATGCCAGATTTTAGTGGTGTAAGAGTTAAGTATGCAACTGTGAATCGCCCTAAAGGCAACCCAGGCGTTCGATTCTCTACATTCCGAGTAGGTTAAAGAGCTAATGGTCTCTTAGCTCAGATGGATAGAGCAACAGCCTTCTAAGCTGTGGGTCACTGGTTCGAGTCCAGTAGAGATCGCCAAATTATCCTTGACATAGTTTGAGGAATGGTCTATAATACGTTTAATGGGAAAGCGGCTGAGTTGGAGAGCGGTGGCGGACTGTAAATTCGTTCCTTATAGGTGAGTAGGTTCGAATCCTACCTTTCCCACCAACTTTTTTGGAGATTATTATGTATCGATGGAAAGCCTGGACTGCGGTTGATGAAGGGCGTGGCGTTTCTTCACAAAGGACAGTTTATATCACCACAGAAAATGATAACTATTTTGAAGCGCAATCCATTCTTAAAAACCTTTACGGTGATATTTGGAATTTACGACGAGACTAAAATTTTATGGTCCCTTAGCTCAATCGGTAGAGCGGAAAGCTTATACCTTTCGTATGCACTAGATAGGTGCGCGGTTGGCGGTTCGAATCCGTCAGGGACTACCAAAAACACTTAGGAGAATATTATGCTGTGTGCTCTGTAGATGTCTCACATAGATTCCACGGATCGCGGCAGAGATCGCGGTGGAAATAATTTAAAGGAAAATATAAAATGGAAAATCATTGGTTTGAAAAAGATATTAAACTTATATGGAAAGATACACAGCAGGAAGATATTGATTTATATAATTCTTTTGTAGTCGATGATATCAAGCGCAATTTTGGTGATATGGATAAACCATCTGATCTTATCTTTCATCATGTGTTTGTAACGGAACAGGGCAGTGATGGGCCATATGTTTTTGTATACGGTGATGAAACATATCCTGAATCGTTTATTTGTGTATACGAACCAAATCCAGAAGAATGGGTTAAAAAAGAGGACTAAAAATAATGAAGATTTACATTGGTAAAAATCCAAATTGGTTTGGGTCTCATCAAATTGCTGAGAAGATTCTATTTTGGAAAGACCGTGATGATGATGAAGGATATGATGCAATTGTTAAATTTAGCAATTTTTTAAATAAAATCCCAGGATTTTCTTCGCTTTGTCTTTTGGTTTTTAGTATGCGCGAACGAAAAGTTAAAATTAAAATTGATACTTATGATATTTGGAACGCCGACGATACCCTTGCATTGATTATTCATCCTGTTCTTGTTGCTCTTAAAAAAGACAAAAAGGGTGGTCCATTGGTTGATGATAATGATGTTCTAGAAAATATAAAATCTACTTCAGCGAAACCAGTAGAAGATCATGAAAAAGATTCTCTTGATGAGTTTTGGTTTGATAGATGGGATTATGTTCTGGATGAAATGATCTGGGCTTTCGAACAAGCAGGCAAAGATTGGGAAACAGAATTTTATAAAAATAACAACCCCGAAGAAGAATTTAATTATAAAAACATTGAAGTAGATCGTGAAGGTATTGACAAACACTCTGAACGAATGCAGAATGGCTACAGGTTGTTTGGAAAATATTATCAGAATTTATGGAGTTGAAAATGACTTTTTCTCACTTGACTAATGGGTTGGTTTGGTTTATTATGGGCCTTGTTGTAATTGCTTTTATTATGACAAAATACTTTCCTGATAGTGCAATTGATTTTTTAATTGTTTTTATTGGATTTCGTCTTCATGATTATCTTAACAAAAAGGCTTTAACAAAATGGAACGTAAGTCGTGATCCCAAAGCATAACATCAACTTCGTAAATGATATTGAAAAGATTTGCGTAGAGAAAAGGCTTGATTACATTGATGCTATCGTGTATTGGTGTGAAGAGAAAGGTTTGGATGTTGAATACGCAGCATCCCTTATTAAGAAAGATTCGGTGATGAAATCTAAAATTCAGAGCGAAGCAGAATTTTTGAACATCATTAAAAAAACCGAAAGTCTGCCTGCCTAAGATATGACACCGTTTGAAGCTTACCAATCTTATCTTGCTATCAAACAGCATTTTACAACACAAAAATATGATGCTATAAAATTTAAATGGAAAGTTCGTGCTACAGCAGATTCTTTCAATAAACGAAAAGATAAATTCTTTTTTGAGAAACTAGCAAAGCATGAAGACCCAAAGCAATTTTTACTAGCAAATTTTGTGTCTAATGAAAACATATGGGTTAGAGAAATTGCCTATACTGAATCGGCCAAAAGAATTTATGAAGATTGGCAAAAGAAAATTCAATCACTCACCTATATTATCCAAAATGATTTATCAAAACTTGATGAAAAATTCGATGAGAATTTCAAGGTCAATGATAACCAACATCCGAAATTACTAAAATTATATCTAGGTAAAGATATTACATTGGAAACGGTCGTGGTTCTTATTGATCTTGTTAGCTGCCTATCCATGTGGAATAAGAAACTTGCTAATGATCCTGTATGGCAAAGCTTGTCACTAAAGATACGAAAATACACTCCGTTTCTTAATTATGATAAGGAACGAATTCGTAAAATCATCATTGACAAGTTTACGCCATAGAGTTATACTAAATAATGATGTGAGAGATGGTCTTTCTCATCATACAAAATATATAAAACATACAAGCAAATACGGAGAATATAATGTCAGATTTTACTAAACTACGAGCTAATTCAGGTAAGGCTTCACTCGATAAGCTTTCAGGTGATCTAGCTAAGTTGTCTACACCAGCAGAAAGTTGGCAAGATAATCGATTCTGGTATCCAAACATTGATAAGGCAGGTAATGGGTTTGCTGTTATTCGTTTCCTACCAGCACCAGGGGATGAATCAACACCTTTCGTTCGTCTCTGGGAACATAGCTTCAAGGGTCCGACTGGTCAGTGGTATATCGAAAATTCTCGCACCACGCTAGGTTCAGGTAATGCCGATCCGGTCGCAGAAGTAAACAGCAAGCTATGGAATGTTTCTACTGATGACGATTCACCTACTCGTAAACAGGCTCGTGCTCAAAAGCGTAATCTTCGTTTTATCTGCAATATTTTTGTCATTGAAGACAAGCTAAACCCAGAGAATAACGGCAAGGTGTTTTTGTTTAAGTTTGGCAAGAAGATTTTCGATAAGATCAATTCTGCGATGAACCCTGCGTTTGAAGACGAACAGAAGTTTAATCCGTTCGATCTTTGGGCTGGTGCTAATTTCAAGATTAAGATTCGCACGGTTGACAAGCAACGCAACTATGATCAGTCTGGTTTTGCTGACACATCACCACTTTCGGATGATGATGGTGAACTAGAGACGATCTGGAAGCAAGAACATTCGGTTCAGGCATTTATTTCTGAGTCTAACTTCAAGCCTTATGTTGATCTTAAGAAGCGTCTTGACTTGGTTCTTGGTAATACAGAGGCTCCTGCTGCAAGGCGTGCTGCCGTTCATTCCAAGAAGAGTGAAATTGATGATGAAGTTCCTTGGCACGATACACCAAAGGCAAAGGCCACACTTCCTGTAGTCAATACCGATGATGATGACGAGGATATGGAGTTCTTCAAGAAGCTTGCTGAAAAATAAGTTTTAAACTTTAAAAAGGTGTTGTATTTGATTACAACACCTTTTTTTATGCAGCAAAAGAAAAATAACGTGGATAACGAGTTGCCCAATCAGGCGGTTCTAAATTTCCTGGTTCATTTTTATCAACAGAAGGCTGAACTATTGAAATGCCTGGATTATTAATAGGCTGAGATGTTTGTGTGTTTGACGGTGGCGTAATTGTAAATTTTGGCGGAGCATTTTGTGCGGCAGAATATTGTGCAGAAGCATTACTCAAAGCAGGTCCATGAGTATCTTTTGGCATAATTGAAGCCATAGACCCTCCACCAGAACTACCACCAACTGCATTATTCCAATTGGTTAATTGTTTGGCCCAATCAGGTGCAGAACCAAAATGACCATCTTTTCCCCATAGAGTTTTTTGACTATGAGAAGTATCAAGATGGACGTGATTGCCTTCCACGCCAATACCAGTAAATCCGGCACTTAACGCTGCTTTGGTTAATGCCCGAACATCATCATCGCTTAATTTGCTTTGACTGACGGATATATCTACTGCTTTTTCTGTGTCATGTGGATTGCCCTCAATGCCAGGAGTTGGTTCTGCTCTAAAACCACTGCTAATCACCAAGTCTTTACCCAAAGTTTGTTTTAGTGAATCGACCATTTGCAGGACATTAGAATCAACTCTGTCAACATCAGGTTTTTTTCCACCACCGCCACCACCTCCACCACCACCGCCACCACCTCCACCTCCACCACCATCGCCGCCACCAAATCCTGGTATTGGTGCTTCATTATTTCTTTTATTCAAAATAAATTTACTTGCAGAAAATGTAATTTCATCTGCTTTGATAACGATCTTATCATTATCGTTGCTAGTTTTGTTACTTGGGTTCAATGATGGTGTAAATGCACTACCACTTATATTTGGGGGTTTATATGATGCGGTTTCGATTCCACCTCCACCACCAACATTATTAAATTTAGAACCCGAATTTAAACCACTTTGATTACTATTTACGGGGGGTTGTGGCATAATACCACTTCCCGAAGAACCTTGACTTGATGGTTGTGGTATTGCTGATGGTGGGGTATTTACTTGTCCTGGTTCATCTCTTTGTCCTGGTCCCGCCTGTGAAATCATAGGTGAAGATTCGGCAATTACTGGTGCTGGGCTAATTTGATTTGGTGTTACTGGTTCTGGCGGTGGTGGTGGAGGTAATGTTATATTATCATCATCTCCTCTGCCCAATCTTGAACTTTCTCTATCATCTTCTTCTAGTTGATCTTGATCTTGTTCTTCTTCAGATTTTTCATTTTCACCAGATGCAAAAAAACGACTAAGACCTAATGCAGTCAATGCAAGCCCAGCAGCAGCCAAACCCCATTTTAATTTTGATGGTGCCTTACTCCATATCCCCATCAACAAACTAGGAAACCCTTTTGGTATAGGAACAATGCTATCACCAGAAACTTTTTTTAAAAGTTTTTCAAGTAAATCTGTGGTTTTGGTTTGTTCTTCCAGCGAACTAGAAAGTAGTTTGTTGCTATTTCCTATTTGTTCTGCAATACCATTAAAAGCAATAGTTGTGGAAGTTGCGGTTTGTTTATTTTCATCGCGGGCTTTTTTTTCGCCTTTGGAAAACTGATCAATAATTTTACTAAGTCCTGGAAACATTTTATCAAAAAGACCAACACCAGCTTTAATAAGAGGATTGTTTCCTTTCTTTTTGGCTGCCTCTTTGATGTTGAAATCAGAAACGTTTTTAAGTTTAACTTTCTTTTTTTCACCAGAAATATTAGTGACGACGATGCTATCATCAGGCGCAATTTCTTTTGTTTCTTCAATTTTATCAGAAGGAGGATTTTCTTTTGCCAGTCTCTTTAAAAGATTTTGGTAATTGGCTATTTCCTCTGATGATGGCGCTCCTGACGGTCTATCTTTATTTGCCATTTTTTATGCACCCGTTAGTTCTATAATTCGATTAGCTGCGGACTCGCCATATGAACGACTATTACCAGGATTTGGTGGTGGAGACATATTTCCCATTCCGTTTTGATTGTTGTTTTGTTGTTGGCCAGGAACTTCTATATTCCTGTTTCGTTGCTGTTGTGCTGCTTGGTTTCTTGATAGATTATTTAAATTAGACCCTTGATTTGAATATTGCGAAAAGAAATCTTTTCCGTATCCCATTCTTTTTTCAACTTCTGATCCGACTTCGTATTTTTCATTAAATAATTTTGCAGCGCCTTCTGGTGTTGTTTCTTGGCGCAATGCTTCAGCAACTCTTTTATATTTGCCTGACAATTCATCTTGTATAAATTGTAGTTGTTCAAGAGCAGTTGATTGTCTTATGTCTTTTCCGTAAAGTTTTTTAAAATTTGCTTGTCTTTCTGGGGACCATTGGGCAAGACCGTAATATTCTACACCATTATTTTCTTGCACAGTAGATTGTGTATGATCGAGACTACTTTCTTGCTGAAGATTACCAGCAATACCAGCAGCTTGTTCTGGTGTCCATCCTTGCGAAACGAAAAAATCAATTATGTCTTTCGCAGGAAGATTTGGTCCCGTATCAGTTCTTCCTAAACCAATTCCAGGAGTAGAAGTAATACTAGGAGCATCAACACGACCAGCAGCAGAAGGCGCTGCAAAATTGTTCATTGGTGGAGAATATGATGCATTTTGGAAACCACTACCAGCGCCAAAATTTTTCATTCCAGGACTAACAGCACCACCACCATAACCAAGATTATTGTTGGTCATCAAAAATTCTTCTGCATCTATGGTGATTTTAGTGGCATCAAAGGTGAGAGACTTTAATTCTAAATTATCGGCTCCCATATTTGATGTAAAAAATCCAATTGGTGACACTCCTGATTTTTTTTGGTTTTTCCAATTTTCCATCCAATCATTATATAATTTGGTGTTTGGAATTAAACCATAACTCATGGCATATTTTTCAGCATCTTTTTCAGTGATAATTCCCTTCGGAAAAGCTTCCATATCAAAAGTTGGCATGTTACTAGGAGAAATAATAGCCGATTGTGTAATTTCTTTTCTAATATCTGCAAAATGCTGAATTACTTCGACCAATGCTTCTTTTACATAAATTTCTAGAAGAGCAAGTTTTTCATTAAAATAGGTATCTTGTTCAATTTGAACACCATATACAATAGCGTAAATATCTCTTGCAAGAGACGCAACAGTTATGCCTATCGAAATTGCCGCACCAATAGGACCAAAATAAATTGCAATCCCTGATACCAAATCAAGCCCCGCGCCAACCCAATCAGGATTTTTCGGATCATAAAATAATCTTACTGCCATAGAATAAAAAGTAGCAAGTAAACCAACGCCAGGAATAAGTTTAGCAGCAGCAGTCGCAAGTATTGGCATCATAGCACTTTTTGCTGCGCCCCGAAGTATAAATCCTGCCGCTGGTGATATTAAAATTCCAGCAGCGGTAATTTTTCCAGTTTCCAAAGCCCCTTTAATATCACCATGTGCTATATCACGGATAATTAAACCTAAAATAATAGCACCGCCAGCAATATTAGTCGCACCACGCAGATCGGCACCAAACCTAGTGCCACTACTGATAATTGCACTTTTCCCCATGGCCAGGGCAGTTTTCATTTCAGTTGTTAAATTTTTGTTAGGTGTTGTTGTAATAGTTGACGGTTTCTTACCAGAAATAACTTGTTCTCTCATCTTTTTTAATTGGTTTAATGTTTCACCGCCGGGTGAAATGCCCCATTTACCTAATGAAGTTTCCACTGCCCAACCACCGTTTTTAAATTTACCATAACGTTTACCGTTTAATACGTATATTTCATCAGGAATATTAGATGGTCTGCCGTCACGAGTAACAGATTCTCGTTCTACTGGTTTTACTTGTTCTAATGGTTTTAGTTCTGTAGGTATTGGTTCTTTGTTTGCTATATTTTGAGCATTTTTTAAGCTTTTTTCAGCTTCTATTGCTCTTTTTTCAGCTTCTATTGCTCTTTTTTCGGCATCTTTTAATCTTTTTTCAGCTTCTATTCTTTCGCTTTCTGCTTTATTTTGAGCATCTTTTAATCTTTTTTCCGCTTCAATTCTTTCGTTTTCTGCTTTACGTCTAGCTTCTTCTGCTGCCTTTCTTTCGCTTTCTGCTTTACGTCTAGCCTCTTCTGCTTTTTTTGCTTTTTCTTCAGCTTTACGTCTAGCCCTTTCAGCTTTGCGTTCTGCGGCGCTTCTTATTGCTCTACGTCCTTTCAATTTCAATCTTGGAAGATCAGGAAAATCAAAACCAGAATCATCATGATAAGCGTCGATAATTTTTTGTAGTAATTCGTTATGCTTGGTTGTTTCGTAAAGAGAAAGTTTAACTAGTGATGAAGTTTCTTTTAATTTTTCGACAACATTTGCAGCAGCTTCGCCCATAGTTCTGCGAGTCTCAAAAGAATTTCTTTCTTCTTTCTGATCTGAATCTTCTTTACTTTTATATTTGTTTTTTGATGCAAAAGCAGGAAACATTTTATCAAAAGTATTAGCACCAGCTTTGAATATGTTTTTTCCGTCACCACTTTTTGATTTTTTTGGAAGATTTTTCTTCATTGCCATTATATTTTAGCTATTTTTTCTTGTCCGCGTGTCCAGGCAGAAACACCAAGAATTGCTCCGAATGCAAGATGAATAAGACCACCATTGCTTAAAGACAAACTTTGCCAAGCAACATAATTTGATACAATGCCGTCATGTTTGAATATTATAGGTAAAAACATAGAAATGAATGGAAATCCAATAAAATCCATAAAACAAATTACCATATACAGCCAACCCATTGCAGGACGCCAATAAGATTTTACCCAATGTTCTTCTTCTTTTTTAATCTGCTCGTCAACAATTTTATTATCAATAGCAGCCTGGGCAACACCAACCTGAGCCTGTGCTTGTGCTGTGGCCTGAATGGATTGTGCCTGAACGGTTTGCTGTGCTATTATTGATGCCCCCAAACCAGTATCACCAACTGTAACAACAGGAATTGGTTGCGGTGTAGGAACTGATACCATAGGCTGTGTAATTTGGGGAATTGGCCGAATGGGGGGTTCAGGCGGAATACCATTCATCGCCAGCACTTCATCATGTGATGGCTTTATTGGGGTATCATCATCATTTAGGTCTTTTACAGCAAATTTAGCCATTAGCGTTGTTCCTATGTTCTTCGAGTTCTTTCAAATATGATAACAACATTTCAACAAAAAGATCACGCTCAAAAGGTATTAAGTCCTCGATTTCGGTTATGCTATATTTATGGTGCTGAATCAAAGAGAACATAGAAATATAATAATTCTCTAAGGTGTTATGACTCAGCCCAAGGTAAAAAAATCGGTTAGCGTGGTGAGTTCGATAGTTCTCGGTGTTCCACTAGAATTTGTATATTCTAGTGTATGATTGAGTTTTGGAGTGTTTTCCATAAATTTAACAATTTCTTGATACGTATTAACACCAACCTGATTCAAAAATTCTTCGATATCTTCTTTGGTATAGTCGGCGGGGTTGTATAAATCATCACCATCAAAGATTGTATCAATGCAACGAATAATAAGTTCATAAAAAGAATCATCGCCACTCTGGAAAAATTCGGTATCATTGAAAAGAATGGCAGAAGGATATTTCATTCTCAGACCAGTTTCTTCGGTTATCTTAATAATATTGTTAACGTTTTCTGGAAACTTAACATCAACTTTGTTTAGATCAATTTCGAATTCATAAATTTGTTGATCTTCATTATCCCGATACGAAACCTTAACGATGTTGTTAACCGAAAATGCTCTGATACGAAGGAAAATATATTCCATATCAAAAATGGTTAACTTATCAACATCAAAATTGGTATCGATAGCGCAGTTGTTTACGACTTGTTTGATAGCCCGAAACATTTCTGTTGGGTCTTCAGATTGTTTTGCCATGAGTAGAATTTTTTCTTCACGAACAAGAAACGGACGAAATGTTTCTTTTTTCTTGGTAGAAGGAATCGTCAATTCATAGGTTGGAAATTTTATTTTCGGTAAAGCCATAATATAAATCCTTTAATACTAATTGGCAGGTGAAATTAAAGATGGTAGTTTAAAAGTAACAGACTCAGTTGGATATGGCCTGATTGAACGTTTCAAAGGCCTGTGGTGATGAACTAACAGGTGGTGAGAATGGAATTGGAACATTCAAATTCTGAATATACCAACTGCTATACGTGAAATTTACGACAACTTTCATCAAATCACTTTTTGCATTCCAATCCAAATTTATATCATTTACGGAAGACGGAAAAGCCTCACGAAGAACTACAGTCGAAATTAAAAATCCTGAAGCATCAAGAACATAAATGTATATGTCAGTAATGATATTGTCTTTATATTCTACTCGGTATGATGGTTGCCCTGCATACGTAAGTTGTGATGTAGACCCAGTGAAATCAATGATGGTATTCATCCATGCATAGAAAAATTTATATATGGAATTTCCACCATCTTCTAAGAATGTTATGGTGTTATCGGTGAAACGAATATCATCAGCAAATTTCTTTTCAACGCCAAGACCATAAACTCGATTGCCTATCATATCAAGAATAGCTCCAGGCAAGTGAATACTTTCTGCACGATACGAAAAGAGACGACTTAGTGTTATACTAAAAGGTAATGATTTTGGAGGAACCATCGAGACATAAAATCTGTTATTTCGTAACGTTCCCGTAGCACCAATATGTGATGAAAAACTTGCTATATCGAATGCCATTACTTTATCATTCCTCGTGAATCTTTCCAGACCGTCTGTTTTGTTGCTTTTTTGAATCTTTCCGTGGGTAGAAATAAAGCAGCATCCCACATTCTAGGTTCTATATTTAGATATTTACTGCGAACATGATCCCACAAATAACGTTTCACACATGGCTCAAACCACTTAAATTTTGACGCCGAATCAAGAATATCATAAGAAATTTTTAGTTTGGTTGTTTCATCATATTTTTGATTGTTGCTAGTCTTATATAAAGCATCCATTAATTTTGCACGAAGCACTGGCGGAAGGTAATGGAGATTTATACCAAGAAATCCATCGTCATAAAATTTGAGAGGAAAAATCAATGGAAAAGTATCATAATAAGGCAACGTGGCTTTATGTTTTGGGTCATAGAAAAACATATACATTCTACCAATACTTTTAATATTTAAAATTGGTTGGATGTTGTTTTTGTCGTTCATCATGCGGTTCTTGTTGACCGTTCTTATATCTTGGGCAGCCTGTCTAAACCATGTGCGAGTATCTTTTTGGCGAATGGTCTCATCGATCCCTTCTGCCCTACCCTTGTTAGCCAGTTGCTGAAAAATATATGATGTCATTTATAACCTTATGTTTAATTCTTTTTCGGTGAAGATACAAAACTTCCATCCGCGATCTTTACAATATTCTTCTGCCATACGCCATTTCTCACTATTTATACCCCAAGTAAATACTTCTCGAATATAACTTTTGGTGACAGTTGTTTGTTTTTTAGGTTCTTTTGTTTCTTTGGAAGGCTTAACCTCGATCATCAAAGTCTCAATAACTCCTTGTTTGTTTTTAATATTTACAATAAAATCAGGAAAGTATCGATGCAGTTTTCCGTCAACGGGAGATCGATAAGGTATTGCAAGTTCCTCAGATTTCCACCAAATAACATTAGGATGTTCATCAAGTCTCATCATGAGTTTTAATTCCCATGAAGAACGATAAATAATTTTGCTAGGATCGCCTTTGTATTTATTTGGGCTTCTTGGTTTAAAAGTGCCTTGTAGATATTTTCTTGCCATATTTTACATTCATTATAAATAAAAGAGAACCAGAGTATTTATAAGGGAATATCGATGTCATCAATACCTGATGTTGTCAAAGCAGGAACAGCTTTAGTAGGTGCAGCAGATTTTGCAGTATCTGGGGTTAATGCTCTTACAAACAACAACACAAATAATTATCAAGGAAATTATATATTTCCTAATGATTTAATTTCGGCTGCCTCTAATAGAAATTTTTATATTACTTTTCGTTTTGTAAAATATCAAAGAAGATCACTAGGAAAACAAAGTGCTATTAATAATTCTTCTGCACCAGCATCTACAGGAACAATACGTCTGCCCTTGCCAAAAAACCTTCGTGACCAAATGAATATTCATTACGGGCATCAAGGTCTTGGCGGTCTTTTTGGTGCTGGATCAGAAGCATTAACTGGTATGTCAGCGGATAATATTAAAAAAGGATTTAATGATATTAAAACTAGTAGCATAGAAAATTTAAAAAATAAAGTCATTGGTGGTGCTATGACTGTGGGTAATATAGCTGCGGGTGCTGCCGGTGATGTTCTTAGAGGTTATAATACTGCGTATGGTGCGGCAAGTTCTCTTACAGGACTTGCGCTTAATCCATTTTTAACTGCCATGTTCGAAAACGTAAACTTTAAAGAACATAATTTTGATTGGATATTGACACCAAAAAACCAAAAAGAATCTCAAGATTTGCGTAAGATAGTTCAGCAATTCAAATTCCATAGTTTACCAGGACTTGATACTTCAATGCAGGCCGGTGGAGGAATTTTCTTTAATTATCCTGATATTGCTTATGTGACATTAAATCCTAGTGAATTTCTTTTTGATATGAAGCCATGTGTTATTACAAATATCTCAATTGATTATGCTCCTGGTGTTGCTCCTTCGTTCTTCAAATCTCTTAATGCACCAACTGCTGTAAGATTAAGTATGACTTTGATGGAAATCGAAATCTGGTCACAAAAAGATTTCAATGCTTCTAATTACACTGGACCAAATTCTAATATGCCAAATAATCCAGGATATTATCCAGCAGCACCTTCTAAACCACCAACGCCTGTAGGAGTTCAATAATATGGTTGAAAGATATTTTGAAAAGTTTCCTACAATAACTTACAACGGTCATCAGGTAGTGGATATCACAAAACGAGTTGGTATTTTAAACACAATATATCAAAATCCATATCTTTATTATCAATATGATGTAAATTCAGGGGAAAGAGCCGATACCATATCCAATCGTTATTACAACGACCAGTTTATGAGTTGGATTCTTTACATGTCCAATAAGATCGTTGATCCATATTATGATTGGTATATAGACACTGATACGTTCAATAATTTTTTGGCAATGAAATATGGTTCACTTGCTAATGCATATAACAAAGTAAAATACTACCGAAACAACTGGTATAGCGCATCTGGACCAATTTCGGTTTCGTCATATAATAATCTCGTGGCTTCATTACGTGATTATTATCAACCAAACTATGGAGATGTAATCAATAGTTCTACACCGCTAAATTATGATCGCAAACAAGTTGATTGGATAATCGCAACAAACGGGATTGCAGGATATAATGTCACCAACGGAACAAATTTCATTGACAACGAAATTGTCAAAGTTGTGTTCGATGCTACTCATACAGGTAATGGACAAGTAACTTTTGCAAATTCTAGTTATGTTTCTATTCAGCATCTTTCGGGGATTACCACAACTGGAACAATTGTATCAGCAAGTTATCTATATGGAAACGAAAGTGGTGTCAACACTCATTTCACAACTGCAACATCAATAGCAAACAATATTTCTACCGTGGAAAGTTCTTATTGGTCTCCTGTTTACTATTATGATTATGAAAACGAAATAAACCAAAAAAATAAATCGATACGTGCATTAAACAGTCAATATTCGAAGCAAATTTCTGCCGAACTTAAAACATTATTGAACAAATAAATAACATGTCATATGAAATTGGATATTTAGAAATTAATTCACTGAAAATACGAAGTGGAAGAAGAAACCAAATATTAGATTTAACTAAATCTTTTATTGTTGCCTCTGTCTATGAAAGCATTTTTGTGCCTGCAACGGTCTGTGATATCATGGTCTTGGATGAACAAGATGTTATGGGGCAGATGAAATTAAACGGCGATGAGATTGTTACGTTTTCGTTTTCGGTTCCTGATAGCGAACAGGCATCATTTGTTTTTCAGCTTGAAAGTATAATTGATGTTATGTCCACGCCCACAAACGAAAAAATTAAAACATATACTCTTAAATGTGTTTCTCAGGAAGTTTTTTTTGATCATCGCAATCAATTTTCAGAAATATTTGATAGAAATGATAACTCAACCTGCGCTGATATCATTAAAAATGTCCACAAAAATCATAGAAGTCTTGGTATGTTAAAAAAACCAATTGTCGTTGAGCAGACAAAAGGTATCATGCCTATCAGAATTAGTGCCATGTTCCCTATGCAAGCAATCAATATGTTACGTAACCGAGCGATATCACCAGACCATAGTTCTTCATCTTATGTTTATTTTGAAACCCGAGACAACGAACAGCAAGTATATAAATTTGTTACCATAGAAGGAATGTTTGCTCAAAAACCAATAGCAACATTCAATCAAAGCTATGGTGGAATGATAGACTACCAAGACCCAAATGCTCAAAAGAATATCCTTGCATATAAGGTAGATCGTCAATTTTCATCACTTGATATGATCATATATGCAGGACCACAAATATCTCTATCAGTTGATTTAACCACACAAAATTTCGGAAACGGTCTGGTAAATCCTGTAGATACCAATTTTCTCACAGCCGGAACAGATAACAGTATCATCGGCGGTCTTTTGAATACTTATTTTAATAATTCTGACGTTCCATTGACTATGACACCTACCGACTATTCATCATCAAAAGAAACATATGTGCCACAAGGAACTCCAAATTACAGAACCTATATGGCCTTGCTTCTTCAAAACTCACTAAGAATACGTGTTCCTGGCGATACGATTATCAAACCAGGAACAATGATAACATGTAACATTGTAACAAAGCACGATACTGACGGAAGCCCAATAAATGATCCTTTGTTGTCTGGTAATTTTTTGGTAACTCGTGTTCATCATAGAATAGGAGAAAAAAATAATGAACGCCCCAGATATACATGCATTATCGAATGTATTAAGGCCAAACCCAATACTGTGTAAAGAGGTATAAATGCCCGAAATTAATTCTGAATTTTTTAACAATCACTGGCATGGGGTTGTTGTTGACGTTAACGATCCAGATCAATCAGGTCGTGTTCGTGTTCGTATTCGTGGTATGTGGGATAATATTCCGCTAAGTAAATTACCATGGGTTATCGTGCAGCAGCCAGCAACTTCTGCTGCTGTTGGTAAAATGGGAACCGCACCAGTCGGACTTGTTTTGGGATCAAATGTTATTGGTATTTGGTTGGATGGTCCTTCGAAACAACTACCAATGGTCCAAGGAACCTGGGGAAAAATTGGGGATGTTATTCCTGGTCAATTCAGTAACGGTGCTCCTGCTATCGATAATACCAAGGGAAGTATTCCTCCTGCATCAAGTGGTGGTAATGCAAAAAATTGGAGATCAGGTCTTAACAGCAGTGCAACACCCATTAATCTTATCGATCAAGGAATATCATCGGTAATTTCGATTGGTAGTGATATCGGAACCGTTATTACCAGTGCAATTGAAAAGGGAATGATTAATGCCAAGGTTCCTACGATTGCATACGAAAGTAAATATAATAAATCAGACGTAATGACTCTGAAATCACTCAATGATCCACTAGCAAGAAATGCATCTATTCCGTGTCTCAATCTATCGTTCTTGAGTCTGAAAAATCTTTTACAACTTGCTGCCGGTATTCTAGGTAATATCGCTGGTGCATTAAAGAATTTATTAGTCCAGGCACTCACTAATGCTATTCTTGAACTATGCAGACGATTTGGTGTATTCAAAGTATTGGGCCTTCTAAATAGTGCTGCAAATTCCATAGCCGAAATAGCCAATTTGTTGAACGCATTAAATATAAGAGTTTGCGGAATGAATTTGTTCAATCAGGGAATTTTTGATACAATCAATGGTGTTGTTGCAGAAACGTTACATGCCGTAAACAATATTACTGGTGCTGTCAGTTCTGCAATTGGCAGTGTTGTTAATGGCGCAAGTAATCTATTCGATAATATCGTTACTGCACCTCTTGCTAGTATTGCTACAGGTTCTACACCTGTTCCTCCAACAATTTCAATTAAACCGCCAGACGGTTATGTCCAGCAATATTACCAGAATGCCGATCCTTATCCTGGTTATATTATGTTCCTTGATCCAACAGGTAAAGGAGCAGCATCATATATACCCAGAAATGGTGAACCAAATTATATTTCTTCGCAACAACATATTTTTTTCAATGCCCAAAAAGCATTTATTACAAATTTCGAATCTAGTATAATTAGTGGTGTGCTAGGTCCAACTGGTCTTGTTAGTGGTTTTACTGCCGTTACTAGTATCACTCAGGCATTTGCTGCCACAAGAATTCTTGGTGTAGGATTTACTATTGCTGCTGCTGGTGCTCTTGCTGCTGCATCATTGATCAGCTATGGAAAAGATTATGCGTCAGTATATACACCGCAACCTAGAACGATTCCTGCAAGTCCTTTGGTGGATTTTTCGATATCAAAATTTTCCACCACACAAATGTTATTAAATATGAAAAAAACTCAAATGAATATAGGTCTAGGAGGTCTATTCTAAAATGTCTGATAACTTTAATGCGAAACATCCAGACTCAATATTTACTTCTCAATATCCTTATAATCAAGCAACGATAACACGTTCTGGTCACGAAATACATATTAATGATACCCCAGGCAGCGAAAGTCTTAAAATTTCTCATCGGATGGGAACATATATTGAAATCGATTCATCTGGCAAATGGAATCAAACCGTTGCAGATAAGGCATATAATTATTACAAGGATGGATTTTCAGAAACGATTGATGGTCATAAGGATGTTAAAGTCAATGGCTCTTATGATCTAAACGTTGACGGATCGATTCATGAACAGACTGCTGGCAATCGTTATTCTGGTATTGGTGGAAATCATACCGTTGGCGTTGCAGGAACACAGTATACACACACAGGACTAAATAAAGAAGAAAGTATAGATGGTTTCAATATTAGATCAGTGTTATTTGATGAACATGCCGATATTACTGGCGATCAGGTAACACATGTCGGTGGAGTAAAGACTGATATTATTGGCAGGGGTTGGTCATCAAAAACGGGAATTGGTGGTGTCGAAATTCAGTCTACAGGTATAGTGAATATTACATGTTCTGCTTTTAATGTTATCACGCCTTTTGGAACATTATCTATTGGTCCAACAGGCATCACTTTGAATGGTGCATTGATAAGTTTTACGTCTCTTGGTCCTGCAAGTATAACTGCTGCAACTACGGTAAATGTTACTGGTCCTGCTGGCGTTAATATCAATCAGTATGTATAAGGAATAATATATGTCATTACAGGGTGTATTAAGAGCAACGGTTGATTATGCTGGTGGTTTGATTTTAACAGGATCACCAAATGTTTTTATTAATGGTAAACCTGTTGTGAGAGTTGGTGATGTAGTATCCCCACACGGATCAGGTTCTCATGGTTCTGCTGTAATGGCAACTGGTTCTGCAACATTTAGTGTCAATGGTATTCCTGTATGTAGAGTGGGGGATTTGGCTTCATGTGGTCATGTAGGAAGTCCTGGTAGCACACAAACTATATTTTCAGGCTAGGAATAAAAATGTCAACAAGAGCCGATAATTTCACACAGCTTAAATCCAATCAAGTATTATTTTCAGATTTTCTTGATAATTTAGATATAAATCCTATTACTGGTGCGCTTGCCAGAGTAACGAACGAAAAATCTATTTCACAGGCATTAAAAAATCTTGTGCTGACTAATTACGGAGAAAGATTATTCCAGCCTAATGTTGGTTGTAATACTCTAGCAACATTATTTGAACCTAATGATATTATTGCACAAGAAGACTTGAAATATCATATCACCACAACAATAAATCAAAATGAACCTCGTGTGAGTGTAATTGAAATCGATGTTAAATCTAATCAATTACAAGATTCATTGGCTGTAAGCATAACTTATTCTATCATAAATACATCACAGATTCAATCAATTAACCTCATTCTGGCAAGATTACGATAATGGCAAATAATTCAATAAATCTAGTCTCGCTTGATTTTGATACGATCAAGTATGATTTAACCACATACCTAAAGAATCAAAGTCAGTTTGCTGACTATGATTTTACTGGTTCAAACATGTCTGTGTTGCTAGACATTCTTTCTTATAACACATATCTTAATTCTTTTTATATTAATATGGCTGTTAATGAAATGTTCCTTGATTCAGCACAGCTTCAAAGTAGTGTGGTTTCACTAGCAAAAACATTAAATTACACACCTCGTTCGTATAAGTCATCGCGCAATATTGTATCGTGTCAATTTCCACAGGGTGCTTTATCTTCACTCACTATTCCGGCAGGCACAAGATTTGCTGCTCAAAACGGCAGCGGTAGTTACACATTTGTAACACGTCAAAGCTCAGTTCTTTATCCTTCTGGTGGTTATTTCAATATCAATAATCTTATGGTGTATGAAGGTAAATACTTAACAGATACGTTTGTTGTTGATAACACTATCCAAAATCAGCGTTTCATTCTTTCAAACCAACAAATTGATACCGATAGTCTTAATGTTATCGTATCAGAAAATAATGGCGCTAACGTAACCACATTCACGGCGGCTACAAGTTTGCTTGGTCTTGATAGCACATCCGCAGTATACTTCATTCAGGCAACACAAAATAATTTTTATGAGATTGTTTTTGGTGATGGTGTATTTGGCAGAATCCCATTAAATAATGCAACAGTGTTTGCTAACTACATGAACACAACAGGCACAGACGCTGATGGTTCAACTAACTTTAATCTTGTTGATGTGGTTGCTGCTGCACCAAATTCTATTACTACTGCAACAACTTCTTATAGCGGAGCAAATGCAGAATCAATCGAATCAATCCGTTATAATGCTCCCAGAAGTTATCAGACTCAAGAACGTGCTGTTACGGTTAATGACTACAAACAGCTAATACTTCAAAACTACTCTGATATTAAAAATGTGCATGTTTATGGCGGCGAAACACTCACAGGTTCAGTCAATTTCGGAACAACATTTATCGTTCCTGCCACATACTCAGGGTATAATCTTACATTATCAGAACAGGCAGATATTCAAAATTTCTTGATTAAAAGAAATGTTTTAGGCATAACACCACAACTTGTTAACCCAACATATCTATATCTAGAAATATACAGCACAGTAAAATACAATCCTAATCAGACCACGCTATCTTCGGCTGGAATTCAGGCTGCGGTTTCTAGCACAATTGTTTCATATAACAACACAAAACTGCAAAATTTTAATACTGAATTTAGATTATCAGACTTCATGGCAGCAATTACTTCAACCGATACATCAATCTCAAGTAATCAAACTTATGCTATTATGAAAAAAATAATCTCACCCCAGTTAAATTCACCAGGAAGTATTTCGGTTTCTTTTAGCAATGCAATACAAACTGGATCGTTTTTCTCTAGTATATTTTTATCTAATGGAGTGGAATATTCTTATACCGACTATAATCCTAATATAGGAAATTTTATATTCACTCAATCGGTATCTGGCCTTACCATCAATAACACATCAAATATAGTTTACTTAAAAACAATAAGTGCTACTGGTCAAAACACATATATTGAAAGTGGAACCATTGATTATATTAATGGCATTGTAAGTCTGGCGCAAATAAACATCGCAGATTTTATTGGTAATTCTGGTGTCAATTTTTATGCTTCGCCATCACATGAGAACGTTACAGCATTCAATAACGATATAATTGAAATTGATGTTGATTCCGGAATCAACATCACAACCGAGACCGTCTAAGATGCTTGATAAATTTATCAGTCCATTTATTGCTTCTCAGTTTCCTGCATTCTATCGTGACCAAGGATCAACATTTGTTGCTTTCTTGCAGGCATATTATGAATGGATGGAACAAGAAGGTAATGTGATTAACTCAGCTAGATCATTACTTGATTATATGGATATTGATCAAACTGAACAACAATTCATCAAACATTTCAAGAACACTTATATTCAATCACTTCCAGAATCTATTATATCCAATAAGCAACTCCTTGTCAAGCACATTCTTGATCTTTACCGCACAAAAGGCACACAAAGAGCATACGAACTACTTTTCCAAATTCTTTTTGGTGAAAGTATTGACATTTATATCCCATCGAACTATATTATAAAACCTTCGGATGGTGTATGGGTAGTTCCTCAATATATCGAAGTATCTGGCAGTTCCTATCTTGTTCAACTAGCAGGAAACCAGATTTATAGTGCAAGTGAATCTGCCACTGCAATTGTTGAAAGTGTTTATCAAAAAATAGTTAATAATAAAATTGTTAACGTGGTAAATATATCATCGCTTGTAGGGAGATTTAAAACAGGAGATAAAATACTTTGTAAAAATATTCCTGGGTTGACGATAAGTAATGCACCATATGTTACAGGATCGTTAACATCGGTTTCACTTCAAACTAGCGGTTATGGATTTAATGCTGGTGATATAGTTAATATTACTGGTGGTGGTGTTGGTGGTAAGGCGAGGGTTGTTGCAACTACTAACCAAAACGGAAAAGTATCATTTAATTTAGTTGGCGGTGGCACTGGATTTTCTACCAGTGCAGTTATTACGGTATTACCAGTTTTATTTCTTAACATCACAGGCTCGACTGGAACTTTCATTGACAATGATAAAATAATAGTTTCTTCAACAACCGCAAATGGACAACTTATTTTTTCAAATACGTCAGTTATTAAATTAATTAACTTTTCAACTTCTCCTGCATTTGCTTCTGGTGATACGATAACAGGTAGTGTTGGTGGTTCTGCATCAATTTCTTCGATAACTGGTGGTGGTGGCTCTGGTGCTTCTTTCTCGGTAGGTGGAATAACAAACCAGAGTGTGTATCAAGTTTATACTGATTATATTACAAGTGCCTATAATGTAACTTTGGACATAGCATCACCAACCACAAATACATTTATTATCACTATGAGCAACAATAATGTTCCATTTTCTGTTGTTGGCACCACACTTTATTCAAGCACCAATTCGGTTCTTTTATATGTAACTACCACATCAACAACAAACGTAAATTCCGGTGAAACATTATCAAATTCTTCTTTGGGTATCTCAGGTCTTTATGTTTATAGATCAGAACCAAATTTAATCTGGGTTACTGGCACCGACACGAATTTAACAAATATAAATATCGCATCAGGGATCACACTTATAAGCAGCACAACATCTAGCACCGTGCGACTTAATAACATTGATGCTAAACAAACCATCTTAGGTAATGGACAAATTCGTGGTATTTCAGGAACTGGTCCTTACACGATTGGTGTTTCTTTTTCGGACGGAAAAGCAAACGGATATTTTATTCCTTCTGGTAATCTTATAAATTCAGGCACATCAGCATATGGTAATATTGTTAGCATATCGAGAGGTCTTAATTGGAATTATTTTCCTTCTATTTCTGGGGGAACTCAAAATCTTGATACGACAATCGGCAGTGCTTTATCAATAAATAATATTATTGCAGGAACTATCACGTATATTGCGAGTGTTACCCCAGGAACTGATTATTCTAGTGATCCCTATGTAGACATTATCGAACCACAAGTAGCAGCCTTACAATTACCTGATGGTTCTGGTGGTATCGTTGGTCATGATGCTTTGGTTACGGCTTCTGCTATCAATGCAAATGGTATCGTTACTGCCGTGCAAGTTATCGATTCTGGTTATGGTTATAATTCTAGAGAAACGGTTGTTCTTGCATCAACGAATACATTCAATCAGACAGTCGTTACAGGAACTGCCATGATTGAATTGGATGGTATTGGTTCTGGATATTGGACCAATGATCGTGGTTTTTTAAGCGATGTTAACTATATTCAAGACAGCAATTTTTATCAAAATTATTCATACCAGATAGTTGCTCAACGTATGATATCATCTTATGAGAGTCTGGTCCGTGAACTTGTGCATCCTTCTGGCGTTGCTCTTTTTGGTAAATTCGGTGTCAAATCACAATTTTCCGTTAATCAATCCGCAGAAGAACAATTTATTGTATATCAAAACAGTGGAATTATTCATAACTCACCACAAAATAATGTTTCCGCCCTAAATTATGCTGTGCTAGGCGAAAACACTAATTATCTTTTGGATGAATTTAATAATGTGCTTGTCCAATTCGGTTTGACTTTGTAACATAAATATAAAAAAGTAGATGGGCAAAAAATGGCAGTCTTAACAATAAAACACTATGTTGATCTTGCAACCTCATATGTGCAAAGAGTTTCAAATTCGACAAATTCATATTATATGTTTGTTGCTAGACCGCAGCAATGGACAAACGCATCAGGCGCAGTAGATGACAGCGCAAATTCTGCTGCGTATAATGCTGGGTTCCTTGGTGATGTTAACACTATGGAACAATCGATCTCAAACGATTTGTTGTATGGTAAATTAATAACTTCGACTGGTGTAAAAAATCTTATTCCTAGATACAACTGGACAACCAATACCGTCTATTCTATGTATAACCAAAATGATCCTAATTTATTTATAGCAGGCACATCAAATAATATTTTTTATGTTGTGACAGATGCATACCAAGTATATAAAGTCCTCAACAACAACAATGGTGCTCCATCTACCGTAAAACCGGCGCTTACTTCTACATCAGGAACATTTTCTACAGGTGATGGATATCTTTGGAAATATATGTATACCATTGATGCTACTTCAAATGCGGCATTCACAACAAATGCTTTTATTCCTGTCACAATTGATTCATCGGTTTCGAGTAATGCAGTTCCTAGCACTATCGATACTGCGATTATTACTAACGGCGGCACTGGTTATAACGTGTATGAAAATGATTATATTCAAAATTTGATTAGTGCATATTCAATTCAGCTACCAAGCACATCAAATTGGAGCGACAATTATTACACAAAATCATCAATATATTTAAAATCTGGGTTTGGAGCAGGGCAGTTAAAACAAATCACTGGATACAACGGATTTAATAAAACTATAACGTTTAATTCGCCATTAAATTATTATTCATTAATCGAATTTATCACGCTTCCAACAGGTGTTGCGCTAGGGTATTCAGCAACCCAGCCAATTGATTATGTTACATATGTTTATTCTCAGGGATATTTTAACGTTGGCGAAACTGTTGTTCAATCCGAAACGGGTGCAATAGGAACGATTATTTCTGCAAATTCTAGTGTCCTTGCTGTCAATAGAACTTCTACGGCATCATTTGGTTACAATTCAAGTAACCAGTGGTATCCTGTGATGGACACCAATAATGGAGGAACTTTAGGAACAGGAACGGTTTCAACTTTAAATAATACCGTTTATGCCAATGTCATTTCAAGTTCTTTCGTTGCAAGTTCTGTTTATGCTGTAGGAAATTATATTCGGGTAGGCAATTCAATATCAACTAACACAAACGTAAGACGTGTCGTTGCGGTTAATACATCACATATTACTGCCGATATTCCTTTTGTTGGAACATATTCTTCAAATGCTCATTACTTAATTCCAAACGCTTTCGAACCAGCATCAGTCCTATCAAAATCTGTCTCGGGAACAATTTCTAACGTAAATTTAAATAGCGTAAAACTTATTATTAATTATTCTGCGTTGGCTGGTATAAGTTATATCGTTGGTGAAACAGTAAATCTTATCAATTCTGCTAATGTTTATCAAGGCTCGAATGGCATTGTTGCATATGCGAATAGTTCTACTCTTGTTCTTTCGACAACGGGAACATGGACAACAGGGTTATACGCTTATGGTCTTTCTTCACAGCAGGTTTCTTATATCTCTACTGTCACAAACAACCCAAGTATTACGGTATCATCGCCAACATTTAGTTTTGGTTCATCATATACTGCGGGACAAAAAGTATTTTTTTACAATGCTACAAGCCCAACAAGCACAGGCAACGGAACGATTGCCACAGCCACAATTTATCCAAACTCATTAACCGAATATTTAATTTCGCCAACGGTATCTATTACTGGTGACGGAACAGGTGCTCAGGCATATGCTGTTGTAAACAATGCGGTCGGTTCTGGTAATAACATTTCTCAGGTTATTTTCTTAAACCCCGGAACTGGTTATTCAACCGCAAACATTGCTATTACGGCTAATAATCAATATGGTTCTGGTGCTGTAGCAAATGCCATTATCAGTCCAACCAAAGGTCATGGTTATGATGCTATCACAGAACTAGGTGGAAGATATTGCGGTGTATCAATGACATTCGATACACTGGCGAATGAATCATATCGTTTCCCTTATTATGGTAATTTTCGTATGGCTGGAATTATCGAAAACCCACAATATTCTGATATCACCGTGTCCATGAATTCTTTTGACCGAGTGAATCTTAATTTTACTGGTGGATCAATATTCACTCCTGGTGAGATCGTGATCAATGCCGCTAATGCAACTAGCAATCAATTCTCAAACGCATCAGGAGTTTGTGTGTTTTCGAATAGTAGTTTGTTACAACTTAAAAATGTTCAAGGGACATGGGTGACGACTGCCTGCACTTATAATAAGGCATACGGTATTTCATCAACTAGCAATGTGGTATTTACTACTGCTAACGTAATATATTTTACTACAGGAAGTGGTTCTGAAATTGTATCAGAAACAAATTCTGGTGCATCTGCCAAGGTTGTTCAGACAATTTCAAATACCGTCATGAAATTAACAAACGTTGTTGGTAAATTTGATACTGGTGATATAATTTATGATCCGTTAGTCAATGCCTATGCCACCGTTGCAACAATCAGCGTTGCCAATAATACATATGCTTCTGGTAATGTTTATGCTAGGTTCAGCCAGTTGGGTCGTTTTACACTCAATTCAAATACTGGGGCGTTCCAGCAGTATGAGTATATTTCCCAAACAGGTTCAAATAAAATTGCTCGTATCGTTTCAACTAACAGCGATATAGATATTCTTTATACAGCAGGCGCAGGAACTTTTGCAAACGGGCAGACGATTGTTTTAACATCATCATCAGCAACAAACGGTGTAATTCTTTTTGCAAACACAACATATCTAAAACTAACAAACGTTAACAACCCTCTAAATTTTGTTTCAGCCGCTGCTATAAATAGTGGTGGTAGCATCACTGGAACAATTACTACGGTATATCCTGTTCTAGTTCTTAATGGTGTTACAGGAAACTTTGAGTCTACTTCGATTATCACGGGATTATCTTCATCTGCTACTGGTTTTTGTTCGAATTCTCTTAATATTACTAACCCCGATCTTGTTTATAGTTCTGGCACCGTAACTTATTTGGAGGCTTTTGCACCAGCAACTAAATCTGCAACGTCACAAGAACAAGTTAAATTGGTCATCAAGTTTTAGAGGAATACATGACAACATCACTTCTCACTACCAATCTATCAGTCAGTCCATATTTTGATGACTTTGATCAAACCGCAAATTATTACAAAGTCCTGTATAAACCAGCGACAGCCATTCAGGTTCGTGAGCTTAATACAGCACAAAGTATCATGCAAGATCAAATTGATAAATTCGGCAAAAGCGTTTATCAGGAAGGTTCGGTTGTGGAAGGTTGCGCTTTCACGTTTGATAATAGTTATGCATATGTTAAAATCAATGATAATTTTGTAAACTCGACAGCCATATCATCAACATCACAATTCATTGGTAATATCCTTGTAAACCAAAGCAATCTTACTGCCACCATCGTTAATTCAATTGATGGTCTTCAGTCTTCTTCTTCTGGCGATCTTAATACTTTTTATATCAAATATTTAAACACTGCCAATAGCACATATTCCAATGGTTATACCCAATCAGCATACATAAGTGGTGATATTCTTCAGATCAAATCAACATCAGGAATTAATCTTGGAAACGTAGTCGCAGCAACCGTTTCTAGCGCGGCAGGACTTGCCTATGCCGTATCCGTGACTGATGGTGTTATTTTCAAAAAGGGATTTTTCTTACGTGTTCCCCAGCAAACATTAGTAGTTGGTAAGTATAATAATTCTCCTGATGGTGTTTCTATCGGTTTTAATGTCCAAGAAAGTATTATTTCATCTTCGTCTGATACATCTTTGTTTGATAATGCTGCTGGTTCGCCAAACTATAATGCTCCTGGTGCAGATCGTCTAAAACTAGTTCCTAAATTAACCAGTGTTTCTACCTCAACAATTGTTAATAGTTCATCATTCTTTTCACTTATCGATTTTAAAAATGGTTTGCCTGTAACTCTTAAAACCGATCCACAATATACTTCGCTTTCGAAAGAATTGGCTCGTAGAACATATGAAACTAACGGAAATTATGTTGTCAATCCGTTCATACTATCAACTACCAATAAATCTGCGGCTGATACACACACATATGCTAACGGTTATGTTTTGTCAGCAGCAAATTCTCAGTTCTTAAATCTCGTTTCTTCTTCTGGTATTGCTTATGTCCAAGGATATCGTGTAGAATTTATTAATAATAACAATGTTGATTTGCGTAGAGGTAACGATCTTGCCACTGCTGTTAATCAACAAGTTACGATCAATATGGGTTACTGGGTAAATATAAAAGAATATTGTGGTGACTTCAGCAATTTTACTGGTTCAACTATTGAAATTCATAGCATTGCAAAACAGGCTATCACATCAAGAAATTTTTTGAGTGTTGGTTATTCCACATCAACAAAGATCGGAACTGCATATTGCCGTGGTTTTGCATATAGTTCAGGAACTCCTGGTGCCGATGCTCAATATCGTTTTTATCTATCAAATATCCAAATGCTTCCAGGATTTAATTTCAGTCAGGCATTAAGTTTTATTAGATATAGCAGTGGTGTTGTTGCGGTTGCTGATATTGTTCAGACGATTAATTCTGCCGGAACCTACAGCACATTAATCCAAGACCCATTCAATGAGACCATGATTCATCCATTCGGTCAAAAAGCAGTATCTCCTAGCGGATTTAATGGTGCCTCACTACAAAATATTTACAGAAATAAAATAGGTTCCTATACAACATCTACGGCTCAGTTTAGTAACTCGACTGGTTCTGCACGTATGACACTTTCACTATCAGGATCATCCACATTTTATTACTTGAATAATCCAGGGTCATTCGTTGTTGTTCCTGGTTATAATATATTCTCTGGAAGTTCTAGTAGTGCCACATCAAAGACAGGAACCGTAAGTATTTATACTACAAATACCTATGTTCTTGGTTCTGCTACCACGTTCACGTCCGATTATGCAGTTGGCGATTATATTTACGCAAACAGCACAATTAGACGTATCGTAAGCATTTCAAATTCAATTGCAATGAATGTCGATGCTGTGTTTAATGCTGCTCCAACGGGAGCGCCGCACTTGAAAATATATCCTGCCGGTGTTCCTATTAACTTTGCAAATAATACAACGAAAACAATCACAGTTACTGGTGGTAATCAGACAGCCAATCTAAACCTTGGTGAATATATTACACCATCAGTAAACTGTATTGTATATTTCGATACGCTAACCACTGGTTTGACTGCCGCTCAAAAAATAGTCAATCGCAATACCTATATTGTAATTCAGACTAGCACTCATCCAAACGGCGTTAATGGTCCTTGGTCTCTTGGTATTCCTGACGTTTTTAACATAAATCATGTTTATGTTGGAACAAGCATAGCCACAACAAATCCCGATCAAGTAGCATCGTTCTCTCTTGATAATGGTCAAAGAGATTCTTATTATGATCTTGCTTCAATTTCATCTGCATCGCCTGTAGCAAATAACGTGTATCTATTAGTATCAGTTGATAATTTTACCATCAATCCTTCTGCTGCTGGTTATGGTTTCTTTACCGCAAATTCTTATCCTATCGATGATACTAGTGCAACAATTACTAATTCGATCAGAACTGCTCAAATTCCTCAATATGTTTCGATCAACACTAAAACAACTACTGACTTGCGTGATTCCGTTGATCATAGACCATACAGCGTAAATACAGCCGTAGTATCAACAACAACTAGTGGTGCGACGATTAATCCGACAGCAACAACCACGCTTTATAACTACAGCGTAAGTAGTTCTGCTGCTTTTCCTTCACCAGATTCTCCATTCCAGGCAGGTCAAATTCAGTATTACTTGCCACGTGTTGATCGTGTTGCATTAACAACTGGTGGAAATATGATTATTACTGAAGGTATTGCGTCTGTCAATCCTTTTGCTCCACCAGAAAATGCAGGAACCATGACTATCGGATTGGTTAACGTTCCTGCATATCCAACCCTTACTCCTACAGATGCATCATCATATGCACGTTATGATTATGCTGTTCAGACAACAATTCAACAAACAAAACGTTATACGATGGCTGATATCAAAAAACTTGATAATCGCATCACTCAAATGGAATATTACACGTCACTAAATTTACTCGAACAATCTGCATCATCATTGCTCATTAGAAGTTCCACAACAGGACAGAATCGTTTTCAGAACGGAATTCTTGTTGACTCGTTCAAGGATTTCACAATTGGCAATACTAATGATCCTAATTTTAATATCGCACTAGATTCTGCAAGAGGTGAGGCACGTCCTTATTTTAGCCAAATGCGTATTCCAATGTATTTTGACTCCACACAAGCAACAAATGCATATGGTCCAACTGCGATCAATGGCATCAAATATAACCAGATAATTGCTCTTGCTAATTCGGCAGCAGCAACCATTACTCAGACACAACAATTTGCCACTAGCTACAGAAACTGCTTAACTGGTAATTTTTATAATTGGTCTGGGTCTGTAACATTATACCCATCAGGAACGGTTGATCCAGATATAACCAAAGGTCCAGATATCGTAAGCAATTTAGACTTGTCTCAAAATTGGGTTAATATTGCTCAGGCATGGGGAACTGTGTGGGGTGGCTGGACTAATATCGGTGCTGCATCAACCGCACAAGATACAGTATCAACACAAACTACAAATCCTGATGGTTCGCTTTCTCCTAGCTATCAGACACAAACAACCACCACAACAACTCAGCAAACTCAACAAATTGGACAGCAGATTTCTGTCACTCCTTCATCTTCGACTGTCAATATTGGTAATTATGTCACCAACGTAAGTATTTTGCCTTATATCAAATCAACGCCAGTATTCTTTACTGCTCGTGGTCTAAAGCCAAATACAAAATTTTATACTTTCTTTAATAGCGTTCCTGTATCGAATTGCTGTATTCCTCTTACGCCATACACAGGAACAACTCAGACTGTCGGTGGTATTCTTGTTTCATCAGGGGCATCACCACTTCCAATCTTTACCGATATTAATGGTAATTTGTATACCTATACACCGGGCGCATGGGGTAATGTTGGGCAAGGTCTAAATAACCTAGTATCTACATCTACTGGTGATGTGTATGGTGTGTTCTTGATTCCTGACTCAACATTCAAGGCAGGTCAGCTTCAATTCTTGGTCACTGATATTTTTAGTCTTACACAAGGTATCAATGCCGCAACAACATCTGCATCAACAACATATTATGCAAGCACTTTGTCAATTCAACAAAGTGCTTCTAGCCTCCAAGTCCAAAATCCACAAATTGCTCAACAAGATGTTTATAATAACAAGTCAGTCCAACAAGTCTCTGTATCAACTACCAATTACACCGCTCCTACACCTAGCACACCAGCATATATTCCAAGAGAAGTTAATTATGCTGCTGATATGGTAGACCAATGTGGCGACAGGGGTTAATATTGCTCAGGCATGGGGAACTGTGTGGGGTGGTTGGACTAATAATGGATAATATGCTAATAATGATATCTAAAAGTTAATATAAACTAATAACTAATTTTTAAATAAGTAACGAAGGTCAAAAATGAATCCTCTTGCACAAACTTTTACATATTATGAACCACAAAACGGCATTGATGGTGTTTTCGTAACAGGTATCGACATTTATTTTCAAAGTGTTGATCCTGTCTATGGTGTTACATTGCAGATTCGTGATACCGTCAATGGTGTTCCTTCTACAAACATCATTCCTTATGCAACAAAACATCTTACTGCAAGTCAGGTAAGTGCAAGCACCAATGCTTCGGTTGCAACGAATTTTACTTTTGATACACCAGTTATTATTCAATCAAATCATCAATATGCTATCGTTGTTATTCCTGATGGTGGAAATCCCAATTATAATATCTGGACCTCAGTTCTTGGTGGTGCTGATGTAACAACCGGCAATCAAGTCTTTAAAAATAATCAGCTAGGAACATTGTTTATCTCTTCAAATGATCTAAGCTTTACTTCAATTCCTTTAGAAAGCATTAAATATAATCTTTATACCGCAACATTCAATACAAGCGGAAATGCAATATTCCGTAATTCTGGTGTAGATTTTTTTAATATTAATGGTATTATTGGTAATTTTGTTCCTAATGAAATGGTCTATGTATCAAATAACCAGTTGAATATTGGTTATGCTAATTTGACTAGTGGATGCACAAATATATTTGTGACAGGCACCACAATTTATCAGGGTGCTTCTCTTGCCACTTCTACAGCCAATGCTATTGTTTACGGAACTCCTACCACAAGTCTTGTTCGTTTTTCTAATTCTCAAGGAACATGGGCAGCAGGAACCGTCACTTGTGCAAACTCACCATTCTTGACTCAGGTAGTTACAGGCACACCGTTCCAAAATACTGCCACATTCAGCAACACAACAATTTCCACCCCAGATTCCGCATATACTGATTATACGGTAGGAAATTTCTTGTATGTTGCAACGAATAACAAAACGAATGCTCAGGTTGTTCAAGTAACTGCCACGGTTAATTCTACTGCCGTCACGGTCTCACAAAACGTAAATTTCACAAATACCGGCATCACTATCGGTCGTGTTCGTGGTGATGCTGCCCTATATGGTTATTTTGCATCAACCAGTAGAACTTCTCCTTCAGCCACATTTATTCTTAGCCGAGTAACATCAACTTCACTATTAAACTTTACAAATTCGGCCAATCAATATTTAATAGGTGGAACATCTGGCGCTCTTGCCACGGTTGTTAATCTTTATAATCCAAAATATGATAGCATCACACCACAATTTGCACAGGTTGTTCCAATTGAATGCTCTGTCTCTTGGGGCTTTAGTGGCATCTCTAATACTGCCGCTGCTGATGGAACCTATACAGCAAGAACATATACACCACTAACACCAGACACTCCTTATCAGTTTATTGATCAGCAACGTATGATCATGTCTCGTAGTAATGAAGTTTCAAATACTACGGTCCTATCAAATTCTTCATTGCAAATTCAGATGGGAATGGGAACCTCTAACAATCTAATTTCGCCATATACTGACACCATTCGTAATTCCGTAACTTTAACAAATAATAGAATTACACCCCCCACACGGTTATATGGATATTCAATTAGTATATATAACTCCAATGGGGCATTTAACGTTGGTGATAACATTACTCAGACTAATACGACTGTGACCACAACTGCAACAATTATTGGATCAAACTCAACTTACCTTCAAGTAGTAAACGTGACTAGTAGCAACACAAACAATATTGGTCTTTTCAATGCTAACGGAACTAGTATCGTTACCGAATCTACAACAGGTGCCGTCGCTAACGTCTCTGGGGTTGCTATTGCCTCAGAACCATTGAACGCAAGTTTTGCCCAGGCTCGTTACATTTCCAAGGTTGTGAATTTGGCTGCTGGGCAGGATGCAGAAGATATTATTACATATCTTGGTGCATATAGACCCCCCGGCACAAATATTTTTGTTTATTCGAAAGTTCTTCATGCACAGGATTCTGCAACGTTTAATAGCAAGGACTGGTCATTTATGCCAGAATCCACGTCACAAGCATTAATCAGCAGTTTAGTTAATACTAACGATCTTGTTGAATTAATTTATAATCTACCAACATCAAATGTTGTTTTCAGCACTGGTATTACATCAAACACAACGACTGGCATCATATCATTCCCTGCTGGTAACACAAATGCTCTTTTCACCCCAGGAACGTTTTTATACTTGTCAGATCAAAGCTATATTATTTCTGGTGCTTCGATAGCAACGGCAGGTTCTGGTGTATATAACAATACTGACATAATTCAACTTTCAGGAACTGCGGGGTATCTAAATGCTAATGCAACGTTTAACGTATTAACAAATTCCTCTGGTGTTCCTATTGCAGTCACAGTAGTAAATGTCGGCAGTTATATGAGTAATGCAACAATTACATCTGCTGCCACAACTGGTGGAAGTGGCACAGGTTTGACTTTGACGGTCACCGGTTCTCAATTTACACCAACTAATAAATTTAACGTAAGACAGGTTATTTCAGTTCCAAATACTACCGCAGTCATTGTAAATTCGAATACATCCATCAACTCTAGTAATGTTGCTATCGGATATATTGCTAATCTACAATCACAGGCAGGCGCATTCAAATATACAGCAAATAACGGAAATATTCGTTATGTAAATTATGTTGATTCGGTATTTGATAATTACTTGTCATTTGCTATTAAGATCGTAATGACTTCGAATACAACTCAAATTATTCCAAGAATGACTGACATGAGAACTTTGGCACTTCAAATTTAATAGGATTTTAAGAACATGCAAGAAGATTATCTTAAGGTCAGAGGGCATTCACATCTTGTAAGAGAAAAAAAAAGTCATGGAATTCTAAATACTGATCTTAAGTCTTTGAATAAATACAAAGAAGAACGAGAAGAAAAAATAAGATTATCTCAGGTAGTGGAAGAAAATAATAATATCAAAAACGAACTGGCTGAAATAAAATTTCTCTTACAAGCATTATTGGGACAAAAATAACCTATGACAATATCAGTAGCTAACGTAGCCAACACAAATACATTCGGTGCATGGCTTACTTTGACCAACCGAGTTGCTACCATAATTTCACAAAATACTTTAACGGTAGATACTACTACTGGCGGATCAACTTCGACTGGTAATGGATATGTTAATGGCTATTTTGGCGCCAATTATTTAATCGTTAATAATGCGATTTATGGTGGAAATCTAACAACAGGTGGAGTTATTTTTATCGGGTCTAACACCAACATAGGCAATACAACACAAAACGTTTTGGTTATTACTACAAATCCCACATCAAGCAACGTTGCTCTTACAGCCAATAATTTGACACTTGCACCATCAGGTAATACCACCGTTACAGGTTCTTACATGAAAGTAAACACGGTCAATTATTCTGTGAATGCTGTTGCTGTTTATGCGAACACGGTTTCTATCACTGGTGCGGTAACGTTATCAAATACCATTGCCGTTACTGGTGCAGCAACGTTTTCAAACACCATTGCAGTTACTGGTGCTGCAACGTTTTCAAACACCATTGCGGTAACAAATACTGCTTCATTTTCTAATAATATTACGGTTGCTGGTAATACAACAATAACAAGTAATCTTGTAGTTTCTAGTGCTAACGTTACTAATTTTTTAAATCTTTCAAACCCAGCGGCAACGCATATCGTTAACGGAAATATTACCATCGTAGGCAATATGACTGTTAGCGGAACCACGACCACAACGTCGTCAGGAACATCAACAGCAAATTTTACGCCTTCAGCAAATCTTACGTATTCTTTGGGCACCACATCATTGTGGTGGACAGGAATTTTTACTGCTAATGTAACGGCCAACACACTAACTCTGGGTAATAATGCCACAATCACAGGGACAGGAACATTCTCAAATACGATTGGTGTCACTGGGGCTGCCACATTCTCAAATACGATTGCCGTTACTGGTGCAGCAACGTTTTCAAACACGATTTCGGTAACAAATACTGCAACATTTTCTAATACTATGGCAGTCACTGGTGCAGCAACGTTTTCAAACACGATTTCGGTAACAAATACTGCAACATTTTCTAATACTATGGCAGTCACTGGACTTACCACATTAAGCGCAAACGTGGCTGTGTCTGGGGTAATCATTTCAAATAATATCAGTCAGATTTATTCTTCATCGTTTACATTTCCGAATTCCACAACTCCTGCGACCATTGACACATTTAATTCTGCCAGTGTTCGTGCAGCAGAATATCTTTTTATGGTGGCAGATAATAACTTAACTCCACAAAAATGGCAAACATCTAAATTATTGCTAGTGCATAATGGAACTAGTGGGACAACCGTATTAACCACAGAATATAGTATAATTTATACTGGCACCGATCCATTAGGAACATTTTCAGCAACATATTCTAGCCCAACGATTAGTTTGATATTCACACCAAATACATCAATGGTCACAACCAATTCAGTTGTCAAATTTATACGAACATCGTTTGTATCATAAATAGAATAAAAAGAGGATTGTTATGGGGCAAAAAATCAACATTGTTATGGATCAGGGTTCCACTTTCTTAACTACATTCAATGTTGTAGACACAAACAACAGTCCTATAAACTTGTCTTCATATACAGCGAATTCTAGTATGAAGCAGACTTATAGCTCTTCTACCACATATGTTTTTACTGCAAATGGATATGCAAATGGTGCTATCACCTTGGCAATGAATACAGCAACAACATCAAGTATATCATCAGGTAGATATGTTTATGATATCGATATCACTGATGGTGCTGGAACCGTTTCTCGTGTCATCGAAGGAATTGTAACCGTGACTCCTGGTGTGACAAAAGGGGTGGGGTAATGTCTAGTTTTAATGTTAAGGTGAATCAAACAAAGGCGTATCTTGCAAGGGCATCGAATCCTACTTCTGGGCAAGTTGTAAGAGCAAATCAAAAACCAAATTACACGATTGAAGTTAATGATCAAAATGGCGTGTTTTTACCAGGACAAACAGGAACACCATTTGTTACGCCAAATGTTCCTTTGATATCTCCACAGAGTATTTCAGAATTGTCTGATGTTATTCAGGTAAATCCTCCTGATAATGCAACATTGGTATTTGACATCATTTCACAAAAATATATCGTCAAAACGCTTAATATTGACGGAGGAACATTCTAATGGCAAATAATCTAATTCAAATCAAGCGTAGTAATCTAACAGCGATACCAACAGCATTAGCTGTGGGTGAACTAGCATGGTCGAACTCAGCAAATGTTCTTTATATTGGTTCGACTGATGGTGTTTCTATAGTTCGTATCGGGGGATATCAAAATCCAGGAACATTGACTGCTAACCAAGCACTTGTTGCAAATAGCCTACTTGGTATCAACAAAGTATATACTACCAATCTCCAAGTAAACTTCATCGAAGCTAACGGTGCAGGTGTTACAGGAACTGCTGGTTGGATTCTTTATTCTGGTGGATCAACATCAAATGCTTATTGGGCAGCAGCACCAACAGGGGCTGGCGTTAATACTGCCAATCAATGGATTTGGTCAAATACTCAGACTTTCCAAAATACCATCACGTTTGGCGCAAATCTTATCATCAATACAGCGGCGATAACATGGGTAGGTAATACAACAACATCACCAACCTTAACATTTGCAAATACTGGTGTTATTCAAACAGGTAACTCAACCGTAACAGCATCACCACAGGTTATCGTTGCCAATTCTCTAGGCACAACAACTATCAACACAACTTCAATCACAACAAATACCGTTTATGTTACTGCGGTTGTAGCAAACACGGTAGTTCAGAAATTAAACACGATTGTTTCTTCTGCCACTCGTGTTGTATTGACTGTCACAAGCCCACAAAATATGCTGATAACAGGAAGTGTTTCCCAATCTATCCAGTTACCTGATGCAACGAGTCTTTCGAACGGAACATACTACGAATTTAATAATAATACTACTAACGGTATGCAAATTTATTATAATGATACCACTACGACCGGGCCTTATATTCCTTCTGGTGCTTATTATAAAGTCATTTTGCTAACAAACGGCACAACAAATGGAACTTGGGATACACATTCTTACATTCCTGCTGGTGTAGGTTTTGGTAATACTCTTTTGTCTATGGCAGGTATACCAATATCTGGAACCGGAAACGTATCACCACAAACTAACGTGGTTATGAACATTGGCACAACTGCATTGATGTATGCTAATGTATATTCAAATAACATAGTTGCATTTTCTCTGTTAAGTGCTGGTGGTGGTGCTTTTACTGCCAATTCTATAGGAGTATATCATACTGGTCTTGTTAATGCTGCAAATTTCACTACAACAGGAACCGTAAATACTGCAACGGTTTATGCTACTGGTCTTGTTAATGCTGCAAATTTCACTACAACAGGAACCGTAAATACTGCAACGGTTTATGCTACTGGTCTTGTAAACGCTGCTAACTTTGTTACTACAGGAACGGTCAACACTGCAACGGTTTATGCTACTGGTCTTGTAAACGCTGCTAACTTTGTTACTACAGGAACGGTCAACACTGGAACGGTTTTTGCTGCTGGTCAGGTCAATGCTGCATCTTTCACTATCGGTTCTGCATTTATTGCAAATACTCAAAACGTAGTCTTTACTGGAACATCGATTTCAGCTACTTCTGCCAATCTTTCTGTGTTGAATATGTCAATATCTGGAAATTTGAGTGTTTCTGGAACGGTCACTACAATCGATACTACGAATTTGTCAGTAAAAGATAATGTTATTTTATTGGCAGATCAGCAGGCAACTACTACTACATTCACTGACTTTGTAGATGCTGGATTTACCATACCAACAGGTAATACTTCGACCACATTCTATTCTGGTCTTGCAAGAATTGTTAGTGCATCAACTAATACCAATCCATATTTCAAGCTATTTGGTGGCACTTCTACATTACCAAGTGGCACCAGCATTGATACTAGTGCAAATACTGGCACGCTACAGGCATTTTTGCTACCTTGGGGCGTTGGTGGTGCTTTCGTTGTCAATTCAACAGCAATTAACATTACAGCCAGTGCCACGGTATCATCTGCTATCGTTGCAAATTCATTAACACTTACCACTGCTCTTGGTGCAACTTCTGGTGGAACTGGTCAGACTGGATATGTTGTCGGTGACGTTCTTTATGCTTCAACCACAACAGCACTAAGTAAATTATCAGTCCCAGGATCAGCAGCTAACGGACAAGTATTACAAATCATCAATAATCTTCCCGCTTATGGCACACTTGACGGCGGAACATTCTAAAATAAAGGAAATTATATTATGGAACAACATAAACGTGAACAATTTATTTCTGGCTATATCAAACGTCAGGAAGAATTACTAATTGAAAGCATTAAAGCACGGATTGAAGCAGAAGTAAACTCTTCGATTCGTGTGCTTGAAATGCAGCAACTAGAAGAAGTATATAACAAATTTAAAGAAAAAGCTCTTCAGGATGATGCCACCATTGAAAATTTGACCGAAAAAATTGCTGCTAGTGATACAATGCAAATTAAATACGAAGAAGATATAAACTCTCTTCGTGCTGATTTAGATGAACAAAAGAAACGTTATGAACAAGACGCTGCTACTCATCTTGCTGCCATTATTCAAGTCAAGGATGAGCGCACCAGATTTATGAATGATATGCAAACATATAAAAATAATTATGACATTGTAAATAACGCTCATAACGAATTAATTGCAACATCAAAACAAGAATGTGAAGCACACAATTATAAAATGTCTAACTTGATGGTGGAAAAAATTGATATCGAACAGAATTACCAAAAGCTTAAAGATGAGCATGAAAAATTACTTGTGAAATATAAAGAAATTATAGAACTACTTGATAAGTCTAAGAAAAAACAAACACTCAGAAAAATTACGGACTGGGAAGATAGTTCGATCATAAACTAGTAAAGAAAGATTAAATGGCGAACACAGTATTCCAGATAAGACGAAATTTAACTAGCGGTGTTAGACCATCTACCGCTAGTTTTGCTGTGGGCGAACTTGCCTTAAATACGGCAGACGGTATTCTTTTCTCGACTGATGGGTCTAGAGTTTTTGAAATTGGTGCCAACAATACAACGCTTAATATCACAGGCAATTCCAGTCTTGTCAATGTTTATTCTACCGGAACGATCAATGCTGCTGTTTATACGGTTGGAACCACATTTATTGCTAATACTACACAGACAACTTTTGGTGCTAACGTAAAAATCAGTGCTGGTATTTCCATTATTGATTCGGTTGGGTCACAAGGAACTACTGGTCAGGTATTAACTTCGAATGGTGCTGCTAACGTTTATTGGTCAACTCCTTCGTCTTCTTCAACACCACTTACAACGATAACTACAATCACTTCGAATTACACAATATTAAGCACAGACAACTTAATATTGTGTAATTCAACTTCTCCAATAATTGTAAATTTATTATCAGCATCTTCGTATGTAGGCAAGACTTGGACTTTTAAGAATATAAATACGGGAGCAGTAACTATTTTACCAGCAGGGTCAGACAAAATCGATGGGTTTTCGAACATGGTAATGCAGTTCAAGTATTCTGCTTTCAGTTTGACGGCGAATTCTACCGGCTGGATAATGACCTAGGAAAAATAAATGGCACTTTTTGAACAAATCAATATAACTTCTCAGGTTTCATCAGCGCAATCACCACAACAATTGCCTGCCGAAAGTGTTACGGATACTACTCAATTTGAAGGTCGTTCTCAGATAGAATTGCTGGCGCTTATTCTTTTGGAAATGAAAATTATGAATCAACAACTTTATGAACTACCAAGGTTGTTTGCAACAGGTCAGCCTTCAATTGATCCACCAGAAGTATTCAGACAAGAACAATCAATCTTCAACATATAAATATAAACTAAAGGAGTCTTTAAACAATGATTATTCAAGGACAGGTTGGCCCACTTGCTACTACTGCTTCGATTGCGGTAGGTTCTCAGACAGTTGCTCGTTACGGAAACATGGGAGACCAGATTGTTTCGGAACTTCATGGTCGTTACTACGAAGCTGCTTATCGTAAATCATTATTTTCTGGTGCAACGCAGGCTGTAATTGCCTTTGCAACAACTGCCGGTCTTAGCACTACATTAGCTGGTTTGCCAGTTCTTTATAATCCAATCGGTAATGCATACAATTTGGTGCTTACTAAGGTTGGTTATGCATTTCTTCTTGCCCAGCCAACTGCGGCTTCTATTATTGGTATTGCAACTGGTTTTCACCCCACTACTGCTGTTACTGGAACCTCTGTTAATCCAAAGAACCGATTCATTAACGGTCCTGCACCAACTGGTCAGATGTATTTTTCCTCCACTTCTATCACATTACCAGCCGTGGCAACTCTTGATACGGTTCTGGGTGTTGTGGATACTGGCGCTATAACTGTTGCAACCAGCGTTCCTTCTTTCTATGATTTCGAAGGTGGTATTATCATTCCTCCTGGTGGTTATATTCACCTTTATACTTCCGCAGCATCAGCAACATCTTCATTACTCGCTTCATTCGCTTGGGAAGAAGTTCCTGTCTAATTTGTGATGATGATGGAATGGGTTAGTAATTTCTTTCTCATTCCATTATTTAATTTTAAGGATTAATTTTATGCCTTTAACATTACCAGCACCAATAAATTTATCAGGAAATATTTCTTCCGGTGGTGTATCACAAGTTCTTACAAGAGCAAATTTAAACCGCACAAAACTTGTTATTTGTAATGTTGATGCAACTAACGATCTTTGGTGGAATCCCTTTGGAACCGCAGCACCTAATGCTTCTGGAACAATAAGAATTCCAGCAAATGGTGGACTATTATCATTTAATGGCGATGCTCCCGGAACTACCTCTTTTATTTACGGTGCAGTAACAGGCCAGCAATTTACTGCATGGGTTGATGCTTAACAATGGCAAATTTATTTTTACCTACAGGTTCTTTATATTTTTATGGAGCCAATGTTGGTATAGGAACAACCACACCAGCATATACGTTACAAGTTAGTGGTTCCTTTGCCGCCGTAACAAAATCATTCGTGATTCCTCATCCAACCAAGAAAAACAAACAGCTAAGATATTCAAGTCTTGAGGGTCCAGAAAACGGCGTATATTTCAGAGGTAAACTAGTCAATGATGATGTTATATTGCTGCCTGATTACTGGTCAAAACTTGTTGATTTGAACAGTATTACGGTGGATTTAACACCCCACGGAAAACATCAAAAATTATTCGTCAAGAAAATTATGAAGACAAAAATTCAAATTGGGTCGGAAGATACTGATATCAATTGTTTCTACACAATCTATGCCGAAAGAAAAGACGTTCCAAAACTAGAAGTAGAAATATAAAATGATATCGTATGGTCCAAGTATTACAACAAATGGTCTTAGTTTGTTGGCTGATGCTTCCAACATTAAAAGTTATCCCGGAACTGGATCGACATGGAGTGATTTATCTAATAACGGAAACGATTTAACTTTAACAGGAAGCCCAACATTCACCAATCCATACCCAGGTGGACAAAGTATAACAACTGACGGATCAACGAGTTATATTTCTTCACCATTACAATTTATCCTACCATTCACATTAAGCCTTACGACCAAAGTATTGTCATTTTCTAGTAATTATTTAATATTCTTCCGATCATATTTTGGTAGTGTTTCGGGGTTTTGTGTGAATGTCATAGATTCTACACATTTTTCTGTAACTTTTTTCACTCCGTCTTCAAACTATGTTGTAAATATAACACAAGATATAAACTCATTACCTTTCACGTTAGATATAGTTGTAGACAAAAACAAATCAGGGTTCATTTATGTTAATGGAGTATTGCGCGATTCTTCTCTTGTTGGTAGATATGTAAATCCTCTTGGCTATGGCTTATTGTTGGGCACAGCTGACATACCCGGTGCCGCCGTATCAGCAAATTTTTACAGAGTAGCCCTTTATAATCGTGCATTAACTCAATCAGAAATACAAACAAATTTTAATGCTATGCGTGGAAGATATGGAATATGACGTTATATCACGGTTCTTCAATAATTACTAACGGATTGACTATGCTGTTAGATGCTGGTAATTTGAAAAGTTGGTCGAATGCAGCAAGTAATTATAATAATCCAAAAACAATTGATCCCCTACCATTTTCTACTGGGACTTTAACTTATCCCCTTAATTTATATGCTGATGTTAACCGTAATATTATTGTTGGCTGCTCTGATCCAAGCAACGTCAATGGGTTTATAAGTGTCGTCAGCCAAAGCACAACTCAATCTGGCACTATATTATGGACAGCTACTAATGTTTTGTCAGTAAATACAGCAGGCCCACAAATATTCAGTATTGATCCTAGACACCCAACATACGCAACATCTTCTTTTGTTTTTGTGTCGGCTGGGGCTAACTCTCTTTATTATGTTCCTGGTCCATATAATGCTCCGGCTACTTTCACCAATATTACTTTTGCATCAAACCCTGAGCGTGGTGTTATTTACGCAAAAGCCCAGGCCGCACCAAACCAAACAACCTTAGATACTGCTAATAGTTTTGCTTATATTTTATGTTCGTCTTCTTTTGGAAATTATACGGTTGCCAAACTTGATTTATTATTAAATAAAACAGACCCTTGGGTTACTTTAGGAACTGTCATAGGAAACTCAGGAATATATTCTATGGTCTGTGATCAGGCCGGAAATGTCTATCTGGGATATGGAAACGGTGATATTGCTAAGATAACACCAGCAGGAGTTTTGACTCAAATTTGGGCAAGTATTGGAACAAATAAATATGTTTATGGTCTTGTAGTAGATTCCACCGGAAATAATATGTATGCCTTATGTATTGGCAATGTTATTCATCTTATCGACATATCAACAGCCACGGTCACACTCAATTGGGTAATGTTAACTTATACTTCAGCAATAAACGACCCAACCGTTATTGCTGACCAACTTTATATCGATTATTACGATAATTTATATACCTTGTCTAGTGCATTTGTTGACAACAAATTAATTCAATTAATTTCTAAAATAACACCGGCAGGAGTTTTTGAAGAAATTTATTCGATTGCAAACGCTCAAGATTATGTGGGAAAATTAGCACTTGATAATACTGGAATTATATATGGTTCTGCACAACTCGCCAATTCAATTTTTCAAGTTACTCCAAATTATTTACAATGGAATGATTTAAGTGGCAAAGAAAATAACGCACAATTTACTAGACAAGCTTTTATAGGAACGGGTGGAGGTTCAACGTCTGATATAACACCCCCAAATTTTATCTCTAATAATCAAGGATATTTTAATTATACCTCACCTCATGCCTATACTAGTATTGCATATACCAACGTATCAAATACCTTCGGATCAGCTTTTAGTATTTGTGCATGGGTATATTATATCTATGATAACACAAGAGTAGGTTTTCCTACCATCATAAGCAATATTGACACTAGTGCGCTGGATGGGTATTCATTGTATATGTCTAATAATAATTTGTTATTAACAACCATAAATCCATCAACTAGTGCATATAGCAATTTACAATCTTCAGCGGTAACAAACATGGACAATCGATGGTGTTTTGTGACTACTACAATAAACAAAACAACAAATACGATAAATTTTTATTTAAACGGAAATCTATTATCTGCCACAGGAACTTTCACAAATACATTTAATACATCAACTTTAGTCCAATCCAATACTTTTATAGGGACGGATAACCTCTTTACTGGTGTTGCTGTCGACTTCAGCGGTGGTATAGCGATGGTTGGAACTTATAACAGAGTAATAACACAAGATGAAGTTATACAAAATTTCACTGCAACACGCGGAAGATTTGGTGTATAATGGCTGCTTATAAAGGCCCTAAAATTATTACCGATGGTCTAGTCATGCAACTTGATGCTGCTGATATCAGAAGTTATCCTGGGACTGGAACGTTATGGTCCGATGTTGCCATAGCTAATAATTTTATCAATGCAACTTTGATAGCTTCTCCTACGTATAACACTGGTAATAAAGGATATTTTACTTTTAATGGCACAACTCAGTATGCAAACGTTGGATCATCCCCAGTTATTAATGCATTAACAACATCCGTCACGGTTTCTTCATGGGTTAATATTGCTGCATATCCTACTAGTGGACGACCTAGTATATATACCACTGGTGCAGGTGTTGGTGGTTTATCGCAACAAACATATCTAAGACTTAATTTTACTGGTGCATCTCTTGAAATCGGCACAACAAATACAGTAGGAACTGATCACAAAACAACTTACGCATATTCAAATTTAACATTGAATACATGGTATAATATTGTAGGTAAGTATACAGGAGCTGCATGGCAATTATATGTTAATGGGATTTTAGCAAATTCTACCGTTGACTTCACTGGTCCACAAAATGTAGGATACACCACTATTCTTGTAGGAGCAGAATTAAATTCTGGTTTGTATCGTCAATTCTTAAACGGAAGCGTTGCTAGTGTATATGTTTACAACACAGCATTATCAAATGAACAAATATTACAAAATTTTGTTGCTCTTCGTGGTAGGTATTTGGTATAAATATATAAAAAACAATGAAGAAGAAAAACGATGGCGAATTCATATAAAAATATATTGATCACTCCTAATATCGGAGCATCTCTTGATACGACAACACCAGCACTTAATTTTTCTGGTGCAAATTCGTCGGTTAACACTGATATTAATATGAGAATGTATCCACTGTCAAACGGAACATTATCGTTTGAGGGCACTTCAGGTCAGTTGTTTTCTATCGTTAATGATATGTCCAATCTGATATTTAACGTGGCAGACATTTCTGGCATTCCTATGATACAAGGATTTGCTAACGGCACTCTTATTTTTATGCCAATTTCAGGAAAAATTACGATTGGTAATAGCACATTCAATGTCACTTCAGGATATAATTCGACCGATCAATCCGTTGCAGAATATGTTGTAAATTCTAATAACTTTGGTGAAATCGCTATCTACAATTCAAATACCGGCAATAATGCTTCGGCTGACATCATCGTTAATGATACTAGTGGTGTAATTACTACAAATCCAAATTATATCGATCTAGGTATGAACGGAAATGGATTCTTACAATCTACTACCTGGACAATTAACGGTCCATCAGATGGATATTTGTATACAGGGAACACCAATTTATCTATTGGAACTGCGGCAGCAAGATATCTAAATTTCTTCACTGGTAATACTCTGATCGCCAACGAAAGAATGCGTATTACTCCAACAGGAAACGTAGGTATCGGCAATACTGCGCCAGTTCATCTCTTATCGGTTAACGGAATTACATATTTTGGTGGTAACGTTACTGCTACAGGAAGTATCGGATATACAAACAACGCAGGAGGATCGGTCACTCAGTTAACATCAAGAACAACGGGTGTCACAATCAATAAACCTTCTGGTGTAATTACTTTGGCCAGCGTAGCAGGAACCACCACACCAGCCACGTTCACAGTCACTAACAGCTTTGTTGCTAACACTGATACGATCATTTTAAACCAAAGAACAGGAACTAACATATACCACTTACATGTTTCAGCAGTTGGGTCCGGAACATTCAATATAACTCAATATACTACGGGCGGTGTAACGTCTGAAGCACCACAAATCAACTTCAATGTCATCAAAGGTATTAACGTATAATTTCTCATTCTCACATTAATGATTATACTGGATATCACTGGGTATGTCAAGTATTTTTTTATAGATAAATAGAAATAATAGAATTATCTTTGGGGAAAGGGAACCAAGATGACGGATTTCAATTTTAATGTGAAGAATACACTTGTTGCTAATGGAATTATTACAACTGGTCTTGCAAACGTTGCTTCATTGAATGTTGTTGCAGCTACTAACACAGCAACCTTGAACACAACTGGTCTTGCAAACGTTGCTTCATTGAATGTTGTTGCAGCTACTAACACAGCAACCTTGAACACAACTGGTCTTGCAAACGTTGCTTCATTGAATGTTG